CTATTTCTTCTGGCACCGCTGTAATTCGATTTGCCAGCCCAAAACGTCTTCCACGAAACTTATTATTGGTACCAAGTCCCTCTGTAGGTTCGTATGGGACACAGTATTCAACTCGGTGAGTTTCCCAAAATTCATTGTAGGCCAGAATTAAAGTAATATTTTTCATAATGGAAATTAAAAAAGGGGAACTCGGAATGAACCGGGCTCCCCTTCGTTATTAACGCTAACCAATTTATGCAGCAGTATCTAGGACTTTATCGACTTTGACTCCCATTACAGCATTGAACATGCCATAGTACATAAACATACTTACTCGAAAGATTTCTAGCATTGTAATCTGATTGATATTCAACGCTTTATCGAGGATGTTCCGAGCTGCAGTTAGATGCAGCTTAGGTGGAATGTACCGCCACTTCTGGGTGTGTTGAAAATGTGGCTGTGATAGTTCGATGAGATACTTATAAAAGTTTAAGTACCCATCAATCTTAGGCAAGTTACTAGTAATTCTCTTAGAGTTAGACTGCAATTGAATCGCAGGGTACTCTTCGTCGCTTGTAGTTTGACGATGTAGATCTTCTAAATACTTTTCATAAACCTTACGAGGAATGTCCAAGTATTGAAGACTCCATGTCAGCGGAGTTAATCGACGCATTGATTTTGCAATCGCAACGCCTTGTTGATCAAGTCCTAGAAGTTTGCGTGCTTGTTCTTCGGCATCGCGAGGATCCCCTTCCATGAGGGACTGAACGTCTTGCGAAGGTACTCCAGCTATTACCCCGGCTACCTTTGCAATTAGTTTGTTTGGACTGAAATGTGACATGTGACTGAAATTTTAAGGTAACAAATAATCAAGTACTTCGGTCTCCTTACAAGGAATAGACCATACTTCGGCATTTTCAGGTAGTCTCGTTGCAAGCCGATCTTCCCATTCATCTCGAATCTCATCTGATTTATCTAATACCAAACGAGCTTTATTCTTATGATATGGGTCCATTGAATTGGAACTGTACATTGGGTGCTTATCTTCAACAAACCCTCTGTCAATCATCGAATATTTACCTTTAAGAAAAGGGTCTATTACGGATCGCTGAAAAGATTCGTCAAGAGAAAACAAATATACAGATACATTATCTAAAATAATTCTATCAATGAATTTATCGTGCTGCTCAATCTCTTGGATGCGCTTGTCAGATATACTATAGTTGTCAAATACAACGTATAGATATCTACCATAAACGTCGTTTAGGTGTTTGCTCCAGCCTAAATAGGAATTTACAAATCCATCCCTTTTTAGATCTTGGAAAGAACCAGTAAAATTCAATACTGGCAAAATAAAATGTGTAGTTTTACTGTAGTCCATTGAAGGATATTTCAAATTCACCTTTGTTGTCTAGATACTCCTTAGAATACTCCCAATAATTGTTTAAATTATGGAACTTCCAAGCGTCTAGTAGTTCAACAAAGCCTTTATATTTTCTTCCATCTATCTTCCCTCCATGTATACCAAGTTCGTGTGTCTCAGGGGTTGTATAAAAAATAAACGCTGGTAGCCCAATATGGTTGGGGCGTTTTTCCGTAACAATAAATCTCATATTATCTATTTCATAATCTGCAACTTCCATTGGAAGATTATAGAAATTAAGAAATTGTTCAGGATTATCTCGTAGTACTTTCTTCAACCCCTCTACATAGAATGCTCCTTGGAGGTAGTATCCATGCATAAGAAACGTACTTGCAAAGTTTGTAACACGTCTAGCAGTAGTCTTAAGATCAAAAGGATAAATCTTTTTTTCATCGTAATTGATCATTAGTCCATCTAGCGCACCTTTGCACTTAGTATCATTCCAATCAAATAGAACGACAGCTTGATGTACTAAACGAATACTTGGATCATTAGATTGAAAGTATTGTCTTGTAAATGCGTTGTTTAGTATCTGACTGGCACAATACGTTACTTGGTCATATTCTTCGGCGGAAATTATGGATTTTCCGTGTGCTTGTTTCCTGGAAATATAATATTCCCTATTACGCTGAGTTTCCCAGAGTCTCTTAATAGCTAAGCTCTTAGGAATAACATAGCCACTTGCTTCGTACGCTTCATCGTAAGCGCTTTGCGGACTATTCTCAGTTAAATCAAGTGGGAGGTTGTCTATAAATATAGTCATTAATCCTCCTGGTCTATTCAACGTACCGATCATATATAGATCGTTGAATTGACCTTTATTTGTAAGCAGTGTATCAATGGCGCCCCCAACACGAAAGTGAGTTTTTTCCTCATCTTCCGCGTCGGGGTTTTCCATGCGCCATTTAATCCATCTAGGATTGTCAAGTTGTTTCAGAGTAGAAACGTTTACTGCCGGATGTGCGCGGTAGTCCTTGATGTCTATCATCCAAGTACCGACATTAACCATTGTATTACTGCTGTAAATACGGTGGCTCCGACAAGGATTCCGAATGCGAACCCTTTCCAGCGGGCGCTCGAGACCTTTGCTGCCATGAGATCTTTGGTGCTCACATCTTCTACCTTGGTATCATCCATGATCCTTTTGAGTCGATTGTGGGCATCATAGTAGGCTTTCTCCATACCTTCGTAGTACTTAGCGATTTTTTCGCCGTCTTCGATGTCCTTGTGAGTTTGTGCCTGTTTGTACAGTGCTTTCAGGTCTTTGAGTAACTGACTTAACTGTTTCTCCATTTGATTGGATTTGTTTTATTAAATGTATTGATTCGAGGATCTCTTTTTTATTAGTGGGTTTTAAGAGTAAAGGAACATTTCCTTTCTTCATTAATTCCAACTGAAAGAGTTTCCATTTCAACTTAAATTCTGGAGTCTCGTATCCTTTGGTTTCGATGACCCAGCCTTTCCCTATAAAATCTGGAGTGTACGAAACTCTCCTAATCGTTCCTGTGGAAGGGCCGTATATTTTTTTCTTTTTCCGTGTTTTCTTTTCGTAAATAATCCCGGGATATTTATCCCCTTCAACCAATGTTATTTCGTAAGGTTCGTACTGAAATTCTATGCCGTGTTGAGCCAGCAACATTGCGCACGTAACCTCTAACATTGACCGATACTGTACACCCTTATAGGTTTTAATTTGATTCTTATATTTCATTTCTTTTTCAGGCTCACTTAACATGGTACCTAAATGTACTAATTTTTTCCTGAAAGGTAAAATGATATAATTGGCAATGTTTTTACCAATTAATAGAAGTCTTTCCTTTGGCAACAAGTTCATTATTAACTTTTTCAAAACAGCCTGACCCCAGAAAAGCCGGAGCACTATTAGATGCTTTACGTGCCGAGAAAGGTGAAGGGTGTGTGGTTTTTATTACAACCGCTGTAGGATTAGTGATGATACTACCAGTAATTTCATGTGCAAAACTGCCCCATGATAGATAAACTATATCATCTTGTTTGTTTAATACCTGAAGTAATTCCGATATAACATTTTCCCAATATTTACTATGGGAATTTGGTTTACCTTTCTCTACAGATAGAGCAGTATTTAGGAGTAATACTCCTTGATCTGCTAAATGCCCCAACCAGCTATCATATCCCATAGTTGGAACATAATTATCTTGCGCCCATGTGGTAACCATCTCTGTAATAATATTCCTAAGAGACGGAGACATTTTATCTCCATCTACTATATTGTCGAAGGCTAAACCTGTAGCAGATCCGTCATGATACGGATCTTGTCCGAGTATTACTACCTTAACGTCCTTAGGAGCCATTTTAAGGGCCTTATAACGATTTTCTGGAGAAGGATATACAGTTACCTCAAGTCTAGCTAAAAAGTTTTCTATGGCTTCTATACGTTTATTATCTATTCCCCAGTCTTTATGGGGGACTGCAATGTTTTTGTTCTTACCCATTGATTCTTCCTTTGAGTATGTATTTTCCTAGCGTTGTTGTGCTCGTTCCGATACTGTTTGCAATATCAGATAACGACCATCTTGTCCGGAGCTGAAACTCATCTGCTATTTTTGCCAAGTCTACATAATTCCCATGGAAAAAGCAGCGTTGCATAGCATCAAGTGTTAGCTCCATCCTCTCCTGATATGACATCAGATAGGGAAGTTTCTCCCCCACTGGGATAGTGATGGTATTTGCCATTAGCAATCATTTTATCTATTAATTCCTTGGTAGCCTCTCTACCATATTTTGCATGAAAGTCAGAGATATCTTTAACTCCGTATTTCTTAGGTATAAGCAGGTAAGGAATATCAAGTTCTTTGCTTCGTAATTCCGAACTTCTAATGCCCACCTCATCATTATCATAGAGCAAAAACGCTTGATCGTGGGTCATTAGAAGGGCACGGAATTTCGGAGTGTTTATCCGAACAGTTTCAGAGCTAGGAGCAGTAGAAGTGTAGCCGAGCGAAAGGAGGACCAATGCGTCCTTTGCCGACTTTGTGATAATAAGGGTATCTCCCAGGAAGGGTAGTCGATCATAGAAGGCGGCGTCTTCCCTTTTTGCGAAAGATAACCACCGACTACTCTTTCGAGTTTCCCTAGGACGATAATACTTAGCAGCTGGAAGTCCATATGGTAAACGATAGATTGGATTTCCCTCAGCATATTCCCAACGAAGCTTTCCATTTATATAAACAGTTTTGACGGATTGAATTCCGTAGTGAAGTAAAAGCTCTTTTGTAATACCGTATTGATTCCAGTATTCTAGGTCTTCAGGTGTAAAGTCTTGTTCTTCAAATGTTACTTCACGAACACGTTTAATATCTTTCTGCTTCTCTACAGCTTCCTCTACTTTAGCTGTATTTAGTTCGACTTTAAAATCTTTTTCAATTAGTCGGATAGCTTGCCAAAAACTTATTCCGTACTTTTCCATAACTACTGCAAAGCAATCATAAGTTTTTTCTTTTGCATAATCGTAAAAATATAATCTACCAGTTTTTTGACTTCTTGCAAAAGTACAACCTGGGTGCTTGTCATTTCGTAATGGATTTGTTACTTGTCCTTTATAATCAGGATCTCGATCGAGGTAGTGCTTAAATATAGCCTCTTCACCTATACGATCTAGAAGATACTTTTTATAAAATCTTGACCATTCATTATTCATGTTTTCGTTTTGTGGGGGAGCAGGCGACTTTTCACCTGCCCCCAACGCTTATTTTGCTACCACTTTGGTCCTCTTTTTCGTGTAAATCAGACACGATATTAGGACTATAAACGAGTGGGAGTATCAGAGTTAACAGATTAAAATAATGTTTGTAAAACATATGTACTGAGATGATACTGGGGACACAACCAATATTTCCCTCATGATCACAAGCTATTTCTCAGGTATTCAAGAGATGTAAAAGATCAGATGAGTTACTAAGTCATCTGACAACGGGAGTAAGAACATTATCTTCTTGCAACCAGAGGTCTCCAGCCTACCATTCACATAACTATTCCACCCAATTAATCACTTGGTCTTTATACATAAGGCATTGGGGCGCTAAGCCAATTGCACTTTACATTCATCTTAATATCGCAGACTTACTTTAGGAGTGTGGTATCCAGTACCAAGCTGCTTTTGAATTCGTACCGTTAGAATTCATACACATCACTGCTTTAGCTAGCTTACGCTATCTGCTTTTTAACGAAGTCTTATCAATACATTGGACCAATGTATTAACAGTGTGTATCATACTATATCTCCATACGGGTAATGTAAGACCTCCCTGGCATATCGGGTGTATGCATAGGCGCGTATGTTTGTGATATAATATGCCTAGTCTCTGTGTTCTAAGACAGAGGTTCTTCGCTTAGATTAAATACATTTCAATATAGCATTCCAGACGGCCATACTATAAGTGAGCATTACGCCAAACAGGCGATATGAACGTGTTCCGAGCAAACCAAAACAGTTCCTTTATTCTCTCTGTATTTAATTCCAGTAGTAGTATCACACTCTATCTACAATATCTGTCTCTCGCTTGGGGCGAGACTTGATATCCCACGCTCAATTGCGATTTACGTAATAGTTAGAACAGTGTGAAAGAATCTCCTGTTGCAGGCTTATTCTCCTTCGGCTTCATGGCTTTTAACTCGTAAGTCGAATACTTCAACGTAGGAGGGAGATCTGAACGATACCGCTCGGCATATGGGGCGAAGCGAGGGAATTCAGACCAGCTGGGTTCGTCCTTATGCTGGACTAGCTTCAGATTGATCGGATATACGCCACCATTTTTTAGTGCGTCAACCGTCAACTTGGCTACATCCCCATATCCGCTCACGTTATCCGGGAGTTCGGCATCAGTGGATGAGACAACATACTGCAGGAGCAATTTGGACTTGTCGCTTACAGAACGCTGATATGCATCTTCCCTAGTCTCTCCATCTTTCGGATAGACATATTTGTCGTCCGGATCGAAGATACGATCCTTCTTAGTCCTCCCAAACGAATCAGTTAGAAGAATATCTACAAAGTTTGTTCCTCGGTCGGCCCCAGAGATAGACACATTGCTGTGAATACCTGCCGGGATCGTCGTACCACCACCTTTAATCTGGTTAACTTGTTCTTTCAGATTAATACTCATTGTTATACATTATGGTTATATTCGTCAATCGTGTCCAACAAAGTTTTGAGGTTTGCTGGAATCACTTTATTTTCAAACATACCTGCAGGCGTCTTTGCTAGCGGGTATTTTTTTGTCTTGTTTACTACTAACTGATATGTTTCAGTATCATCATCATTAAAGACAACATTAGTGAATACACAAATTTCAGTTAGTTCAGCAGGATGATAATAATTTTTCATCATCTTACTGGGAACCTTGATCTCAGCACTTTGCATCCCATCATCAGAATCTTCTTGGTGGAATATCAAAATAACACGTAGATCTTGGCGCAGTTTTTCTACAGTATTCAGCACATAGAACATATGTTGTGCAAGACTTGAGAACTTATCAAAATTCTTTTCATCTGCGCGATCCATAAGCTCAGTATTTAAGATGTAATCAGCATCATCTACCACAATTGTTTTAATATGTGGCATATCTTTGCTAATTTTAATTAGAGCAGCAGAAACATGTTCATAGTTATTAGCTTGAATAATGTTTTTCTTTTCTGGAGAATACAATACCTTAGAACCTCTGAAAGGAAGGTTCTTACCTAGACAATTAATTACAAAAGTTGTGTCGGAGTCTAGGGTAGATATCATAGTTGATTTGCCAGTATTAGATCTACCAGCGACGATTAAACTAGTTGCCATTATATTTCTTCGCTTTTATTTTTATAGTCTAGCACACGGGAATGTGCGAAATCTTCTACCATCATTAAGACAGATGGTAGACCCCCTCTACTTTTTAGCACATGCCAATAGATCATACTTTTACTCGGATCTCTCGGGTGCTTAGCGGGTAGCCCTGCTGGAAACTTTTCTCCTACTCCATAGGAAGTGATACCAAGAGTAGAAGGATTATGTGTTACTATCACATAGTCTGATGAAAAGAAAATGGCAGACGCTCCAAAAAGATCACTACGTTGTGGAAAATGTAACTTCGGATTCAAAATTCGTTCTTTGTCTTCGATATCTCGGTTCAACTGCGATAACAATATAAATAAGATTTTCATATCGTCATGGTCAAACTGCTTTTTGATCTCGATGCACATCTCATACAAGGATTGTAGAGTAGAACGTTCTGATTCCCCCTGTTTTCCTCTTGTTAGAAGTACGTGGTCTAACGTTACAATTAGTCCCTTATTGGACTCTTTGATCCTTTGCTCTTCAGCAAACTGCAGGATCGTCTCTCGAATATCATCCACAGTACCCATATTATCCACGTAGAATATAGGGTATCTTCCAACACTATCAGCGATCTCTTTCACTTGTTTCATCTCCTCCTCTTCTAACGGGTCCTCCGCACCAAACAGCTTACGAGTGCTGATTTCCATCTTACCGGAAATGGTACGTGCGATTTGATCAGTAGAAAGCATCTCAAATTCAAACGACAATATGACGAAATCTTCATCCGGATTACAGTCAACAAAATCTCTTTTCCACTGTTCAGCAATCATGGACTTACCAGATCCTGATAATCCCGCTAAAGTTACAATTTTATTCCACTCAAAGCCATTAAGAGTAATCCTATTTAGCTTCTCGTGAGAGACCTTTAAGGAGCGATATCTGCCGTATCTTCGCCCTTCGATGTAGTCAATAGTCTTCTTCGCAGCATGGCTTATGTGCCGATATTGCAATTTAGATGACATCTACGTCAAATTTAGGACTGTTATCTTGGCGATCTTCCCATAGAAGAAAGTCGCGATCACGTAGCCAACGTAGCGAATTTTTCATATACGTTAGCCTATTTTCACTTATAGAAGACATTTTAACTTCTTCTAGCTGCTTCTCCAATCCTCTAATAATATCTGATACTGAATACCCTTCAGAAATAATATTAGCGAATTCAACCTTGCAGCGTTTTTTGTTATCCTTTAGGGATCTGGTGCCTGGAAAATGATTAACTTTATCCGTAGCCGGAAATACTTTCCAGAATTTTTCAAAATCTTCCTCTAGTTGGATATCTATTGGAAGAGATGATTCAGTGTCAATAATTGATGAGATGTATTGTCTGCCTTTATTGGTAAGACTACTTGCCTCATCAATATATCCACTAAGTTGCAGTTCAGTTCGAATTTTTTCTGGGAAATACCTAGTAAATCCCTTTCCTTCAAACTTAGATAGTAGGAACATTGCATGTCCCATAGGTAATTCTCCTGCAATCATGTTGATTATATAGTCTTTATGGAGGAGAATTGAATCACTTGTAAGCATTACTCTCATTCGAAGAGGCTAATTTGTTTGCTTATTTGCGCCAGGAATTTATGCGCTTCTGTGGCTGCTTGATATGCGCAATCCTCTGCTGTTTCAAACCCATAAAAGTCAGTATCACCAGAGAATAGTAAATCTACTTTGGATTCTGTTATAAAGATATGATAATCCCAGTAGAGTATTCCATCTATATCCGATGCTGAAATATGAATAGATAACTCTTCTTGATCCCCAAAAGGAAGAACAAAATCAAGCTCATCATTCATTTCTACATCTAATCCATGGAGATGGCAAGTGTATGTGTTAAGATCTGGGAAGCGTGTTCTGTCTAACCAGGTTGTATTATCACATTCCTCGCATTGTATGTTCACAAACCTATCTCTGTTAGTTAGGTTAAATTCATCCAGGCAACTTTGACAGTAATGTTCCCCAAGAGAATTATTCATTATACGAGTATTATTTTCCATAACAGTTATTGGATAATATTCCCAGCATTGTTTGCAAATATCTGATGTAACATGAGTATCACCTTTGTATAGGTTTTCATGTTCTTCAATTACATGATTACATTCATGACAAACACCTGCCCAACTAAGTAAAGTATCACTTATTCCGTGTTCAATCGGCATTCGTAGATACTTTGATCCATAAGGTTGCGAACAAAATACGCACAAATGGTGAAGTTCATTCCCCCATGCGTAGGCAGAAACATCATCAGGTAATGTTTCTGTTTTTAAATATTTACGAATCCTAGGATTCTTAACTGATGATGTATTTATGTGTCTTTTACCTTTCTTATTTACATGAGCTCGATATAGCTCTTCGTGGTCTTCACATAAAAATACCACCTGATCTACTACAGATCCATCCTCAAGGACTTCGTATAAATGTAGCGGATTTCTGGCGTCATTCATTTCATCGCAGAACGGACATAGCATATGTTTTTCTCCATAAGTTCCATAATCGGATAACTTTATGTCAGAAAAATCGTAATGTCCAGTTTCTAAGCTTTTAAAGAATCTCTTATCACCAGATACTTTTTTATTTATTAACATTTTATATAATTGAGGAGGGCAGGGCATTACGCCCCACCCACTCAGAATATTGCACACTTAATTGTTCATTCTCGAAAAGACTCGCTCTGACAAACTGCACATTTCGTATTAGGCCTAGATACTTTATTGTATGGCAACTTAGCAGCTTTACTGTTTTGACAGCCAGCTCCCTGACAATCATAACGACAATCTGGGGAGCAAAATTCGCATCTTCCATATTCATCGCATTTATGGGTTTCCAAGAAACACGATGTACATTTGAAATTAGCGACTCGATCTACACATGTAGGGCATATACCAGTAATTGTTACACCAACTGGATCTAAATGATACGGATCTTGACATCCTTTACAGATAGTAAAGTCTGAATGCTCCCCTCCCGCTTGGCAGGTAGAACAGCGACCATACATATCTATCATATCTCCAGACTGCAGTAGGTGTTTACAACTAGTACATACTTTATGAACTAAATCGTGATGGCATTCTTCACAGAAGCTAGACGTCTTAGCCTGTTCGGGGCTTAGGGTATTTTCACACCCAGGCACAAAACACATTTGTCTAGCACCTTCTGAGCATTTCTCACAATAACCATACTGATCTACTGTGGACGCTTTTACAGTGTCATGACACATGTTGCAAGTAGTCATTGATCCAAAATGAGGTTCTGGACCATATGCATTTGTGAAGTGTGAGAGACAGAGCCATCCAGTTTCCTTATCTGGTCCCCAACTCTCTACAAAAAACAGTTTTTTATGTCCAGTAGTTCCGCATTCCATACATTCAGTATTGGATCTACAGTTACTACAAGTAGTATCAATGTCTTCGACAAAGTACTGCCTGCAGACTGGACATCTAGGCTTACTCATGCCACAAGCTTCGTGTAAGCAGAATTCCGGATTTGCAACATTGACATTAAAGCATGACTGTGGATTAATGCCTTGTGCATGTATGCATTTGGTATTCTTACTTCGTCCTCCGTGTGGAGAGTGCTCTGTCGAGACCCCCAGATTTCGAAGAACGACGAAAAAAGGCTAGAGTATCGTCTACTAAGGTCCTCCCTGGTCCTGATTTTCTGTCTTGGTTCTTGCCTCCTTCGAAAGTTTTCCATCGAGAAACAAGATTTGACAAGTTAATACCAATTCGAGATCGAAGTTTAGGGGAAAGACCACTAAAGTTCGTTACTATTTCGTCTACGATTTGTTTAACGTTTTGACGATCTTGGTTTGTACCTACTTTCATGATAAGATACCGAATACCATCTGCTGGATTTTGGGTATACTTTTTAACATCCTGATTATAGGAAGAAACTGCTCCGACAACTGGATTTAAGGACCGATCCAATCGAGCAATTACTGCCGAGATACTATCATACAAGCCAAGGATATAGTGCGTAAGCATTGCTCCCAGGCTCGCAAACATTAAATAATCTAAGTGTTCCAGGGGATTAAAGTCGGGTGGATACCCATATGCTTGATAAACCAAAGACAAATCTGTGCCAGTAATTGGAGATAGGAATTCAGTAACGGCCCATCGAGCCATCTGAAACTGTCCCAAACCTTGCGCAATTGTCAAATAGTTGAGATATGGAATATAATACGCGGCAAAAAATACCCAGAATACTGCTACTAAACGAAAGACCAATAGCATATAATGCCGAGGGTCATTGGCTTTTTTCTTGTCTAACAAAAAATCAAATGATTGCACAAGTTCGGAAATCTTATGCGCAACCATAATGTTCATTAGTGAGCCACCTAGATTCACTGCAAAGTGAGTAGTAAATCGAGCAATCGTATTGACTGTCGGTTGTCCTACTGGATGTATACTAGCAGCTAATAAAGCTTCGGCGGCGGAGACCAAGGTAATAAAGAATAGAACCCACTTTGCGTGCCCTTCAAGAAGAACTTCATTGATGTAATCTCCTGTATTCAACCCACTTTCGTTGATCTTTTTATTCTCGTTATACAAGAGAAACACAAGAGCTACAACAACTAACAAGGATCCTACAAGTGCAATAGGATCCATAAAAGAAAAGAACTGGTCCATGTCGATTGGATTAAGTGAACAATCTCTTTAACAGGGGAAGTTAATGGACCCAGTGATCAGTTATCACAGGAGTTGCCTCCATAGGAATGTGCGTACAAAATAATCTGCCTGATTCTTCCATACACCATTTTATTTTCTTAGCAACTTCCGGAGCTAAGTTCCTATCACATTCTATTACAATCTCATCATGTACAATGTTGACGATCATGACCTTGTCCCAAAGATCATTCTCTTGTACATACCTCCTAAAGAGGATTGAAGCGTACTTCGTCATGCTCGCCCCAGTACCTTGAATTGGGTAATTCTGAGCTTCTCTCTCTATCTTTCCTAGACTCGAGTAGAATCGGCTCCAAAAATACTTGGGGATTTCGTACCCTCGACTCTTATAGTAGTCGATTAGATCTTTATAATAGATGTACTCGGTATATTCAGGTGGGTAATAGCGACGTTTGGTAACCGGATCAGTTACGATATAACCATTCTCACGAACGAACAGTTTAACCTTGTTGAAATATGGCTTTAATCCAGGAAAAGTTTCAAACCAACGATTTATAAAATCGCGAGCCTCTTCCAACGGGACTCCAAAGTCTTTTGCTAATTTATACTCACTCATACCGTAAGGAATTCCAAAATTTAGACGTTTTGCATAGAACCTTAGATCAGTATTGACATCTTTGCTCACCTCTACTCCATACATACGGGAGGCGGTGAAGGAATGAGGATCACCCCCTTTATTATTAAAAAAGTCAATCATGGCAGGGTCGTTGGCCAAATCGCCCATAATTCTAGTTTCCTGAGCAGCGTAGTCAGTCACTACAAGGACGTTACTTTGGCTTGCTGGCACAAAGCACTTTCTGTAATCACTATCCCGCTTTATGTTCTGCAGATTCGGAGAAGTAGAACTCATCCGACCTGTATTTAAGATTTGATTGTAGTTTGAATGCACCCGCCCAGTGCTAGGGTGGATATTAGACAGGAACTTGCTGCCGTAAGTATTCAAGCTCTTCTGATACTCTTTCATTGTTAAATACAACTTAACGAATGGAAAGCGCTCTGAGTGTTGCTCGATGTTTGTTCGCTGAACACTGTCTTTGTAAACAGGTTCACTAGATAATTTCGACTTTTCTTTATCAAGGATTTGAATGGGAATCCCAATTTCCTTAAACAGGGCCCCAACTTGCTTAGAAGAATTCCAATTTATTCCAATATAGTCATCCAATCTATTATCTAACAACCATTGATTCAAAATTTTCAAGGCCTCAGCGAGTTTCTCTTCAACTTCTAGTCTAATTTCGTCCCACAATCGCGGGTCTAAATAGAAACCATTAGTTTCGATATCGCCTAGTACAAGTGAATACTCGTTCTCAAGCCGGGCACAAGTGGTTTGATCCGTTTCTTGCAAAAGAACTTCTTGTGCGCGATTAATCTGTAGCGGTAAAACTACGTCATAAGCCCCATATAGAATATGGGAGGGCGAGAACTCTGAATCATTTAGAGTTGAAAACTCTTTACGAATATCCTTACTCAGAGTTTCCTCAAAGAGAGAAAGCTGATTAGAATAGCTGAAAGTTGTATAGCGTTGGGACAGAACTTCTAGAGAGGCTTTTCCTGGTTTTCCGCCGAGTAAGATGCGTTCCTGAAGAAAACAATCCTTAATATTTTCGAGTCTAATTCCTAGACGAACGAGGAATTCATAATCAAACTTTCCATTTACCATAACTTTTGTCACCTCTTGGCTCTCCAATATGCCTTTCAAAGGCGATAGATCTTGGTACCTGGCGTCAATGATAAATTGATTAAGTTCATCACCTATCTGCAGCATGATTATTGAATCCACTAGAGGGTCAAGACCTGTTGTTTCAGTGTCTAACCCCACAATCTTTGTAGGACTGGAATTTATGTAATCCAAGACCTCGTTTATGGTCGCCGCGTGGAAATCTCCTACTCTGTACGGCGCAACAAGATGTATTGTCATTGGATGTATACTGTTTTGGCGTAGAAAGTTTTTAATTCTTTCACGCCCATTTCATTATTTCTGGAGGTTTTTGTACGTACTATCATTGGATATACTTCATTGAAGTAGTGATCTTCATCTAGCATTTTAGACGGTATTCGCATTGTGTCTAATCCATATCTAAGTAATGGATCATTGTTTACTTCAAAATATATTTCATTTAGTGCAGCCCTTAAGTGCATGTTTCTTTTCTTTACGTGCAGAGCTTTTACTAATTTATCTACTTGAGACAAATAGAAATATAGATTAAAATGCCAAGTGATACTAGTTCCTTCAATGAAAAAGTCAATCTCAATGATTACGTAGTAGTAATTAAGATTATATCTTAATGCTTGAATGACATTTTGCATTATAGATATGGTTTTATTTTTGCACGATCTGCGGTAGGAATAGACTTTATTAACTCGTCCGTTGCTTGCTCGTTTATTAGCATAAAATACCACATTCGTTTATTTGTCGTCTTTAAGGGAATACCTGTACTAGTCCAGTATCCTTTGAGAATGCACTGAGAATAGAACTTAGTACTATAAGTAATGTCATATGCATGAATTGCCTGCACAATGACATCATATAGAGGACCTCCTCGTATCTTATAGTACTTAGTTCCATTTAGTCCAGTAAAATCTTCCCTGTGAAGGAAGATATGCCAGGTTGGCTTGTCCTCTTCGAAACTAACTTGAATTTCAAGAGTTATACGAAACAATGTTACATTCTCTGTATAGACAAAAGCATGTGTTGTTGTCATTTTTTCTCTGTTAGTTTCTTTTTAAATGCCTTTTCTTGCGCTTTAGAGAGCTTACAATCGACGATTATCTTACTAACAGTGGAATCTCCTAAGAAATCTGTAACTGTCCAGAAATCGCCTAGTAAAGCGTCTTGAGCGTTTTTTAGTGCTTGTATGGATCCAAATCTTTCGTAGAGATGAGTTTGCAAGGAACGTAACGTAAATACTAAAGCTGTCTTTCCAGAAACAGATTTTAGTTTACGATAGTAGGTCTCTTCAATTGGATCAATGTGAACAAACATGTGCCAGGTTATTTGACCTGACTCATCAAAGTCAACTTGGATCTCAAATGTAAAATCCAGGCTAAGCAATCTATTGCTTTGGTTGTAGAATCCCTTAACTGCATGAAGTGTAGACATGTTAAAAGATTTCTTTGCCGTCTACTGTTAGAAACTTATCTAGTAATAGATCTGGTTCAACAGATTCAGCACTGTTAGAAGTTGTTGTTAATCCGATTGTATAAAGTTTCCTAATAGGAAATACTTTTCTTTCGGGGTTTATGGTGTCAACAAATTTAGTTACCCATTCAAGTTCCCAGTATTCAGTGACGTATGTTTCTTGAATGGTTTCATTTTGTTCATCCAAAATAAAGGGGTAGCCTGTTCTATCCTTACGAATTAACTTAGCTACCCCTATTGGATCTTCATTATTCTGGTGGTCTTTATAGACTACCACGATTGATCCTTGCTCCACTTACTTTACAATCTTTTTCCCACAAACTGTAGATGGATGTGGGGACCAGTGGCGAACGGGTTAATTAAAATATTCTCATACCATTCATCTCTCCAAGCAATTAGATACTTAGAAGAATGGTAGCTGTCCTCAATGTAGAAGTCTAGCTCATACTCCTTAAGCCATTTCTGGCCTTTGTCGGTTCCAACCCAACTTAAGAATTTTTGAGTATCCGAAGAATGAAGGTCAATTGCGTTTCCACCGAAGTGTTTCGAGAAAGGATTCCCGTGACGAGTGGCACTATTAACTTTAATCATGTCCTCAGGACTATTCTTATCTTCACCATACGCAATCAAAGCTGCTAACAGCTCGGTTGAAATTTCGTAATCACGTAGGTATGGTTGAAATTGGAAAGGAGTTTCAGGATATCCTCGCTCTTCCTTATAGAATTGCTGAAGATCTTTTTTATTCCTTTTATAAGCAACAGCTTTTACATAGGGGTCATCTAAGAATGTTTCCAACTGATGCAACTTTATTTCAGATGCGACTAGTTGGTTTTCCAGTTCGCAAACTGTAGATTGCATTTCAGTTATCTCCGGGTAATCTAAAACTTTCACCTCTTTCTGAGTACTGGACATCATAATAGAGATTGTAATTGCCAAGAGAATAGGAACATTTTTATTTATCCATAGGCCAAACTGGCCAAGTTTATTTTTCATTTTATATTGTTTCGGTATTGGGAGCTTCCTCGTCTTCCAGTTCCTCAGCGCTACTGTATACAATATTCGAAGCATCTGGCACCCAGTATAACATCTTAAGTGCTTTGCTCGTCATGATATATTCAGCAACTTGCAGCCTTGGATCTAGCGTGCTAGTAGAATTCCCTTCGCTATCTTTATAGTGATCGCGAGGAACAAATTTTTCTACATACACATTACTAGATTTTTCCAATCCATCGGGAGTATTCTTATGAAAATAAGGTACATACTCCCCTAACACATTCTTACGGTGTCTCAATTGAGCACTTTTAAAATATGATAGATTCCTATTCCTATCAGTTGTCCACCGTAGTCCAATACGCGTATACGAAACATTTAATGCCTCGTGCGTTTTCTTTCTACGAAGTACATAGAATTCATTTGCTTCAATAAGTTCACGAATTCTTGGTTCGATAGTATTAAGAGTTCTGGTTCGGCCAACCTGCTTTACAGCTCCAAAAGGTTTTTGAACGGTTCCTTCCATTCAAATTAGTTTACAAAGTTAAGAAATAATCTCCGAAATATAAAATATTATATGTTCAGAGATTTTAGACTATCATAGAGATTTGGATGCGTAGTTTCCTTCACACTTTTGATAAAATTATGTGGGTCTGTATCGTTATAATCGAAGACCCATGCGAGGAGGGCATCAACAAATTCTATTTTTGACAATAACTCAGATGATTTTAGAGTAGAACCAAACTGAGTGAATTGTGTGTACGGTGTGTTTGTATACGTTCTAATTCCTATAATATCTATGTTCATATAGTTATCATAAGCTGAACGTAACAAATCAAATTGATCCGTAGCTCTGTCCCTTAGGACATCTTTACTCCAAGTTCGGTAGGTGTCTCCGAGAAGATACCGTATATCAGATCTAGTAGTGCCCCAGTTGGTGCGCCCAGATAGATACTTAAACACAGAGTTGTTTTCGAACAGCCACCAAGCAAATCGGTTAAGCTGCTCTCCTGTTACTTTATCACGATCCACGGAAATATGCATGCCAATTTCGGACATAGGCCCCCAGGGCTCATATCCTTGTAGTTTCAAGGAGGCAAATAACACATCAAAGTGGGGAACAAGTGCTTGTGCTGCGAGTAGTGACATTGGAGTGAACACTATTTCGTCGTTTTCGCCGTCAGGTTTCATCGGTTCCATTTGGAGAAAGGATGCATTCATCCCATAGGTACTCAATGTATTCTGACGCAAGTCGTCGTAAGTAAGTACGTCCTGACGCATTAAATATGCAATACAGGCCATCTTATCGACATCGGGAGCAAAGATATACTCCAATTCGATGCCAAAATGTTGCGGATCTGGTAAATCTTGTTCGTGCTCAACAAACTTAGACTGCAACAGGCACTGGTATTTCTTCAGTTCCTTTTTGATCTGGCTCATTGAGTAAGAATTTGATTACGGTATTCGCAATAGGCGATCCAATTCGGAAGCCATATCGACGATAAACTGCGGAACCTTGTTTGTTAAAGAAGTCAACCGGATTCGATTTAATTCCATACATCTTGGTTCCAATATGTTCAAATGCCACAATTTCTCCTTTGTATTCATCGAATGTAGGAGGTAACGCAGCTTGCTTGATCTCATTAGAATATTCCCCTCGGCTGAGGGAGGTTTTCCACGCAATGGGAATTACCTGTGAAGGACGCTCAATTAACTTAAAAGTTGGAGACTCAAAGAAATCTGAGCAATGAAAAGTTTTGGTCCCGCCAAGTTTTGGAGAAACATAGGCTAAAGGACTGGTTTCATAATCGCCGATTAAAAAATCAATCAGAGATTCTTCTCTAGGAGCTTGCGCTAGCTTACCCCCGAGGGCAACCCATAGCATATCAGCTGCATGGCCGAAAGCTACGATCTTGGTATTGGAATCAATGTACTTTTGTAACATAGTCTTAAAGAAATCCAACCCAAATAGATCAATATTGATTTCTCCAAGAATTGGTACTCGAGCACTCACAACTTCTTCGTAACCAGTAAAAACGTTCATAGGAGGTATGACTAAAACGTCTATATTCTCCACGAAACGCGTCGGGCTGAGTAACTCAAAGTCGTTGGTGTGTTGCATTAGGTAAGCCATCCATTTATCTAATCGATTGTCAGATAACAGGCGGTTACCAACGAGAAGGGCTAGTCGTCCCATAGCTTGTACATTTTATTCAGAAGGATCGTTTGGTATTTTTTGTTAACCAACTTTCTAATTCTGGAGTACAGCTCGCGCCGGAGTCCTTCTAAGAAGTAATTGAATTCAAAGGTTAAGTCTACGTGAGTACGTAGAATCGGCGAATTGACTATAATGTTCTTCAACGTGAATACTTCTTCGTCTAAATCAACTTCCTCAATATCACGCAATATTTCTTGGAACAGTTTTTGTTCCGTTCTGCTGCTGATGAATTGTTCGCTCTTCCATCTTCTATCCTTGTTGAATTTTCTGTACGTGCTAGGTTTTTCAACCATTACAGGCATAGGTTCTTCAACTTCCCAATCTTCTTCATCAAAGTAGTCTTCGAGGGTCTTGATATACCCTTCGTATGCGCTTACATCAACCTTTTTAGGGAGTAAAGGGCGCAGTTTTCGATCGGAAAAGGTAGAAGGAGAAGGTGTCTTAACCCTCTCCCCCCACAGAATTTGTCTCCGCATTTACTTCGGTCTTGTAATGTTAAGTTTATCGCCCGGTTTGATCCAGTTCAGATCTCTGCTCCTGTTAAGAGACTTGAGTTCTCCTGGCTTCATACCGAACCGTTTGCGGATGTCTGAAGCAGTGTCTCCGGACTGTACTTCATACACGTCTTTAACACGTACCTCGTTACTGGAATTTCCACAGCTAGTACCGTCGGTTAGGCCTAATTCCTTTGCAACTGCTTCGTTCAAGGCATAATTAGTTCCCATCCAAGAGATGGCTACGATGCGATCACCTTGTTTGGTGACTTGAGGATTGGATACCTCATACATTTCATCGTGCACCTGGATTTGGGACACTTGTCCATTGACCACCAACGCAATTGTTGATTCGCCTTTTTGGATCATGCCATTTTTCACAATGCAGTTGAACAGAATTACCGACCCACCTTGTGGAACCGAAATTTCGGATTGCTGCGGTGGCGCTGGATGCGTCTGCGAGGTTACCGGGGTAGGCGTACTCGTCGGAGCTTGCTGTACAGCAGGTTGCGCAGGCTGTGACACGACTTGCGTCGTTGAATCAGCTACTAAACCTTGCGGCGGCTGCACCGGGGCTCTGCTTCGTCCACACCAGGAAAAGACGGTGATGAACAACAGCAAGAGCACAACTCCTATTACACCGATACGTATCCAGGATTTCCATGACGCTTTTCCTGCGTCATCATTGGGATCATCATTGTTATCAGAAGAATCATCATCGGCATAGCCGTCATCATCTTCTTCTAACAAGTCATCCGGTGGACTCGGAAGCTTGGGTTCTCCCATAGGTCACTGTTTGTGGATTGATTTAATTACCGCATCTAAAGTGTACGCCCTGTTGGTTGCCTTTATCCCCATATGATCTACTGCAAACATATATAATGCCGCTCGACCTTCCGGAGTTAAGAAGTAATCTGCAGGGTTTTCACATTTAGATGTGATATGACTGTAATGTATCATAAACTTCTTTCCAATACTAGGTGTTTGAAAAGCAGCCATGAGTTGGTTGAATATCTGTGCCTGGATACTTGCAGTACCAGGTTTAGAATATTTATAAAAGTATTCTCGCAGTCCTAGAACAATACGCTCATTTGCATGATTGTTAGGACTAGTGATTCTGTAGTATGCAACATCGCGTAACAAAGCAGAGCGAAAATAAGCTATGTTGTAGCGATTTCCGCTAATTGCTCTGAACAATAGGTGTGGGGTAGATTTTTCCACATGATGTGGAATAGGGCCAAATCCCCTCCCTACTTCCAGTATTGTATCGAATTCGCCAATAGCACGTTGCCCTGATGGCACTTCTTGAATGACAATCACGGGCTTTATCTGCTCAAAGTGCATATTAGAACTTTTGAAAGGAGGCAAATGGGACTGAAATTAATACTTTGTCCTGAACATTTACGCCAATCAATTGATCTGCATGTTCAATATGCCTACTCGACTCAATTTGATGCACTACACCATTTAGAGTATACCAAATAGCTTCGAGCTGAAAATTATGCCTAGGACGAATCGACCCTATGTACGAATTAAACAGGATGTTGAGATTGGTTTCAAGATCTTTCTCGTGCATTATGTACCGTCGTATGGCGTTGGGTTCACCTATTGGATAATACATAAACCCTCTTCCATGTGTGGAGTCAATGAACACGTATTTATCGTGTTTACAATATTTGCCATCCATAATAAGATTATAGACGGCTCCGTATTCATTAACATGATCCATGTGGTTAGGCAATCTGCCTGTATTTACAAATGCATCGACTTTTTTCTTTCTGACCTTAAAGGGCCAACAATATGCAGGCCAAAAGAATTCAGGATATAAGCTTTCCTTATCTTGGAGGATAAAAGATAACGTTTCCTGTGGGCTTGCTATATTCTCTGCTACCCATCCTTTTATTCGTAACTTCAATCCTATTGGGGCAAAAACAAATTTCATAGTAAGGATGTAGGGGGGATTTTACTCCCCCCAATTTAAAGTGTTAACCATCAGGTCCGCGGCATATTTCAGCCGTGTGTTCCTTTTCGCCGTCATCGAATGCCGTCATACCAATTGCGTACCTTCCTTTTAATCGGTTGGGTGAGATTCGAACTCACACAGTGCATGCGTGGCAAGCATGCCCACATTCTCCGGCACATCCTACTTTTTTCTGATTTGACTTTGCCGAGTCGGAATAGAAATTGTGGTCTTTTTAGTAGCCACTTCTTTCAGAGCTTGTTCGAGGCCAGCTTGGGTAATACCCGAGTTGACGATTAGCTCAAATACGGAGCTCGTGAGGTACGTCCGCCCTTCTTGAATTTCTCCGCTAAGGATTTGCGGGGGCTTGACGATATCTGCGAGCTCATTGTACAGGCTCAATGCTTCCGAAGTCGTTAGCTCCGGAAAGTTCAGGGTTACACTCTTCCTGCCAGGCCGTAGGATATCTGCTGGTACCTTGTCCAGGTCACGATTGACGGACAATACCAGTACGCATCGCATGTGCTTTTTGAGTTGGCCGTCCATGAGGGACAGTAGCGATTGCGTAAGATCCGTATTTTCCAAAACACCGACCGCATCGTCAATGAAGATGACGCGGAGTTTATCGTTGTTATGGCTGGACCAGCTTAGCTGGAGTCTCCGTCCTTCCGGCCCTACGAAGAGAGCCAGATCATCGCCAGTTCCGTAGATAACTTCGGCTACCTTATCAGGTTGCTTGCCGAGATATTCCTGCAGAAAGGCGAGGAAAGCAGTTTTGCCGCTGCCAGGGTCACCCTTAATGAAAACGGTGGATTGGTCCTCTATGATGGCTTTGTCCGCCAGGAGTTCCAGAGCTTTTTGTTGATCAATGACCCACGTTGTACCGTGGTATTCAAGCTCAAGATTTCGCTGCGAAGTGAGCGGATAATATCCTGTAGTCGGCGGCGCATCAATTTGTTGGACCATGAGGCCGTCCATATGATCATACACGTAACGGGAAATGTGGGCGGAGCTTTTGCGCATCTCCTTCCATGTATCGGGCAATCGTGTTTTGGTGATCAAGGATTCAATGAAGTCCCTTTTCACCTCGTAACCATTTTGACCGATGAGAAAACATCCCTGTATGATCAGCTTCATGAAGGCTTCACCGGATTGAGTATACCGGATGTATTGTTTGAAGCCTTCGGGAACGAACGGCTCGGAGACTGGAAGTTCTGCTACCCGGAATGCGAATGTGAAGACTTTCTGTCCTTTCCACACTCGGAGCAGGCCTGCAACCATATCACTGTCTTTCCGGATTTCGTTCTCGTAAATCCCCCGAATGAGGATTACCCGATCACCAAAGGCTTTGATTTCCTTGATGACTTCTTCGAGAACAAAGTTTCCATCCATCAACAGTTCTTGGTTCATATCCCCAGCAGATGCTAACCGCGCGGCTTTCAGCAAGTCTCCAATACTGTACTTGCTTGGGTCCAGCACTTCTGAGGTAACGGTGCTCAACTGGGGATGGTTACTCCCCAGAAGCTTTTCGAGCAATGCCATGGTGGTGATCTGATTCGACTTACGAGCCTGGCGTAAAGACATCCAAGCTACAGCAAGCAAAAGCAAGAATCCAGCCACGATCATGGCGGCGATGGTGTTGTCGCTCATGTCAAGAATTTTCGAATCCTCTTAAGCTTACGTATGTAATTCTCATCTTCAGCGTATTTCCACTTTAGAAGGAAGTCATAGTAATCTTCTTCGGATGCAATTTTACCATATTTGCTTTCATACCTAGGCATGTATTTATTCTGCCATTCAATATAATCCAGCAAACATTCAACATCAGACTTAAATATAGCGTGGCCATATCTTGTCCCAATACAATATGTTTTACGATATTGGGCGCATTTTAAGCCGAGCCAGTTATGATTTTCAGCAAATATAGGATTGGTCGGATTGAACCAACCTGTCTCCAAAATGCCTTGAGAGAGCACAATTTGCGGATATTCTAATCCAGCAGCTTCTAGAGATGCATATTTTGAATTAGAATTCTCCACAAATTGCTCTACTCTCCTTTCACCATCATAACTCATTCTTAGAAGGCTCAAAGTGATGATCAAATAGATCGACCACTTTTTAACCGTTCTATTTCTTCGTGAAACAGAAGAGGCCATTATCGGTGCACCCGATGAGTTCGCCTTTGAAATGCCCGCCCAGTCCGGCGACGTTGTCATCCAAAGAAGACTGCGGTTTGACTGCTGCCAAAACCTCATTAAAAGTTTTGGTCTGCACAGTTCCAGCATACAGTTCTTGGATATCGTTCAGGATTTCGACACGCGGGTCGGAACTGCGGATACCAATTATTTGTGCAGTATAGAAGGTGACTCCTCCTGCTCCCGGATTTTCGATTGGTGCAAATTCCACAGATGCACCGATGTGCATTTTGCTGCGGAATGGCGCCCGGATAGCATTGGAGTAGGCTTGCACCTGGCCCAGAGGTCCATCAATTTTGAAGATCTGACGATCCGGTCCTTTGGCGATGACGTCGGCTACGACCCCGATATAGGTCTCAGCCTCATCGTAGAAGCGGGCCTTTGCGGCGTTGTTTGCCAAGGTTTGTACATCGGTAGTTGGATCAGTCAGCGTATTCGTATCCTTCTCCTTGGGTTTGTCCGTCTGAGGTGTGTCCTCTTTCGGTTTTTCCTGTTTGGGAGGAGGTGTAGGAGTAGTGGACTGGGGCGGCTTATTCTGCTGCGGCTTGGGCTTCGGTTTCTTTTCATCCAGTTTTACTGGAGTTGTCGCTTGACCCAAGTTGAATTTGAATGGACGAGTTGCCATTGGTACTTATTTGAGATTCACAAATGACTTTAATTCTGGTAGGTTACTGCCCCAGCCGGGTAAACCCTTCGCCACCCAAGTGGCAGGCCACATAGTAGCTCGGGTCCAGGTAGAGGCAGAGTTCGTTGATGCGATTGAGATTGCTCTCTTTGATGGTGCTTACGCACCGCAGGATTTCCGCTCCAAATGCGGCCAGAGGCAGGTAGTTGGCGCTGATAAATCGCCCGTTTACCTCGGCATGTACCTGTTCCATTTCCTCCTCGGAAACGTTTTTCATGTCTGCCACGATAGCCGTCAGATCTGCATAGAGATCCGTATTGACCTTGATGGCAGCCTTAGCATAGTTGAGGAGATCATCTGCCGGAGCGTAGAACGGAGTGCCTTCGCCCTTGTATGGCGGAGTAACCATGAGCTTCTCGATGACGAGAGCCGTGATTTTCTCCCGGATGGCGTCGATAGCAACCGTATTCGGAGATTGGGTCATGATCAGCCCTACCAAAGAGGTAAAAGCTTCATCGGCGGCTCCATCATCCTGGGTAGATTGCTCTTCGAGCATATTCAACCATTGCGGGCGAAGAACGCTGGCATCGAGCTGATTTTGGGTATACTCCTGCAATTCTGCAAGATAATTCCATCCCAATTCGGAATACATATACAGCATTCCGATCAGCTGCGTCATAGCCTGCGGTGGCTTGGGGAGCAGGCACTGGTCCACTTGTTCGGTAACATCACCATGTTGGGAGGTTACAGTAACCCCTGTGGTGGTGTTCTTGGTTTGCACGATTTGTGCCATTGTTTACTTTTTTTTACTTTTATGTAAACCGACTACAATGTACGGGAACATTTGTTCCCATGTTTCGCGTGAAATCACAGAATGTTCTGTTACAGTTGGTTTCTGCAACATCTGTAGCGTTTCGTTCAGAAAGAGAAGGGACAATCCTTCACTTTCAAAGGCTTTTAATACCTCATTTACGTATTCACCTTCCGGTCGACAAAACAAGTCTGCCTTCTTCATTAGGGTGAAGACATAATAGTTTGCCAATTTGGTGTAATAGTAGTCAGGATCTGGAGTGAAGGTTCGGATCAACCACAAAGCGGTTTTTTGCCGTATTGGTTTTGAAACCTTCTCCCAATCCTTCCGAATCATACCCCACATAGGGGATAGATACTTTCTCACCCAATTTCTGAGCGAGTTGGTAATGCTTGATTTGGTCATTTCCTAGAATATATATGAAAGTTGGAGTAACTAATACCATTAAGCCAAGCATCTGTAATTTCAGTGTACGAGGTATTGGGGTCTCTACGGAGGGAGACGAAACCAAACACATGGCCGTCTCCCTTCCATAAAGTACCTTCTCAATCCGAACTAACACATTTGGCTGGTGTCGAAGAACACATTCTTTGTAACCTTCGATTGTTTTCGGGGTCACCAGCGTTACAATACCTTGAATTGTTCGGATCATAACTGCGATCGAAATTTACGGTGTTCCTCTACGATATATTTCGAGAGGATTTCCTCCAGCTGTTCTCTGGGTAGATTTTTGTCTAGGGGGTAAGTTTGTTCAAGACTATCAGCTAAGATAGCTTGTTGCTGCGCTGTGAGTTTCGGTGCAGCGTAGTTACAGTACCCCACTTTCCCTGTTGCTGGATTGCTTTCGAAGTAAACTGTGTCTGTGCGGTACACCACTTCTACCTCGCCTGTATTGAGATAATAAGTGAAGTCCGCACGTCGGCGGTAAATGGCTTTTTCTGTAGCAGGTGGACAAAGCGCTTTTACGCGTTTTACCACAATACTGTCTACAATGCCTTGTGAGCCCACAATAAACTTGCTTTCTTCCTGGAAGTCTTCAACAATGTTGTAAACCTCTGTGGTAACTTCATCCTTAAGAGGAATGAAGTGCAGTACTGCGGTAATTCCGGCATCTAGCCATTTTTCTGGGATAAGTACCCCAATGATGATTAAGGAGATGAAGATGAAGCCCATATAGTAGGCGAATCTTATGATCCCCCGTACTAGCTTGACTCCATCTTTTGCCATCTCCTTCAGTAGTGGTTCAGTCATTCGTGACTGCGTGTTGGTAAATGATTAGCCCGAGGCCAAAGATCTGTAGCTCGATGTCGCTCATTCCATGAAGCGTTTCCGCCAAATGGAACTTGTTCTCGAGTGCTATCAGTTTGTTGGCATATTCAGGATCGCTGGCATAACCAGCGGCTTTAACTGCTCGGGCTAGCTCTTTAAAGTTCTTTACTTTACGGAAGCGTTTTTGATACCGTTCCTTTTTGAGAACTTTGCCGTGGTCGTAGTAACCCTCTTCTGTGGTTGAGTATACCCGGAAATGATCATCTGGGTGATCGTCTTTATAATTGACGCATTTACCCGCGGCTTCACATTTCCTGTGGTCACGTTTTCCGTTGGGAAGTTTTCCCGACCCAAAGCATTTGATTCCGAAATGGTTATTGTACTTGTTCGACAGCTTACTTCCACCTTTTGCTGCCCCGCTTTCAAGTAGTCCTTGATACAGGGTGAGAGTGATATCGGTGCCATTGACTTTGTAGTCATTATAAGCTGCGGTAAAGTTGCCAACTATGTATTTTAGCTGGTTTTGTTCCCCTTCGTTGAGGAATCCAGTTCCTGTCCAGGCACCCGTTTCTGCCCCCCACACATATTCACGTGCTTGAATGTGAGCTTTGGTATGAACCTCCCATCCATTCAAGATGTTCGGTTCTTCGTGGTAGGTGCCAATTGCAGCCATGTTGATAATAACCATACCAAACAGTAACAACAGGGGAGTTGTCAGTTTGGACAAAAGAATCTTTTTCATTTGTGTGCAAAAATTGGTGAAGAAAGACTTGAATGTTTACCGTCAGTGGTTTTCAAACGTTGTTTTTGCAGGTAATGGAATAACGAAGGGACAATTCCTTGTTTTTCATTCATACCTCTCGCCAGCAGCTTTTTGAGATACCCGAGGTGTTCGAACATCTTGTACATCGGGTGCTTCGAACTGTATAATGCCTTTACAAAATTATTAAGGTCATTTTCAGTTTCAATTTGCATGATGATAGAGATGGTCTCCGGGTCATCGAGATACCCAAATGCTACTTCCAATAGTTTTTTCGCTTTGTTCATGAATATCAAAACGGGTGTTGCGGCATCCAATACAAATACCTTGGTGCTATTGGAAATCTTCTGCTGTGTGATTTGATCCTTACGAGGAACCATGACAATATCGTTGGCAATATAAATGCCAGGATCAGAACTTTCTTTGAGATCCCGGATTTGATATACCACGATTTGTCCTTTGTTGGATGGGATTATTTGATCCCCTTTGTAGCCATCTACGGCCGGAAATACATCTACTATACGTGATGTGTAGTAGACTTCTTCCGCCATGGTATGTTGCTCCAACAGCTGTGCAGTACCCTTGATGGTACCGTTGTTCGTCTGATAGAATGTTATGAGCATACTACGCCCTTAGCAACGACAGCAAATCTGCGAGAGAAAAGCTATCGTCTAGTTTGCAAATGGTCTTGACCCCTACCATAGTAAATGGGTCAAATTGCAGATCCGTAAATTCTGCAGTGACTGTTACGTCACCAGCGTTGCTGACGTGAAAGACAATTTGTCTTCCGGCTTCCATAACAATGTTTGCTATTGCATTCATTGCCATTTGGTCCATCGTTACATGTGTAGTTTTTTCGGACGTGAACGCGGCCACAATTGCGTTTTCCCAGTTTTTCATCATCTCAATTTGCCCAGGGAGTAGTTCCCTTAAGCTAGGATCAAGCTGGTTTTGGAAATCGGGATCTTCTTCTGCCATATAAGCCATTACATAGCTATCTTTAGGCTGAAGTCTTAGGCCTACGCTTTGCAGCCGCTCTTTGGCTGCTTTTACGTCACTTGTGCCGATGATCTCAAGAAGTTCCTCGTACGATTTCATTGGGCGAAGAACTTGGCATAGAGATCTGCAGGAACAATACGTCCCTTTTTGACTGGAATGTCGTTTGCTTCACAAAATTGCGAAATCAACATTGTTCTCTCTCCATACTTGTTGGAGACGTTCGGGATAGAAACGTTTTTGATGTCCACCGGAGTGTTCATAAGCGATTCCATCAGTACTTGTGCGAGTTCCGGAACTTCACTTTCCTCTTCTTCTGCTTTGTCCTCTTCTTGAGGGGATTCGTTGGCGGGTTCTGCGAACGTGTCAGCATTGTACTTATTGTACAGTTCCACGAGCTTACGGAGTACGTCTTGGTTTTTATCAATGTACTCCTGGGATGCCGATCCATCAAGCAGCTTTTTCAAGAGGGCTTTATTTTCCGGAAGTTCGGTCATCACAGGCGCAAACTCCATTATATGAGCTGCGCTGGTTTTTTCCAACCATTCCAAAGTCAAGCCTTCAGGTATCTGCACCTTCTGGGTTTCGAAAATCATGGTATTTGATTTAAGAATGAAAAAAACTCTCTCCACCTAAGTACCACAAAGAGAGTAAGAGGGGCGTGTGGTAAGAGTCACCATTGGCAGTTAGGAATCCAGTCTACTGTAGTTCCAATGCTCTTGTGCTGTCCCCATTATCGCGTGGTCTTTTAAGATTGCGCAGTCAATCCTCCCACGTCGTTTTTCTGCGAAGCCAGATAAGCAGTTCATGTGCTGATGTAGCAGTCTAAGATACAAGCTGGATATCACTTTATACCCGTTAGTCTTCTCGACTTGACCTTTGCACTACACTATATCCATGAAATAGCTTATGGCTGACTGTAATTCTTCTGCCATACTATGGCCACTGCGAAAGTTCACAGCGCCAAAATAGTTGAAGTCTGAATTTTTGGTATCCTTGGTCCCTATGTAGGATAATTTTTCTGGGGGCATGTAACGACTTTCTTCTAATAATGCTACTAATTTGATCTCAACGTCAGTTAAGTAACTGTTGTACACGTCTTGATCTCCAAAGTAGAGAATTAAATCGTAAGTACGTGATTCGAGTTTTTTCGCTACTACTGGATACGTATCAAAGTTAAGATGCCCGTTGAAATTCTCAGAATAATCCAAGGATATTTCTGGATATTTTGCAAGCATCTTGCCCAAAGCCCTAGTAATAGGAATTAACTCAGAACATGAACCACTATGATCCACAGATAACAGAACATCTTTAAGTGGACCCAGGATAGGTTTTGATAGATATGGCTCGAAGTCACCTCCACCTAAAAAATGCTGCATGAAAGGCTTGATTTGAATACCACGCCCTACTACTGCAGTTTTACTTCCTCCGCCTACTTTGTTAGTTGTAGCTAACGCAGATATGAAGGGAGCATAGGTACGAATATCTAAGTCTAATGCTTCACCGGGCATTGATGGACCTAAACGTCCTTGGTTAAAGGAATTAGGATTACCATCTTTGCTATCAAGATCTGTATTCTGGGCGCTTTCACTGAACTTTCTGTCCTTCTTAGCGTCCTTATGTATCTTACGAAGCATCTTTTTACGTTCTTTTAACCATTTGGAACGTGATTGCCCAAGTTGATTGCCAGGACGTTTCATTTGACTATAGACTCGCCATCCTTTAGATAAGAGGTCCTTTATTTCTTTCTGGCCTAAATCCAGATGTACTTTTGCATCAGATAGTCGTTTCGAAGTCCTAACCGGAATATGTCGGATTTTCTTTCTATCCGGGGATATTAAAACAACATCCCTATATCCACGTGTTTCCTTTGTTGCAGGAGTTGACTTCTCAGGCTTGTTACGCCTTCCCCAGTTCAGTTCGAAGGGCGGAAGCCACATTGCCTATTTTGCTTTCTAAGCGTTTTACAATTTCGAACCAATTATCACTTTTAATTGCTTTGGAAAAGTTCCATTGTAATATGGTGTAATAGGTCGATTTCTTGTCTGCGTAGGTTTCCAGCTGCATTAGCATATTCACTAAGCGAATTGCTTCTGCAGGTGTTGGCCAATACTCTTCACGCTTGATCACATCACGAAATCCGATCGACATCTTCACGACATAATCCAGGAGACCTTCAGGCGCTGGATCCGCTTGATTCTCAAGGATAAGCTTGAATTTGTCTTTGTCAGGAGGTGGAAATTCAACAACGATGAGACGTCGTAAGAATTCTTCCCAGTAACCTCGACGGTTATTTGAAGTTCCAAAGAAATACATGTTGTTTGCATTTCCTTCAATTACGCCACCATATGGGCCTTTAAACCATGATCTGCCAGTATCCAGAACTTGTAGAGCAGGTGCGTCAGCTCTTTCGGGGGTTTTATCCCACTCATCGAAAAAGATGATAACCGGGTGTGAATTAGAATCCACAACCGCTTGATACAAATTTGAAATACTAACCGATCCAGTTCCCTGGACCATCTTGGCCGCGTTCATTGAATAGAACAACTGGTTCGCGGATTCTATTTCCGCTCCTGTCATTTTGTACACCGGGATGCCTGTGATACGAGCAATCTCATCTACTAAGAGAGATTTGCCCGCCCCAGGAGGCCCTGTGAAAAGCGAGTAACGCCCTCTGCCTCTGAAGACGTCGGAAACTACTTGCGCTACGAGGATTTCTTGGTCCTCGCTGTAAATATACTCAATCATAGGCTACAGTTTAATCTTCCATGAGCAGTTCAATAAGATACCACTCTTTGTAGCTTATAGGGTTATCGGATAAAGAAAATGGCAAATCTTCTTCCGTTACTTCAAGTTCCTGCACATCAAAAATTAGATATGCCTCATCTTTTACGATTAAAAAGGTGTCTATTTCTTTCTTTTGCCTACGAAAGAATACAAAATGTACGTCGTTCTTTATGGCTGCAATTAGCCATAAATTAGTGGGGGGAGACCCTTGAGTCTCCCCATCCACTGCTTTACCCGTCATCGCTGCTTCATTACAGGTTTTACCCAATCGTAGTTATGGGGTACAATTATGAATTGTTCCCCACGGTAACTCGAGTCAGGTATGGGCAATAAAAATTGTGGGCCATAAGCCCACTTGCCAGTAAGAGTGTCTCCTTCAACGAGGTAGCCGTACGCGTTCGTATCCCAGCCAAAATATGTGGGCTCACCGTGCGGTAATATTTCTCCTCGGTAGACATCCGGGGTAGTTTCCGTGGCGTATATGATCGGTAGTAACATACCCGATCTCGCCTGATCGGTTTTTGGAGGATCCACGATCACTTTTTCCGCCGTTGGAACGTAATCGAGAATCGCAGTGTACGGATTCCCCGGTATGGCAAAAACTTGTTGCCCTTGGTAAAATACCACCTCATAAGGCGCCAATATCTTGATGTCCTCATTGGTCTCCATCGAGACACCGCGATAGACTACAAAAACATAAGGGCCATCGTAGATGATAGTTTGAAATCCTGCGACTTTACCCTGGGCAATTCCACGATTATGCGCCAAAAGCATTGTCAGAAGCAGCAAGAGAAGGGTTGCTAAAAACCCGAAGATGTTGTTCCTCATGGTTTTTTATTTTTTGGTGTGCGTTATTGTTTTAACAAGACGTAATCTTCCCGTCGGTTTATCCCTTCGAGGCGAATAACCTCTCCGGTACCAACAATATCCATGTAAAATGACCTGTAGCCATATGGCCACACCTGTGTTTTTAAAGCGTCGGGGTAGTCTGCCTCCCACTCGAACCAGAATTCACCCACGTCCCGTAGGTGATGGTTGGGGTAGTCGTAGGCGTATATCTTGCCATCAGGGTCAAATCGGAAATACCCGATAACTTCATCTGGTGTAGGCGGTTCTGGAGTTTTGAAAACTATCATAAACTCACCTAACAGATAGTGTATACGCCAATCAGTCTCCGGAGCTTGGAGTAGACTACATCCCGACACTAATAAGAACACTATGAGAAATTCGATCCTTCGCATTGGCGCAATAGTTGGTGGATTTGCATTGGCGGGATCTCGCATAAGATCTCGCATACTTCTTTTTCCCATTTTTCCTTTGGTATTTCGTCGTACATTGTTTCAAACATCTGGTATGATAAAAGGGCCAGACTGTTATCGACGGATTCACGAATTCCCGGACTCATATCCCGATGAGCTGTTAAAGCCAAGATAGCTTCCAGCAGGGAAAAGTATTTTCTGTGAAGGTCTGAATCCCCGGCGATTACATTCCAGGAATATCGGAATAAGCTCAATGAGGTAAATGCAGGTGGATATACCCTGCTACTCTTTAGAGCCGCCAAAAAGCAGAGGCAATGAAAAGCCTCTGTGAAAATTGGCTTATTCTCTTTTGCGTTGCGTATCATGGAGCTTGGAAAACGCCCTGCTTTTAATGTAGCGGATAGGCTTCGGTTTTTCCATATTCGTAGAACCGTTTCGGCCCTGTAGACTGAGACGATAAATATGTATAAGCCCAGTCCCATGACGATTGCAGCTGTGGTTTTTCCGAGTGGTTCGGAATGGTAAAGATTCAGTGCTCCCCATATCAATGCGAAAGTGAGGAATACATGTAAAATTACCCAGAGGACCCCTTTAATGGCCTCATTGCGGTGATGCAGGAATGTGAATTCCATTTTTGTTTCTTTTTTCTGGATGAAAGAATTAGAGAGCACTAGGGGGCTCCGGGGAGGATCACCCCCTAGCAGACTCTCCAGAATTGGTTCTTGCCCTGTTAGAAAGGTCCTCCTGAGGCTCTTCTGCGCATTGCTTTTTTCTTCGCAGGTTTCTTCAGGAATTTCTTCTTAACGTAGCAGCCCCAAAGGAAGCTATAACCAACTTCAGATGCGGAAACACCCTTACGGGCAGCAAACCGTTCGATTTTGGCTAAAACAACCTCTTCGGCTGTTTGGGTGCGGGATGTGTGCTTTGCCATGAATTTTAGTGATTTAGATTTGGTTGATACATAGTTTTTTCAGGGTGGTTAGCCCGAAATGCATCAATCTTCTCCTTATTCATATTCTCCTCTTCCCACCGTATCTGGCTATAGTGTTGGTACATGCGTTGTTGCATGTCAACTGTTTTAACTGGATACATTGGGTAGCTAGGCTTACCACAACTCGCTACAAGAACCACGACTAAAATTATCAAGGTTCTCATAAAAATGGGTTTAAAACACGCCGTCCGTCGCTGGCGGAACAAACATTCCTCAATCTCATCATCATGAAAATTGGGACGACTGTAATGTAGCTTTTATGGACGGCGCAAACTTTTTAATACGGTTCTGCAAGTATTTTCATTATCAGTACAAATAACACAATCATCTGTACCAATAAAGCCGCAATAGTTGCATATGCGGCGTCAGTAACTTTTCTCTTGCTCTTATATGAGCTTATTACCATTGTGTAAACGCTGGTTCCGAAGGTTAACCCTGAACTCACCATTAATACGACTGGAATGTCAAGAGACATATACAACCATATTAACGGTGAGATTAGAGCACCTATGCCTGAAACTAGAAAAATAGTTCCATAGGCCAGTCTGGTAAGCGAGTTCATTTTACCTGTTGCCGGACCACTGCTGCGATGGCAGATTGGTATGCCTTTTCCTTGTGCTTTTTCAGCCATTCAAAGGCTGAATTGATCCGGCCGATTTCTCCGTGCAAGGCGTTCAAGCGGGCCTGTTGGCTCGGGATACGGTCTTTTACCGGAATTGCCCGAAGAAAATTTTTCTTTTCGACGTGGTTGGCCAGGATGGCATGTTGGGTCTCAACATAGGCGTGGATTTCCTCAGTAGACATATCCGCGAAAATGTACTTCCAGCGGTTTTTTACTCGGGTTCTGCGAGTGATTCCGCGGTCATGAACAATAATCGTTCCTTTTCCCTGAGAAGGGGCGATAGACATCGGTCGACGCGTCATGGTTATGATGATTTGATGAATAATCAAAAGGGTGGGAGCCCCGGTTTCCCTGAGGGAGGAGCGTGGTGCTCTAGGGCTCCCAAATGGTCACTGTATTTGCTTCTTTAGAGTGATTGCTGCAGTGGTGTCTACAGGTTCGAAGAGATTTACTCTCCAACCTCTGTCTGGGCACTGCTTTCCGGTACAGCCCTCATGAAATATGAGATCTGGTTCTGGGAGCAGTTTGTCCAGAGCCCATAACAACGCATCTAATGATGCAATTGTCTGTGCTCGGTAGTCTTCGCTACAACTATCACGAATTTCACAGAGTTCTATCCCTACCCCATCCTTGTTGCAATCTTTCCCAGCATGCCAGGTGATTGCACTTATTGGATAGTGCTGATAGATGGTATCCCCACAAATTGTGAAGTGCCATGACACCTCACGTTTTGTAGTATCCATATAGATTCTGTGAAACTCGGCGCCAGCGTACCAATTGTAGTTCTTTGTGCTATGAAGAACCACGTTGGTTTTCTGGCTACCTCCTGAAGTTCGTTCTGATGGCCCTGGCACATACTTATACACAATTTGTGGTTGTGTATCAATAACAGGGTAATTATATATAACTGTGTCTCGACGCAGAAATGCGACAACACAGCCCATCACGAATAGGTAAGCGAATAACCATTTCATAAGCAATTGTTTAGAGATCGTGGAGGGAATCGAACCCTCGACCACGGTTTTTCACGCCGTTACTCTACCGGACCTATGCAGTCTAAAGCACTTAATGTTAGGTAAGCGTCGCTTCCAACCTTTCATTATTAGATGCATAGTAGGAAATAAGTAATCAACTGATTTCCTTAATCACTCTGAGCTACACGATCCTTTTCGGTAGTGTGCGTGGAATCAACATCGTTCATGGTATTGTTCATATTTACCTTGACAGGTAAACACGGTTACTGGTCTGAAAGTGTAGATTACTTCCCACCAAACCAGATTTTTGATCCTTCGGAAGTTTTCCGATACCTCTACACATTCGCACATTGCGTCAAATCTGTCTGTTTCATCAACTTCAGGATTTGCAGTGTGTGAGATTCGGATTTGGTCTCCCTGTTCATAGATATTCTTGATATCTTTGAGGGTTTCACCCTCAATTTTATCTATGAACATAATCATTTCCATGTTCGTATGTTCCACGTGGATAAAAGCTGCGAACTTTACCATATGTGTATGAATTAGTTGTGTGGGAAGGGGGCTCGGCTGCTACCATGTCTAGCTGGCAACTAGACTGCATATACCCGTAGGTTTTTGCCGAGCCCAAATAGCTCTGATCTGGAAAGCTATATCTTCTTTGGGTTGCTTATGGCCAAGATATCTTCTGCAGGAACTGCCACTGTGTCTGATGCATATCCATCTTCTACAGCAAAGATATCGTTTTCCTCTTCATCTTCTTCTTTTGTTTCAACGCTAGGAAATACATCTACGAATCCGCAGATGATTATTTCTTCTCGAAACAATTTCTTTATTCCGTGACCAGAGTAACATATTCCATGTGTTACTCCTGCAACTCCGTTGAATTGTACGGTGTATATATACATTTTCTTAGAGATTGGTTTTGATTTAATTGGGGAGACGACCTAAATCGTCCCCCCTGAGCGACATGGGATTGGTCTATTCCATGCCACTCTGCCCAAACACGGTGAGCTCAATGCAGTGCATGAGCATCATCCGCTCCAATTTTGCAATTCGCCCCAGACGGAAATGGCTACGGGCGTATTTTATCGACCTGCGGTATCTTCTCACAATCCGATGATCTCCCGGGTAGTTTGCTGCCATGTACATGCCAAGCATTGAGGTTTGATATTCCTTGATGTGTGCAGTTACGTAGTTTGCGATTTGCTGTTCCCGGATCATGCCAAGTTCTTGCATCCTGTCTACCAAACGGGTAGACAAAATGAGCATTGCATCTGGGTAATAGAACAGTTCCAGGAATTTGTCGGTTGGAGCAAAAGATAGACGTCTTTCTGTTTGATAAAAGACATCCAGATTCGCGCTTTCATTAAACAAGCGCGTTTCATACGAAGACAATGCGATTATATTGGCCATTTTTAATGGAGGTTGGTGACTCGTTAAAAGAGAGGACAACATAAATGCTGCCCTCTCCGAAGGAAATTCCCAGGTTATACTGCTCATGATTGGGAATCTTCTTCTTGTTTTTTTGGTTCGTCCGGTTTGTATAGCATCGTATGAATTTCTCCGCCTGCGCAGCACATGACGCACCAGATGGTGATCATGAGCGCCCATAATACGGTGCTTCGTCCTACTTCATACCAGTCCCATCCTGTAAAGAGGGTGAAGGTAAGACACACAAATATTCCAAACATAATTGGAATGGCATGGATGACAACAACAGTTGCCATAAATGCCCAAAATGAACTTTTCATATCTTTAGGAGGTTGATTACAAACGAAGAGAGGCTTGCCTAAGGCCTCTGTTGCACCAGTTTTTTACTGTGTGCTCCTCTTACTAACATCTCAGCACCGTGTCTGCAATGGGCACACGACCCATCTCACGGCGTTAGTAAGGACTCCGGCTAATGAAAGCCAAAGGATTAGTCAACCCCCTGTTGATTCTTAGAATAGGTTTATGATGTCTTTTGCGCTTTCCTTTTGGAGACGATCATAAAAGTACCTAATTTGGCTCTGGATGTCTTGATCGGTAACAAGAAGCTTTAACAGGTCTTTGGGGGTGTAATACCTGTAGCTTTCTGTAAATGGCATAACATATACTGTGTATCCGTGACTATTCCACAAAGGATTAACCCGGATGGTCTTTACGCCATTACAGATGTCTGCGTAATCATTCTTGTGTAGCTGGAATGGAATGAACAACATGTTTAAGATTATGTGCATCATTCTCTCCAATTCTTCGTTGCTACGTGAGGTAAAGAATGGTTCCCCGTGCTCATACAATTTGACGAGCATGTCTGCGGTTAAGAGTAGATTAGTAATACTCTTTATCCTGCGCGGTATAATATATTGTCCCATTGTTTAGGAGTTGGTTACAGAGAAGAAGGGCCTGCTTGGGTTGCCGTGTCTTTTGACTTGGAACTTACACAGGCCCTTTGGGGTGTTATTCTTTTATGTCTAAACTTGCGAAGAGACATAAAAGAAAGAACACGAATGATGGAATTGAAATGAGACAAAATCCCACGAGCCAGATTTTAAATGGCTCAGCATCCGGAAAGATACAGGGACCTGACATTCCAAAGAGTGTCGTTAGGATGAAGATTGCTGCGAGCACACGCAGCCAAAGTTTCCTTTTCATATCTTAAAGGGAGTTGATGACAAAGGGTAAGAGAGCAACACCTAATTAATCTCACGAAAAATAGAGTGCGCTCTCTTGTTCTCTTACTTGTTTTGCATCTTTTCTTGCAGCTTTTGGGCTGCAGATGCAATAAACTTTTCACGAGCAGTTGTGCTTGTACAGATCGCAAGTAGAGCGTATTTCAGCTCACATTTACTGCAATCATCACCTGGTTCTGCGACAAGTATAAATCCGTTTTTATCTTTTAGGCTGAAGTGCTTATATGCACTGCCTGTGTGGATTACTACGGATTCAATTGTGTGTAATTCCATGAACTCTTTCCATACTTTGGAGAGTTCATGCCAGAGATTGTCATACTGCAATGCAGGCATGTTAATCTCAGTTAGGACTATGGCGAGAGCATGTGCTCTCCTTAAGAGCGCGTCCACATCTCTACTAGCCATTTCCTTGAAAGTGTCGGACCAATCAAATGTCATATCTTAAGGGGATTGATTACTTGGACCAGCCTTTAACAACGTTATAACATAAACTCTAAGCAGCCTTTAACAGCGTTAGCTGTTTTTAAAAGAGAATGAGGAGAGCCGGAGCCCTCCTCAAAACTCTTAGGCGATGACCACGTATGCAGGCATGAAAATCACCATTTTTCCGTCGTTTCCTTCAAAATCGGAGCGAGGAACGACGACGTTGACATCTTGACCGAGTTTTCCGATGAGTGCGGGAATGTCGGCGACCGTGTCAAAATTGCCGTTCAATTGAACGACGTTCAGGGTTAAACGTCCGTTGAGCTTGCGTCCGCTTGCCTGGTGCGTGAAGATACCAGCAGCGTAATACACTTTCTCCCCGCTATCGCGGGTGCGAACGAAAACTTTTCCGTTTGCTTTGAAGGTAACACCCGCAAGGGTATTTTCGTTTGCAACGAGGTCAGCGAAGGCACGCAACGATGCACCAGCACCACCACGTCCAGCGAGCAAATTTGCTGCTTTATCCGCTTGCATGGCATTGATGAGATCAGCCGTTGTCCCTTTGAATTCCGTTGCACGAATAATCGTCGCATTACCGTTATTAGCGGTTGCTGGAACGGTTGGCGGAGTTGTTTGTTGTTCAAACATGATCTTAGAGTTTTTGTTAATTAACGTTAATAAACGCGACAAGAGAACACCCACCCCCGTCACCCGGGTGTGTTTGGCTCCTGCCATCGCAATAGCGGGTTAATATTGGGGGCCCTCACGTTATTATATACACACACTATTTTTTTACAGAATATAATTTTTATAATGATATCTGTTTTGATATATCTTTATTTTACTAAGGATATTATATATTAAAAAAATTTTTTTGTATATTTAATGATACCGTGAATAACTAAGTTAAACCCCAACTTATTTGTATCTATGCACCAGATGTTATACTCCGTTAAGAAGTGCGCTGATTGCGGAGACATAAAACCTTTAAGTGAATTTCACAAAGACTCACGAAAGAAAGACGGAAGACGAAGTAAATGTAAAAATTGCCGAATACACGAAAACGCATCTCAGTATACAAGGACTACAAAGTACAACAGAACTAAAAAATATAAAAATTTTTCTGAAATTAAATATAAAGATTTAGAACTAAAGCAAAGCCACAAATGTTTAATATGCGGTAAACGGGAGGCACTAGTAATAGACCACTCACATCAACACGGAGCCGTAAGAGGGTTACTATGTAATAGGTGCAACATAGGCTTAGGTATGTTCTTAGATAGTCCTAGAAGATTAATAAATGCGTTATACTATATTGTAGTTAAGGAAGTATGGCCACCTTTGCGCAAAAATTTACTGGTCGAGTTAAAAAAGTTTAAAAAAAGTTCTCAAAATATTTGGAATTTCGCCGAAAAAGTTGTATCTTTGTAGTACATTTTGAGAATATGATGACAATCATTACAAGAAACATAGAAGGATTGGAACTCAGCTGGGTATATCATCCAGCTTTTGATGGACCAATAACTTTGTATAAAAGAAACCCGAACTATACAGTTCGGGAAGTCACCGAGATCCCCCACGAGGGCCAAGAGGTAGTTAGTGGGAAAGACATCGGGTTAGTAGAAACACCAAACATTTTATGTTTGGAACATAGTTTCGAGGTTGTCCCCGGTAGTGACGAAACTGATCCCAATATAAAGCTAGATTGAAATCTATAAAACTATTCGGTATCCAATTGTGGAACGGTAAAAGGGCGAATAGATGATTTCTGGGTCTCTACGGAAGCACTGTCTAGACGAAATTTGGAGATTAAATTTTAAAATAGACCCTTGTCTAAAGGGGGAAAGTATATCTAGTTATGAACAAAAAAGTAGTTAGAACTCTTCTATTACTAGATAAGCAAATAGACATTATATGTCATGGTAACGAAGAAGCTGTTCGGATGCATATTACGGATAAACGTAATCAAATTAGCCAGAGCATACGATTGAACTCTAAAGAAATTACTCAACTTAGAGATTGGCTAATTGTAATAACAACTGGAAAATTAAACGAAGATGGGAAATAGAAGTAGATTAATAAACTTCTTATTTGCGGTTCTAGGAACTGTAGTTATGATAGGTGCAGTTATTGCATTACCAAGTGTAGACAAAGACCTACCACCTCTTATTCAAGATATATCCAAAAGTTTTCTATTGATAAGCACAATGTTCTTAGGACAACTAGCGATTATGGTCGCATTAGTATTTTCTGTAAAGGACGATGTTATCGAGCTTCAATATGATGTAAATAGGAAACTGAGTAAAATGTTGGACGGAGTTGATACAACTCCAAAAAATGTATCTAATTTGCCAATAATTCTAGTAGATCCATCGCAGAAAGATCTGCTACAAGATGCATGGGTAATGCATGATCATAATGGCAACACTGCGTATTCTCTAAATGGGGTATCCTGGTTTAGAGCACAACTGCTAGATGAATACAAACAAGATGCTCAAAATAAGATTTGAACTTCCAAATAACACGGGCTACCTAATGGTTTCTAACTTGATGGCTTTTGGGCTATTTAGAACAGAATGTTGGGAACTAGGTGGGGATGCTTGGCTAGAAGATTAATTATGACAATCAAAGAAGAATATAATAAATACAAAGAAGTATTTATTTCCTGGCCAATTCTAAAAAGAATTGATGTAAGCCTAAGTGCTGTTTCATTTGCAATGCTTATTACATACTTACTTTCAGAGTGGGTAACTATAGGGGCACTCGGGCTAACTTTATTCGGCATTAGCTGCATGTTCGCAGTTGCAGAATATATTAGAATTAGGAGAATCAAGAAACATGGAAGTAACAATCGCACAACTTAAAACCCTCTTAGATGCTTATCCCGATGATACTATTGTAGTGGTGGATAGCTACGAAGATGGTTATGATGATTTTACCTTAGAGTTAAAATCTGTATATGTAGTAGATCATCCCTCTTGGTGGGAAGGCCAATACGAAGAAGCCACTGACCAAGAAAATAACTTGAAAGTTCTTGCTCTGAAAAGAGTAGATCGTAAATAATATAATATGATTATCTATATGGACTACGAGCCAATTATCGAACATTTTACTGGAAAAGACCCCATGGGTTGGCTCGATGATTTTTATCCTGAACTTGAGTTTAATTTAGAAGAACACAATGTTTTAGCGATTGATGGGGATGATGACGATGTTATTAGCTTTGCTAATCATATGACAGAAGTAACATGGGCATTTGAGGATATAGAACTATCCTTTCCGCTGATTCACCAAAATTATGATAAATTACCTTTTTAATGAAAAAATACTTACTGGCTATTATGCTGTCCCTGGGATTTAATGCAATATATGCACAGTCACCTGTAGATATAAAAGTTACAGAAGATTCTATCCCACAAAAACAGCAACTTATGGTAGATTTTAAAGTGTTTAAATCTACTGATCATTCTTATAAACTGCTAGATGTAGAGGTAGTAGCTTTAGATATTGCAGATATCAAAGCTGCCGATCAAAATGACTTTACTAGAAAACTTTTTGCAAAGCTAATAAACCTATTGTATGTCAATGATTACATGAATGGTAAAGTTATACAATATAAGAAGAATCCAGCAGATTCAGCAGGACTTCTAGCGGTAAGAAAAAACTACTATATTAAGATTTTAAACGTGCGATAATGAACTCAGGTAGTCCCACCAAAAAAGTACTTATTAAACCCTATAATTGGGATATGTTTGCTACGTCAATCGAAGAACTGTTAGCACAACTAAAGGAAAGGATCACTGGAACATTTGAAGTAATTGCTAAGCATGACGATTCAGTTACTTCTGAGAAAGCTCCACAAAAAGGATATGACTGGGAAGTGCATATCCGAGTTCCTACAACTGAAGAACAGGAACAAATTTTGAAAGAATTTAGAAAACAAAAAAGAAGAAGTGCTTTATAATATAGAAATAGTAAAAGATATACCACGGTTTCCTAGACGTAATGCTGGGAAAGATAAAGAATATATCTACCTATTTTCTGAAAATGCGGATAGAACTTCCATTGTGTCAAGAATAGATGATACACCAAATCATCTTACCTGGTACGAAGAAAAGTACGGACCGTACTTTGTACCACGGAGATCACAGGCAAGAATACGGGGACTACATAACGCATACCCTGTCACAACATTATTCAATAAGCATAATGAACAGTGGTCAGATAAACTATTTGAGGCTTATCGCTACATACTAGATGATGATATTCAGCAAATAATGACGGCTTATGGTGGAGGGCAATACCGTGGTATAAAAATTCTAGATAGAGAATTTGGTAACGATAATATGTCTAGAATGAAATACGTAGCACCGAGATGTTATAAATATTTAACGGCTCGATTACAAGACATCGGAATTGATAACGAGTCATTGCAAGGCTACAGAGAATGAATTCAATATACTTTACAACACTTAATCAGGCATTTAAAGAAGCTGTTCAATATAATGCCGACGTATATAAAGGGGTAAAAGCTTTAAGAAAGCTTGCTGAAGGCCTAGATCCAATGTACACAGTAGATGAAGTTGCTGGAGAGTTTGAAACTTTCCTACTTCGATATGAAGATGATATAATGCTAGCTAATGAGTTAACTGCTATTGTACAAGAATTACTAGATGAAGCCTACTTTGCAGAGCGAATATACCTCGAAAAAAACAATTAGATGGCTACTAAAACTATTAAACCGAAAATCACAAAAGCTGCAGAAAACCCTAAGGTTAGTATTGTAGAAAACGCAGAATACAAGCAGCTAAGAAATGATTATGTACGCCTACAGATTCAAGCTAGACTGCTTGCAAGACTAGTACATGCGTACACCCCCAGCACGAAACCTGCGTTCACTTCCAAAACGCGATGGGAGCAGATTGCTTACATGAATGCGATTGCGGACCAGGTGCTAGCGCTAGAGTCTCAAATGATTGATTACGAAGAACTTAAGCCGAAAAATGATTGATACAAATATCCTCATATCAATGGTAATCACTGCTGCAGTTATATTTACTGCAAACGTAATTATTGCCAAATGGAAAATTAAAAATAAATGTGGGCAAATGGAAAGCCAGGACGAGTGCAATTGCGAAGACTGCGACTTTCAAGGATGTCACAAAAAAGAATTCTAATGACTATTTTACATATTTCCTTAATGCTTATTGCTGCGCTGATAGGTGTAGTTAGAGCCGCAGGAGAACGTGTTGTAGATTTTTTCTCTTGGAATCATTCTATATTTGCACGTAAATATCCTAAAGAAGTTACAGTTGAAGATTTGAGAAAGGAGACGCCTAAATTTTCACACCCAAGAGAGGTATCCTGGGCTCGTAAAGATGTAGGACCTAAATGGCTTCAAACTTTGAAACATACTGTGCTAGTTGGGCTAACCGACCTATGGCATTTTGCAGATCTTGCAACAGCATTTGCTGCTTTCATATTGATTCCTCTCCTAATGATTACTCTTTCCTCAGTACTGTGGTGGCAATACGCTATTCTACTTGCTGGAATGTGGATATCTTATTCGGTATTTTTTCATTTATTTTATCATAAATTTTTCTATAACGATCCTTTCGCAAACCTACTTGACCCGAGCAAAGTTGTCATAAATAACTAAGACAAATAAGTACAGCATGAAAGCTAAATTTAAGCTGTCTTATCGGGATGTTTACAGAAAATTACTTCATATACTAAACGCCTTTCAGGAGGCTGCCTCGGAAGAAAAATTAGCTAGTTCTGAAATTGATTTGCTAGCAGAGTTTCTAATTCTTCCAAAGAAAAAATTTGAGTATCAACCATTTTCGACCTTAGCTAAGAATAAGGTAATAGAAAATGCTAAAGCTCAAGGATGGTCTCTCTCAAGAGAAAATATTAATAATAAGATTTATTCTCTTGTGTTAAAAGGTTATTTGTGGAGAGATGATGATGGGGTAGTATACCTAAAACCTCATATAAAAAAACTAATAGATCAACTTCGTAAGGATATAGATGTCACTGGAAAATATACTTTCGAAGTAGAATTAGCATTAACAAATGAGGAAACTAAAGATAAAACCGACGAGCTACGCAGTGATATCGGATTTGACGGAGGCCCAACTGAGTGAGTTTGGTATTACACGAGATCAAATAGATTTAGTAGTTGCTTATCAGTTTGATTTTGTGTCAGAATTTTTTGAAAATCCTATAAAAGGCAAACTCTATATCCATGAACTAGGAAGTTTTGTAATCCACGCAAAAACAGTAATTGGATTTTTAAAATCTATAATAAGCCGATTAAAGAAGAAACGTGCAAATAATGAACCATATGACATTAATGAAGTTAATAGGTTTAAGCATTGGTGGAAATATCGGCATGTTGCAATAGAATACGTAGCGAATTATTCGCGACAAAACGTGAAAGGTTTTTATAGGCCTTTCGATATTAAGAAAAATATTTATATACCTAAATCTAAAAAAGGACAATAACATGAGTTCATCGCATAAGCTGAAAAGCATTGTTCAAAACAAGACCTATAGCGATCTAGAGGAGCGCTTGGCATACAATGAAAATATTCAAGTAGTTCCTAATTACTTCAAGGATATTATGATTCTAGGACCCAAGGGAGTACTAGTAAAAATGTATAAATTTACTGAGCACACATCTACTCGTGGCGGGCTCGTAACTCAAAAATATAAAGATTATCTTAAAGATAGTGGCAGTCATGGAGCTAGTCTAGATGACTTCCTATATCAAGCTAGAGGAATCATTATTAGCATTTCCCCTGAAGCCCAAAAATATATTAACGAGACTCTTTCAGAAGAGGCTGCTGCAAAATTGAAGCCAGGAACAACCGTGTGGCTGCATCCAGGTAATGGAGTTAATCCTAATAATCAATTCTTATACGATCGTGTACATCCAGTAGTTGAGCAAATTGACTACTTAACTCTTCATCCCAATCATATTGATGCCGTGGAACTTTCAACTCCGGTAAAAGAGATTGAATATACGGACACTTATATCGTAGCAGAAACTCCCGTATATGAGCTTCCTGAACAAGATGCGTGATTTTGTTGAAGGAAATTACTTATTCTTTAACAGACCACATAACGCACCACATATTAACGAGCAAGCCATGTGGCGAGCTTATCACTGTCAAGACTGTCTAAAAGCAGGTAAGTGCAGACATTGTGGATGCAAAACACCAAATATGTTTTTCTCTCCAAACAAAGCCGACTCTGCTAATAAATGGGGGAAAATGATGAGTCAGACTCAGTGGGAAGCTTTTAAGGAATCCGAACCTGAGTATAAAATCTTTGAGAAAACATTAATTACCCAAAAGAAAGCTGACAATGCAAGTACTGAACTTTACAGAGAGCAGCAAAAATTTCTGGGATATACACCCCCAGTTACAGATCCCCTTTTCGCACACAATCAAAGAGCTGGGAAAGAAGGAGTCATCACAACTGCTCTGGGCGATAGCCCTGATGAATCATCCTCGCTCACCATACTACAATCTACCATACGAAGAGAGGAAAGCAACGATCTTGGAGGATTACCAACTTCAGGAGGAGAATCTAGTAGAAATGGAGAAGTTAGTGTCATTGTTTCAGAACGTGACAATGACTCCAGAACAGAGACTCTTAATGACCTGGAAGAAGAAGATTGACGAACGTAATGAACTCGTTAACTCAATAGAATATACTCTTGAGAACTTCGAAACGGTAGATAAACTTATTACGAATACAGATAAAGTATTTAAACAATATCAAACTGTAAAGGCCGAAGTAGAAAAGCAAGATGAAGCTGCCATGACAACTGAAGGTGGTTCAGTCTTATCTCTATCGGACTTAGATATGATCTAAATAAAGACATATGGCTAAAGATGTAACATTCGCTCCACTAGCGGAACTAAAAATAGGAGTAGACATTATTGCTGATGCAGTAAAGTCCACACTAGGTCCTAAAGGGCGAAATGTAGTTTTGCGTACAAACTATAAAAAGAACGCACCTCACGTCACTAAGGATGGGGTAACGGTTGCCAAAGAAATTGAATTGGCTGATCCTGTACAGGATGTCGCCGTACAGCTTGTAAAACAGGCCGCAGATAAAACCGCCCAACTTGCTGGGGATGGTACGACTACCGCCACAGTACTGACACAAGCAATTTTTAATGAGGGATATAAATTTATCAATGCAGGAGTATCTCCTACAGATCTTCGCAAAGGCATTGAAGAGGCCGCAGAGATTGTTCAAGATTTTATTGATCAGCAGGCTGTAACACTGGATCTCGAAAAAGAAGAAGACAGACTGAAAGTATTTCAGATCGCTTCACTTTCTGCTAATAATGATGAAAAGGTAGGGAGTTTAGTAACTGAAGCCACACTGAAAGCTACACTTGACGGCGTGATCGCCATAGAAGATTCAAACACCGCTGAATCATATATTGAGCACCTAGAAGGTTACTCATTTGATAGGGGATATATCTCACCTCATTTTATTACCGACTCTGAACGTAATGAAGTTGTTTATGAAAATCCATACATCTTTCTATATAATGGGAAGATTCGCGATATCAATGATATGGCCTCGGTGGCAGAAGAAGTTGCTACTAAAGGAAACAAACAACCACTTCTAGTTATTGCTGATGAGATCGAAGGCCAAGCTATCCAGTTTCTCGTAGTAAATAAAGTACGAGGAGGATTCCCGCTGGTAGCAGTAAAGGCTCCGTCTTTTGGGGATCGTAGACGTAAGATGCTCGAAGATATTGCAGTAGCTACTAATGGTGTTGTGATCTCAGATGAGATTGGAGTGCACATTAAGGAAGCAACTATTGAATATTTTGGGAGAGCAGATAAAGTCGTAATCACTAGTGATAATACTTCTATCATTGGTGGCCATGGAGACAAACGAGAGATTCAGCAGCGAATTGAAGAAATCAAGGCTGAAAAAACTCGTGCTAAATATGACTGGGAAGCACAGCAACTACAAGAACGTTTAGCTAAACTTGTTGGTGGTGTGTCAGTGATTAGAGTTGGCGCAATTACTGAGCCAGAACTGAAAGAGAAAAAAGATCGAATTGATGATTCCTTGAATGCTGCTAGATCCGCTATTAAAGGTGGTATTGTACCTGGTGGCGGGTCTATTTTTCTACGGGCGCATGATCACTTAATCGAACGGGGACTCCCTAACGATGAATCAAAATTTGGGTATCAATGCCTACTAAATGCCCTAACTTCGCCTTTTTACACTATATGTAGTAATGCAGGACAATCCGGAGAAAGGTATAGAGGCATGATTGAGTACGATAAATGGCAGGTATATAATGCTGCTACAAATCGAATTGAAGACGCCCTTTCATCTGGAATTATTGATCCAGCATTAGTATGCAAGGTTGCACTTGCAAATGCTGCATCAATTGCTACCCTACTCTTAAACACATCAGTTACAATTACCAATGATAGCAACGAGCTAGATTTGTCTCAAGCCCCAATGTCACCACTATGATAAGTGCACTATTTATTGATTTAGATGGCACTTTAATTAGAACCAAAAGCAGGAAAAAGTTCCCGGTCGATAAGTTTGACTGGGAATTTATTCCTCGTACTTTAGAAGTAGTTAAGGAAGCCAAGAACCTAGGGAAAACCCTAGTAATTGTTACTAACCAAGGAGGTATTGGAATTGGACGATTAGATGAAGCAGACTTCTTAGAAAAGATGGATGCCATCTGTAATTCTATTCATGAGCTAACTGGTTACGTGTTAAATGAAGATTTTAGATATTATTATTGTCCTAGCAATGAGGCACAACATTTCGATCGTAAACCAAATCCAGGTATGGCTTATCAAGCTGCTCTAGACATGGGTATTAGTTTACGTCATAGTGTCATGATTGGAGACGCTTCTGGTAAAAAGGATGATTGGTCTGCTAGTGATCTCAACTTCTCGATTAATGCGGGTATTGGAAAATATATTGATGTAGATTCCTACCTCAAATCAGGATTCTTTGACCCGAGACAGATGTTATCATTCTTTGTGAAACGAACTTTTAAAAGTTGGAAAGAACGGGAAGAAGACAAGGAATTCTTTAAAGATATAAATGGAGACTAATGAACTTATCTGAACAAAGTTATTATCCTAAGAAAATCAAACTGGCTCAATTATTCTTTGAACGATATTTCATTGAGGGTAGAAGTGGAAGATTACCACTAAATGAGTTTGAGTTTGATAGTGGCAATATGTGCTACGTACCAGTAAATATGACAAAAGAACGTGAGGTTACGCTTTCAATGAAACAATTTGAACAAGCTGCACGTTTAGGAACAGTAGAAGAAATTCATGATTAATAGAGAGAACTTCTTAGTTCATGATTTTGAGGTACATCACCCAGCATCATTATCTTATAAAACATATTGGACAGAACAAAAACGTAGATGCATAGAGGGGCATTGGGTATCAGGTCAATGGATGCCTGGGCGTCTCTATTTCTATGTTAACATGGCTACTATTCTTTTAAATAAAAAAGGAAGTAAAGTCAAGTTCTATGGCAGGCCGCTGTTGCGAGACCTGGAATGGGCCTTTTTCCCTATTTGGGAAGAGGCTCGTGGTTTTTCTGGCTTTGACGAAGATGAAGAATATTCTTCGCATAGGGCTCTTCTAGAATATGGGGAAGACCAAAAAGCAGAGCTAGAAATGAATTATCCAGACGCTTATCCAACGTTAGTAAAACCCGATGGTACGCTCAAAAAGTATGTACGAGCTAAGGATTACATAGGACAACAACATGCAACTTCTTTAGGAAAACCGCTATTTCTTAATGAATCAAAGAACCTAATGATGCTAGGTCCCCGCGGTTTCGGGAAGAGTTATTCCGTTGGATGTGGTATTGTAGCTCCAGAATTTCTGTTTGATGGCAAGACTCGACTGCGTAATCCAGATGGGAACAAGCCTTCTAGTGTATCAATTGTAGGAGCTGCGGATGCTAAATATTCTAACGATCTACTAGGCAAAACAAAAATTACATTAGATAATTTACCTGGATCACTGGAGATAAATGGGGTATTCACTCCTTCTCCTATTTCGAAAAAATACAAAGGATCTCTACAACCAGGTAAAGAAATAGAAGCTAGATATAAAGTAAAAGTAGGTGGGAACTGGAGAACGCTTGGATCAGGTTCCCTTATTAAGAATCGTACCTTTAAAGATAATCCATACGCAATTCAAGGAACTCGTTCTTCCACGGTTATTTACGAAGAGGCTGGTATGTTCTCAAACCTAAGAGAAAGTTACAACAACTCTGTGGATGTAATGAAAGATGGTTCACACAAGTTTGGTTCCGCGATGTTTCTAGGAACTGGTGGTGACATGGGAGCTGGTACTATTGATGCTTATTACATGTTTTATAATCCCGATGAATTTGATCTTATTACATTTGATGATCAATGGGAGCATAAAGGTAATATCAGTTACTTTATTCCTGCTCATTATGGAGATAATGCGTACAAAGATTCCCATGGTTACACCAGGGTTGAGTATGGTCTAAAACGAGAAATAGCTACCAGAGAACGGCTAGCAGGAGACAAAGGGGCTTCGTCTACTTTAGATGCGTACATAGTCTATCACCCACTTGTACCATCTGAGATGTTCCTTGTGAAGGGAACAAATATTTTTCCTGTTCTGGAATTACGTAGACGTCGACAGGAGCTAGACGAAAGTTCAACTGTAGCTCTACTTGAAAAGAGAGTTGAACTATATTATGATCCTAATGCAAAGGCCACTGACGGCGTAAATTATAAGTTAGATGTAAGTAATAAGCTAAAACCTATTCGAGAATTTCCTTACAAAGGAGATGATAAAGAGGGAGCGCTTGTTATTTACGAGTTACCCATCTTAGATGATAAGACCGGAAAAGTGCCAAATGATCTGTATTTAATTGGGCATGACCCTGTAAGAACAGATAACCCAGACGGACCGTCTTTGGCTAGCGTGTATGTACTGAAGACTAAAAAATATAAGTACAAATATGGGCATGATGAAGTCGTAGCTCAGTATGTTGGTCGACCATTTAGAGGTCGAAATGTAACCAACGAATTAATATTAAAGTTATCAAAATTCTATAACGCCAAAGTATATTTTGAAAATTCTGTTGGCAATGTTAAAGAATATTTTGAAAAACATAAAGAGTTACATAGACTAGCAACACAACCAAAAACTGTGTTCACAAATAAAGCGTCATATGAAATTCGAGGAGCATCCACAGTATACGGATATCCAATGGAAGGACGCAAGAATAAAATTGATGCACTACATTACGTTGCTGAATGGCTACTAGAAGAAAGAGGCGAAAGTAGAGATGGCCGAACGATACGTAACTTAGATCTACTACCTGATGTAGGATTGTTAGATGAATTAATCTTTTTTAACCTGGAGGGAAACTTCGACCGTGTCATGGGTTTTGCCGGATGCATTGTTGGATTAGAAGAAACTCATAATCAGTACGAAGAGGAATTATTTGCGAAGACAGATACCAAGAATCCTATAACAGACTTTTTTAACAATAACAAAACTCTATTTGCAAATGGCATTAGTAAGCAACATGACCTTTCCCTCTCAAAGGCTGTCGTATAAAAAGAAGATTGAAAACAATCTTAAGTGGGGAAAAGACATGATCGACAATCTATGCTTGTATTATCAGCATAGCTACGATGGTGAGTCAGATAGTGAGGGCAGATCCTCTTATCGAAATAAATGGACAAACTACCAACTATATAATAACATGTTGGAACAATCTGAATTTGAACGAGATTGCAACTTGTTAGGCATTGAAGTTGGTCAGTTTAAAGATGAGATTAAGCCTTACAATAAGACTCCCAATAAAATTCAAGTTTTACTTGGAGAAGAAATGCGCAGACCTTTTAACTATAACAGTTTGCTAATCAATAGCTCTGGTATTCGTACAAAACAGGCTATGCGCACCGAGCTGCTTAAAGAAACAATTCTTAAGAACATTGAAGAACTAGTTCAAGTTATTAGAGAACTAAATCAAAATCCTGAGGATCCGGCAGCAGAACAACGTGTGCAAGAGAAGATAAACGCTCTTGTACCGCCAGAAGAACTACAGACGTTGTCTCCTTCTACATATTTAGATAGGAGAGAAATTATGGCTACTAAGCTGCTTAAGTATCTAACTAAGCAGCAGAATATTCGTGAGAAGATGAACGACGCATTTAAACACGGACTCATCTCGGGTGAAGAAGCTGCTTGGGTTGGCGTACGTAATAACCAACCAGTTGTGGATGTTCTGAACTCACTAGGATTATTCTATGATAAATCCCCCGAAGTTAAATATATTCAAGATGGCCGCTTTGCTGGATATCGAACTATGATGACTACTGGCGATGTAATTGATCGTTGGATTGATGAGTTATCTGAAGATGATTTAACAAAGTTAGAGGGCCCTATGCAAGGTATAAATGGTGTTCGCGATGATCTAGTAGGAAAGGAAATGAACTACCATAATGTGGATCTATACTACGAATACATGTCTCGAATGGGAGACTATGGATTCGAAGAAGGCTCGTATGGCCGCGCTCAAAATGGTGATCACGTACTAGTTACGCATGTGGAATGGAAGTCAATGCGTAAGGTTTATTTTGTAACGTATGTCAATGAATTTGGCGACAAGCAAAAAGATATCTACTCAGAAGAATTTGAAATTCCTTCTCATTTCCGTGAAGAGAAAAAGAACTTAGGTCCAACTAAAACTAAGAAAGTTTGGACTGATGGTGTGTCAGTAATTGAAGAAGCCTGGATTCCAGAAGTATGGGAAGGTACTCGTATCGGTGATGATATTTATGTAGGAATTCGTCCTAAGTCATATCAACATCGTAATGAAGATAACCCATATGATGTAAAATTAGGTTATCACGGGCTTGTATATAACAACATGAATGCAGGTTCTGTTTCTCTTATGGATCGTATGAAACCTTTTCAATATCTCTATTTCTTTGTAATGCATAAGATGAAACTTATGATTGCAAAAGATAAAGGTCAAGTATTCCATTTCGATACTTCTATGGTACCAGAGAATATGTCTATTGAGAAGGTACTATATTACTTGGAAAATCTTGATCTAGATATTTATAACTCATTGCAGAACGCTCAAATGGCTGGGGCTACGCAACGTGGCAAGATTACTGGCTCAACGAATCGTTCCAATATGCAACACATCGTAAGTTATATTAATGTTCTGGATGCGTTGGATATGCAGATTTCAGATGTAGCAGGTATTCCAAAACCACGCGAAGGTTATACACCTACTCAACAAGCAGTAACTAATGCGCAACAGGATCTTCAACAATCTTCTGCTGTTACGGAAGCTGTATACTTTGCTCCACACTATAATCTTTGGAGACATATTTTAACATCTCTTCTTGAATGCGCGCAGGCTGTATGGAAAAATAAATCTATTGTTAAGCAGTATGCATTAGATGATATGTCAATTGAAACATTGGAACTTACTCCAGATGACTTATCAAACGATTCTATTGGATTATTTGTTTCAAACTCATATGAAGATTCCCAGATTATAGAAACCTTAAAGAGCATGGCTCAGCCCCTTATTCAAAATGATAAGGCAAAGATCTCTGATCTTATTCGTATTGTTAAATCTAGTTCTATTCAAGAGCTTGAACAGTACATTCGTCAATCAGAGAAAACCGCAGAGGAAGCTCTTAATAGACAGTACGAACAACAACAGAAAGTTGTGGAAATGCAGATTGAGGCTAAGAAAGCTGAGATTGAAGATCAACAAGAACACGAAAAAGAACTCAAGCAGATGGAACTTGATAATGCCATTCTAATAAAGCAAATGGAAATCGAGTCGGATCAAATGATAGACACATTAGAAGAAAGAAAGCTTGAGCAAGAAAGAACGCTTGCAGAGAAGAAATTAGACGTAGAACGTCAAAAAGTACAAGCGCAAAAGAATAAACCCGTCAGCAAATAATTACATAATTTTTTAAATAAATTGCTGTCCATAGGTTATTATATTATAAATTATAATTAAAATTTTTTATCTTTATGTCGACTGAATATACACTTGAAGACGTTCTCGAGTTTTTAGAAGCTGAAGAGCAGTCTGGAGAATATACAGATCAGAATGTAGCAAAGTTCGAGAAAGAGAAAATCTCTACTCCTCCCAAAGTTGAATCAGAAGAAGAACCCGAAGAACTCGAAGAAACGGAAGAAACTGAAGAAGAACCAGAGGAACAGAAACCTGCTATAATAGAAGAACAAGAAGAAAGTTCTGAAGAAGACGAAATCACTGAAGGTGATATCCCCAACGCTTATTATAAGTTTCTCGTAGATAATAATGTTATTGTTGTTGACGAGAATTTCAAGTTTGATGGTAGTGCAGATGCCTTAGAAGAGGCTCTACTCAAGACACGTGAGAATCTAACCACTCAAGCTCTTACTTCTCTTTGGAACAGACTATCTCCAGACTTTCAAGCTGCCCTCAAATATAACTTAGATGGAGGCAAAAGTTTCGAAGAATTTGCAAAAGTATATAGTAAAACCGATGATATTTCAGCCTATGATCTAAATAAACTAGATGATCAAAAAGCTATTGTCGAAAAGTACTATAAGCTAACTAGCAAATATAGCGATGAGCGTATCCAAAAATTCATTAACCGCCTAATTGAAACGGAAGAACTATACGATGAAGCGGAAGATGCTCTTGAATACATTAAAGAACACCAAGTTGCTGAACGTAAGAAGCTCCTAGAAGAGACCGAGCAAAAGCGACTTGAGCAAGAGAAAGCTGTGGAAGAATGGCGTTCTGGAATTATCGGATTAATTAATGATTCTGAAATTCCTAAACCACGTCGTTCTAAAGTTCAAGCTTTCTTACTGAATCCAATTAAACGTGGAGAATCAGTTGGAACTGATTTTGAAAGAACTTTATCTGCTATCTTTCAAAACCCACAGCATTACATTCAGCTAGCAGATATTTTATATAACTACGATGAAAAGAAAGGTCTCGATCTTTCTAGGTTCGTCGAGAAACAAAAAACTCAGGCCAGCTCTAAGTTTCAAAAAGAACTAGAGGAGGCACTTCGCACAGGCGGAAAAGCAAGAGGAGGTAGTCCCGAAGCACCGTCGAAGTCGCTGAAATTGGACTGGGAAAATATCCTAGAACAACTAGACAATTAATAAAATTTTAACTTAACATGGCAACTACTAGAAGTCAATTTATTATTAAGCATTACGATGGATTTGGTGGCAACTTTGTTGACTCCCAATATCTGGCTGCTTCTTACGAAACTGGCAAGCCGCACATGTTCAACAATACTCTGATGAAGATTTATTCTTCGCAGAATCGTTGGTTCACTGGCAAGCCGCTGCTCGGTATGACGGGCGCAAAATCTTTCGGTAAAGTAACTATTGATACCGAAATTTTCCGTTGGAAACTGCAAGGTGCTGAAGAAAAAGTCGCCCGCGTTGTTGAGAACGTGGACGTCTCTAACACTACTCCAGGCCTGAATGGTGCTACTTTCCGTATCAAACTCGATCTTGATTACTATGCAGAACCGGATGTACTCCTTCCGGAAGATAACGATTTCCCTTGTGAAATCATTGGTGATCCTATTCAAGATGGTACTGGTTATGTGTACGTTCTACGTCTGCAGGGTGATGATCCTACCTCTGTACTCCCCGCTTACCTCATGGAAGAAGGTCGTGAGTGGAGCAAAGGCTGGACCACGGTACAATCCGAATACAACAAGAAGTTTGGTACCCAACAGGTTCCTGCTTCCTTCATGCTCGAAAGCCAAGTTGGTGCCTTCGCTCAGAAGTTCACTGTAACTGATAAGGCTATGCGTGATGAAGGCCGTTTGGCAGTTGAATTCATGGTAACTGACCCCAAAACTGGCAAAGAAACCGTAGTTAAGCGTTTCATGCCTATGTTCGAAGCTAAGATGCACGATGAACTCTATATGTCTATGGAGTATCAATTCCATCTTGGTCGCAAGCAAACTCGTCCTGGTCATGACGGTTACTGGAAGAAGACTGGTCCCGGTCTGCGTCAGCAACTTGCTGATTCTTGGATCGAGTACTATAATGGTCCCCTGACTGTTAACCGCCTGAAGGATTACTTGCTTTCTATTTTCTTCTCACGTGAGAATGAGCAGAATAGAAAAGTCACGGTTATGACTGGTACCCTTGGTTCCTTGATTTTCCATGACATGCTCGCTTCCGAAGCTTCTAGCTTCTTCACGGTTGATACTAACTTCGTACAGCAGATTTCAAAGAATCCGCGTCACCTTTCCTTCGGTGCTCAATTTACGCACTACCAAGGTCCGGAAGGAATCGAAGTTACGTTGATCAAAAATCCACTTTACGATTCTCGTAAATTCTGTAAGCGCATGCACCCGCTGTATCCGGAATTCCCAATTGATTCCGCACGCTTTACTTTCCTTGACTTTGGTACTTCCGATGGTCGTAATAACATCTCGATGGTTGAAGTTGCTGATACCTATCGTTATGGTTACACCGTAGGTACTGTAGGCCCAATGGGTCCAGTTAAAGGTGGTCAGGCTGGTGCTCTTGTCGCTGGTTATGATATGTTCGTAGAAGGTACTGGTGGTATCTGGATGGTAGACATTACCCGTGGTGGTGAATTGATCTACGACTACGAATATTAATCACATTTAAACTATATAATATAATTCTTCATTATTAATAATGAAGGACGTTAAAGCACTAAAAACGTAAAAATGGGACGCAAAGTTTTTATTAAGTCAATTCCGCGCGAAACTGCGCTGAAGATAGAAGACTGGGTCAACGACTCATCTGGTATTAGAATGAAGAAAACCAAAGTAGGACGCACTCGCGACGCTATTATGGCTCTTTATAGTCCGAAAGTTGGGGGCCTAAAGAATGGGCTTAGTTATAAGCCTTGGATGGAAGAGGGTAAGCAGGTGAAGGACGCAAACGGGCAACCTCTCACGCTTCAAGATAAACTTGAAAAAAAGTGGGGATTGGAGCCCGGTACCCTCACCAACAGAAGTTGGAGAAGAGGGGAATCTACATCTGAAGACAAACTTACTTACTATCAGAAGACAACTTGGAAACTTAACGATGGTTCCACTGTACTAGATCTCGATAACATGGAAGATGAATTGGGATACTACGTAGCACTGGACGACTCTAAAGTTGCCAACTCTGAGGCAGAATGGCGATCACATAAATGGCCAAAAGCTACTCATTATATTGCTTGGGAAAATGAAGCAGAAGAACTCAAGTTCTCTCGTACTTCTCAAAAATCTAAAGCATTCTCGCAATTGCATGATCCAGAGATGTCTTCTACTATGAAACGTAAGTTCATCTACTTACTTGGAATCGCATCCGCAACAACCACCCTTACAGACGAACAAGTACACAACCTACTATTTGATTATATTGATGCTACGGCATTTACCCCCGGCTCGAACATCGAGAAGTTCCAAGAACTTTCTGGGATGCTCAAGTCCAAAGACGGTAGAGATCAGCTTGAAGCTCGTTTCCTATTGAAGCAAGCTCAAGATTATCGAATCATATATGAAAAAGCAGGTACGTACACATGGGTTCGTCCGGAAGGAACTCTTGAATTAGGTAATACTTTAAGCGAAGCTGTAGACTTTATCCTGAATCCCAAAAAACAGGGTCTAGTTGAAGAACTCGAATCCGCAATCAAAGCTAAACAATAACGATGATAATCACCGAAATGCACTACGACTTTGACGTGAAAATTGATAAAGTAGCGTCATCGGGTAAGGCAAACTTTACACGGCCTGAAAAAGACTGGCTATTAAACCGTGGTACCGAGCTTTTCATTAAGCAAAAATATGGAATGAATAATCCGCATAGGACAGGTTTTGAAGGAAGTCAAAAACGAATTGATGATTTAAAATCACTCGTAATTAAATATCCTGAACAACCTGGAATCACTCCTACAGTGCATGATGAAAATACTTATGAAGTACCACTAAGCTCTTTGGTCTATCCCTATTGGTTCTTAGTCCGAGGTAGTGCTGAGGTAGTCTTTTCAGATTGTGTTCAATCCGCTTCTCTGAAGTTTATACAGCATGATGATTTAAATTATGCTCTTAAAGATCCTTTCAATAAGTCTTCTCGTGAAGAAATCCTATTTAACTTCGGTAGATCCTCCCAGGATCCAAGTATAGATTCTATTTATCTATACCCTGGGGGGTTAACCTTAGGTAAAATTTATTTGGAATATATTAAGCAGCCAGCAAGACTAAACTATGGCGGCTACCAATATATTGATGGAGTTACATACGCCCAAACAAATAGTGATCTTCCAGAACATACACATAGTGAGATAGTCGACTTAGCCGTGCAATTAGCTGCTGGCATTATAGAGGATCCTAACTACGTACAGTTGAAAACACAACAAGTGTTCACAAATGAATAATTATTTTAAATTCTAAAATATGTCTTTATTTACGCAAAACAATAAGCGTGCAAACGAGACTTTTTTGGTAGCCGGAGTCTCTACGACGACCGTGCCTAACCTTGGTACTGCTCTAGTTAATTCCTCTACTGGCGCCGTTAATCTTAGCGATGGCCAGATTGGTTTCTTTGCTGCTTATCCGATGGATGGTGGTTCTATTTTGAATCTTAATACCGCCCTCAATCATACTACTACTTATAGTACGGTAGCCAACGCTCCTTGGATTCAAATTTTCCAAGGCACGGAGGATTCCGCAAACCCCGGCGCTTCTACCAAGAAGTATCCGCTTTTCCCGCGTCCGTACGAAGCTTCTAATGTAATTAAGGGTACGAACAATCTATCCGTAACCAAGCAAGCTCCCGTATCACCTACGACGAGCACCTGGGTTATGGGTTCCGCCCAAGGTAACCACAATTCAATTACTGCTCTGGATAATACGGAGTATGGTATTGCTATTGCTTACCGTGGTCGCATGATGGATGAACTTTACTCACCCGAAGCTTCCAACCATATTACGCACTATTACACTACTCCTAACTATACCGCTTTGTCTACAGCTCAGCCTACGGATCATCTCCTGCAGAATCTTGCATGGCAGATTAACCGCAACTCTAAGGCTGTTGCTGTTAACCGTACGAAGTACCGTGGTTCTGAGCCTGTTGTTGCTCTCCTCGTAGACTCCAACACTCCTTCTGCTGGTGTAGCTATTGGTGGTGGTTCTCCTATTGCTGCTGGTGATACTATTCCTGTGGTTACCACTAACTTTGGTACTCGCTCGATTATCCTCACCGCAGATCAAGCAGAGTCTATTAAGAATGCTATGATTGCCGCTACTGGCCAAGTTATTGCCTCTGTAGATGCTAACATTCTTAATATTAATCTTGCTACTGCTGGTACTGCTACTGGCGGTGTTGCTGATACCCTTATCTTGTTGGCTTTAGATCGTGATCAAGCTTTCGAAGATCGTATTCCTCAAGTCAAAGTCCGTTTGGACGTAGCAACCGCTGCTGGATTTGATGTCGACACTACTTACCTCACGGAAGAGGAAGAAGCTAGTGAAGGCCAAGGTCAAGGTCGCTGGTTGGATCTGTGGTACAAAGCTACCCATGGTCAACGTAAGTACAGCCTCGATCACACTATGGATCCCGTAATCGAATTCGATTCTCCGATTGATGTTACGGATGCCTATTATCAGTATACGATCCTTCATGAGGACGTAAATCAAGTAGATACGCATAATGTAGTTGTTTCTCCGCTCAAGGAAATTCTTCTTGTTCCGGATGCTAACACCACTCTCGTAACTGCTATCGACAACGTATTTGGTGCTTGGGTAACCTCTGCCAATGGCGTTGGTATTGTATCTGTATAATCTAATTATATAAGTAGGGAAGGGGGAGCAATCCCCCTGCTCTATTATTAAACGTAACAATCATGGCTAAGGCTAAATTTTTTCTTAACGAAAATCGCAATACACAAATTGATCCTTCTACGGCTCTTCCTACTGACATTTATTTGCCTGCAAATAATGGTCGTGATGTAATCCGTCGGGAATCTACACAAGGTCGATTTTCTACTACTGTCCCAAGCTATTCTGTTTCTCTTAACAGCTATCTTACTAATTGGTTAGCAGAGAACTTTGATGCTGGGGATATTGTCTATCCCTTTACAGGTAACTTTGAGGTAGCTTCCGATACTGCTGTTATTACATCTGCAGTTGGTGTAGGTGTGACTGCTACTGCAGGTGAAATTGATCTAACTTCTGCTGGAGGACCTATTGACATTAATTCTGCTACTGCTATCACTCTGGATTCGGACGGCGCTACAACTATCACTGCTGCCACCAATCTAACTGCTGAAGCAACTGCAGGCAAACTTAATCTTGTTGCAGGTACTTTGGATGTAGATATTGACGCCAATACGGATGTAACTGTTAACGCCACTACTGGTGATATCATTCTTACATCTGGTGATGATATTATCTTTACTCCAACTGCTAATCTCACGTTCACTCTTGCCGCTATTCCTACTTATGCAGACGATACTGCTGCAGGTGTTGGAGGATTGACCGCAGGTCAAGTTTACAAGCAGGCTACTGGAGAATTAATGATCAAACTTTAATTTCTAATCTATGGAAACTCATCTTAAAAGAAACGATATGCCTACTAGGGCACAAAGATTCGATGTAACCGTTCCGGCAGATATTTGGATTCCTAACCAGGATGAGTTCATTACTCCACCTTCTAGAAAGAATGTGGGATTTGGCGGATTTATTTCTACCTCTCGTAAAGGTACTAAATTCTCTCTAAAGGAATTTGTCGCTAGTGTAGCCAATGCAACTATTAGCGCTGTTAACGGTCTTACGGAATCTTTAGGAACAGTAAAACTAGGCGGTTCTCTTACCGAGAATACTACTATTACTGGTACTACGTATGACCTTGCAGTTACTACTTCGACTGGGGATATAACTTTCACGACTACAAATTCTGCAGGAAGTATTGATCTTACTTCTGCTGGGGCTATTGATATTACTAGCAGCCAATCACTATTTGTAACTGCTCCAAGTAATCAAGCGACATTTGGAGGTCACACTACTTTTATTTCAACATCTTCTCCTACTGGTCTAGACATTAATGTAACCGCAAATGACGGGGTACTCATTAGAGCTGAAGGAGTTGTAGGAAGTAATACAAATGTTGATATTGAATCTGCTGTAGGTGATATTACTCTCACTGCAGCTGGTAATATTAATATGGCTCTTGCTTGTATACCAACATATGCAGATGATACTGCGGCAGGTGTAGGTGGACTTACTGCAGGAGAACTATATAAAACTGCCACTGGCTCTCTTCAAATTAAACTCTAATCATGACTTTAACTGTAAACTCCGATTGTACATCCTTACAGATAGTTTCTACTTTGATAGATGATTATATTGCTACACCTACTGTAGATTTAACATTATCCTTTGAAGACTGTGAAGGTACTACATACGAATATGATATTGTGGAGGGGACTGATGTTACTGCAGGTACTCCCAATTTTGCAACTATTACTCCTGCTCAGATTATTTCTGCTACCGCCACAGAGTTTCCTGACGGAGTTTATCAGGTAACACTTACTGCGGATGATAGCGGCACAATTACTACTGAAGTACAATGCATGTTAGTAGATTGTGACTTGGAATGTAGAGTATTCGATTTTCAAGCAGAGAATCTTACTTCTAGGGTTTCGCAGTATTACGAAGCACTTAAATTAGGAGAAACGTGTGATAACTGCTCCTGCACTGGGATGTGCTCTCTTTACAATAAAATACTTGATCTTTTAGCAAACAACACAGAAAATGATTGTGGATGTCAGTAATCTAGATTTAGCTGCACTAAGGTGCTATGCATTCTTCAATGCTTCTCAAATTGCATTAGCAGAGGAGTATGGTATTGAATGTAATACAGAGTATTACGAAACTCAGATGCATAAGGCCTTAGCATACTTGTTTTTAGCAGAGAATTGTGCGGCTAATCTCACTGACGAGATCTTCTGTGCAATTCAAGAATTTATTGATGATGCATTATTTAGTGCATTATATGTTCGAAGAAACAGTGAAGATTGCGCTGAAGGAGCTTCTGATCCAGTTTGTATTTTAACAATCACCGATAATGTAACTTCTTGTACTGGAGGATTATCAATAAACATATTGCAATGATAACGATAACAAAACATATTACATTAAATCCTGGTGTAGGTGAGACTGGCCCTTATAATTATACTTGGGGCGTTACCTCATCTTCTTCTGGATGTGTTACGTTTTCTCCATCTACCACTGGAACTATTGCAAATCCTTCGTCTGGATCAATTATTACTGATATTAATTTTCTTAATGGTACATGTATTGATGACAGTACTATTACTTTAACTATTAGTTATAATGGAGGTACTTGTAGTAAAGTATTTCCTATTACTATTGCAGATCCTTGCGATGATTTAGATGTAGCAATTAGTGCTACTACAACAGATGCTTACCTATTTACTGCGGTAGCCTCTGGTGGGGAAGGCCCTTATACGTATACGTGGGGCTGGGATGAAGACCTATTTACCCCTGCAGGAAGTTCTGGGAACTCACAAGTTCTTAAACTGACATACATCGGAGGATCAGTGCCTCCTGCACAATCAACTGTTTTCTTAACTGTTGCAGATCAAAATGGATGTAGCTTTACTACATCTCAAGATTTTGCAACTTGCTCTCTTTCTTTTGATCCAGTGAGCGTTATTCTAGAATGTCAACCTGACGGATCTCGTTCCGCAGTGGTATGTTTAGACCCACTAGGATGTGCTACATCCTTAGTAGATTGGACTACATTCCAAAGTAACAGCGCACTAATGGATGTGACTTTACTTCCGCCAACTCTATTTGGACAAAATTTTGCTTGTTATGTAAATGGAGGAAGACGGGCGCGTATTACAATGGATGCTGATACTAATCCTGGCAACAGTGGTTACAACACGTTCTACTGTTACGTACAAACTACAACAGGAGTAACTGCAAGTATTCAAGTTACGGCTACTTATCCAAGTTGTACTATTCCGCCTGTTAATCCTATTAGCATTGCTGCTCAAGCTCCTTTCCAAATTGACTGTAGTTATACGCCTGGAAGTACGTACGAAATTGGCCCAATTACGGATTTCATCACCACGTATAATGGTGGGCAGATTGACTTTACTTCATTTCAATTTATTCCACTCGATACTGGTATTCCGACTGCAGGACCTGTCACGACTACATTAAGTGGTAGCGCAGACTACAACAATGCTACCAAGATGATAGAGTATACAGTACCTGCGGCAACTGGCACGGATGCTTTTATGTGGACAATATGCGATACCGCAGGAAACTGCGCAGAATCTCAAATATATGCTATTGTTCTTGATTGCACTCTTAGTCCTACTGCTGTTAATGATTCCGAATGTGCCGTTTGTGGAGAAGCTATTGAGCACGATGTGTTGTCTAACGATACTGTTAATGGTGTTTTATACAATGTTTCCATTGCTTCTTCTCCTTCTCATGGCTCTGCTGTTTTTAATGGCGACTTTGGGACTCCTCGTATTATTTACACTCCCAATGCTACTTACAGCGGTAGCGACTCATACGATTATACAGTATGGAATGACTCTGGTGAATCGGATACGGCGACTGTTACCGTAAACGTACTTTGTGCTGGAGCTGATTCTGAAATAGCTACTTGCGAATAAATAACTTGATATGGCAATTATAATCACACCTTACGATATTTTAACAGACAATAACGCGGGTGTTGCGCCAACTACTGGAGGTACGTGGTCATATGTCGGCACTGGATCTACTGGTGCCGCACCACTTCCCCCTAATCCACCTGGTTTATACGATGGTACTCTAGATTTTACTGGGGTAACTAATGCTCCGGCAGGTACGTATATTTATCGATATACTGTTACTTCTGGAGGATGTTCCGCTTATGCAGATCTTGACGTTTCTAACTTTGACCACATTATTGTAAAAAATGATGTGTGTGCATCTGCAAGAGAAATCGTATTCCCTTATAATGGAGGAACCGCAACTTTGCCCAATCAGTTATTAGGTGAAGCATGCCCTGGCCAAATCCACCCAACTTACTCAGCAACTGCTACTCCTACTGAATGGGGTAGTGCGACATTTGTAGGAGATTTATGGTATGAATTAAACTATGATGCTACTTATCTGCCTGCTACCGACATTCCTATTGTAATGTCAATAACTGCGGATGGTATTCCTTACGGAAGTGAAGGAATTGTAGAACCATATTTAGCTGTCTATTCTTCTTGTACACCCGGTCTTGTAGAAGCAGATGTTCCTATTAGTGGATCACAAAGCATCGATATAATCATATCGGATGTATTTACAAGTAACTTTACATACTACATTAGAGTAGCATGTGTAGATGGAAATCAAGGAAAATTTAATATTTCTGTAACAACCTAATAATGGCTATCATATACACCACCCCTAGTGGTAATGTTCAAACATCTGTAAATACTGCTAATAGAAGGGATGATGGAACTAGCGGCTCGTCTTCATCAGGAGATAAGCATTATACCCATTATCAAGGTGTAGCATCTACAACATGGAATGTAACCCATAATCTAGGGAAATATCCTGCTGTGCAAGTACTAGATTCTGCTAAAAACCTAGTAACTGGAGATGTACAGCATATAGATCTAAATAATACCGTGCTCAGCTTTGCGTACGCTTTCTCGGGCTCGGCAACTTTTAATTAAAATATATGGCTCACTTATTTCACACTCCAATTGACCTTAATCAATTGGAAGTTTTAAACCCAACTTTTCAGTTGTTAGGATCGGCCCCGGGTACACCCGTTGAGGGCCAATTCTATTATAATACAACTGATGATGGAGTGTATTTTCGTAACGGGTCAGCTGCCTGGGAAAAGTTCGTAGGCACAATTAATAACGTTGGTACTATTGCTGGAGCGGTAGACGGAGCCAATGATTATTTTGTAATCTACGATGGTTCTGCAAGTGCAAACGTAAAAGTAGCAGTAGACACTTTACTGTCTGATGTAGGACCATTTGAGAATGTTCTAACCTTCTCTAACGGCCTAACTCGCACAGTTGATGCAATTGCACTAGGTGGAACACTTACTGGTAATACAACCATTAACGGAAGTACTAGTTATTACCTGGATGTAACTGGTAGCTCGGGTAGTATTGTTCCATTGCATGCTACTAACACTTCAACTGGTACAGCATTACTAGCAACAGCTTCTGAATCATCTGCAATTGAATCAGTGATAGAAACTACCAATACTAATTCAGTTTACCAGAACATTACTCTTACAAGAACTAGTTCAGGAACTCCTGCAAATGGTATTGGTTCATCAATTCAATTTAATATTGAAACAACTGTTGCTACTCGCGCTGCAGGTTCTTTTCAAATGCTGTGGACAGATGCTACAGATGCTACTCGTACTTCGGCAATTGATCTTTATACAACTAATTCTGGCTCAACTTCACGTAAAGTACGTATCGCGGGTTCTGGGCAGCTTACGCTGGACGGCTATGGTACGGGTACTTTTACTGGTACCGATGCATATTGGCTTGCTGTAGATTCCTCAGGTAACATTATCGAAGAGGCAGCGCCAGGAGGTGTATCTGATACTTATTCTACTGTAACAGGTGACACTGGAACTGCTTCTGCTACTGGTGCAGAAACTCTTGATTTTTCCGGTGGAACTGGTATTAGCACTACTGTAACTGCAGGTTCTCCGGATGATGTAACTATTGCAATTGACGTAAACTCAACTGTAGATTTTTCGGCTAGTACTCCTGTATGGACTTTTGGTAATGAAACTACCGCAGAAGGTTTGTTTGTAACTGGTACTCCCGTAGATGGAAACCACGTAGTTAATAAAACCTATGTAGATAATTTGGCTAGCGGACTTGATGGCAAAGCATCTGTTCTTGTCGCCACCACTGCTGATATTACTATTGCCACCGCACTTAATAGTGGGGATACTATTGATGGTGTACTTCTTGCTGATGGTGATCGCGTGCTTGTTAAGAACCAAGCTGCCCCAGCAGAAAATGGTATTTACGTAGTAGACGCTTCCCCATTCCGCGCAACTGATGCAGATGCTTGGGACGAGCTTGTCGCTGCGTATGTATGGGTAGAAGAAGGAACTGTTAATCAAGATACTGGCTGGCTTTGTACTGTAGATGCAGGTGGAACACTAAATACTACTGCAGTTACTTGGACATTATTTGCCTCTGCAACTGCACTTATTGCTGGCGAAGGTCTTGCCAAGACTGGAAATGCAATTGATCTAGATCTCAGTGATCTTACTTCTCTTGGAGCTACCGCAGCTTTGGATGATACTTTGGGTATCTATGACACTGACGCTGTTTCTACAAAGAAAATTACTGTAGCAAATCTCTTAAATGCCCACAAGTATGCCACAACGACTAATGTTGGTACTGCTGAAGGTGCAGTGGTTGTAAACCACGCATTAAATAGTACTGATGTTATTGTTCAAGTATATGATACTTCTACTAGCGATGTTATCACCATTGATATTGATATCACGGATGCTAACAACGTAACCATTCAAGCGTCGGGTTCAACTCGTTCTGTTCGTTGTATTGTAATGCGGTAATAAATTTTAACTATGTCTAAGAAATACGCAACTACTATAGATGCAGATGGCTTGTTAGTAAACACTCCATCGTCTACTTCTACCAATGAAGTAATAGCTAGATTCACCATATCAGATGCTTCTGGGAGTGAAGAACTTCGGATCGACAACCGTTCAGTATCTGATGGATCATTCTGGCCTTCTATTAATGCTTTAGGAACTACTAGTACTACGGCCATGTATGTAATGGGTACTAGTACAAGCGACAATTCCTCTGATAATGCTGTAATTAGACTAGGTGGAGTTAAAGTACCAAGCATAGCGGCTCCTTATACTAGCCGCACTTCATTTTCTGCTAGACCAATAGTACAGATTATGAATGGTACGGCTGCTATAACTGCTGTTGTTGGTTACGACGGACAATGGACGTTGTCTCCTACTACTGCTTCCAAGGAATACTTGACTACTCGTGGCCATTTATCAGGAACAGAGGAACGATTTACCGTTCTTAACAGTAGTGAATCTTCTTGGGTTAATAGCGTGGCTGTATCTAACACGCAATCAGATATAGCAGGAATAACGTTGGCAAAAGCTGCTGGTACTACTTTATCAAGTACTCCTACTGCAATTACCACGGGAGAATCAGTTGCAAGAATTGATGCCACAGGGTACTTTGGAGCTACTGCTGGGTGGAACACAAATGCTTCAATTGCATTCAATGTAGGTACAGTTACAACTGATACCCACATGCCAATGTCAATTACTTTCAGTACATCCAATCAGTTGGAAGGTAACCTAACAAGCGCGTTAGTTCTTCAATCAACTCAACAAGCTACACTTAGTCAATATGGATCTGGGACGTATACTGGAACTCCTGCTTATTACTTAGCGATTGACTCAAGTGGTAATATAATCGAAGAAACTGGAGGTGCAGGTGATGGCAATGGTATCTACGATGGAAGTGGTACTATTGGAGCAGCTGCTGTTGCAACTATTACAGGAACCTCTACGTTTACGATTGATTGGTCAGATACTACAGATGCTTTATTATTTACAGATAGTACCAAAGTATTAAAATTCGATGGGGCTAGACTAGACATAGGTGGAGGAACAACTGCTCCCTCACTAAGATTCTGGGAACCATCAGGTAGTGGTTCTAACTATGTTGAGTTTAAAGCTATAGCTACTACTTCTGACCAAACTTATACTTTACCTGTAGCTTACCCATCTACTTCAGGTAGAGCATTAATATCCTCTACAGGAGGGGCTATGTCTTGGGCAACATTAGAAAACTGGGGAGACATCTGGGTAGTTAATACTGATGGTAGTGTACAGGTTACTGCTGATCAGAATAACGATGGTATAACATATTATTCCCCAGACAATTCTATTCGTATGGTTGGTGACAATGCATACGGTGGATTTAGTGATGATGCTATTACTTGGAGATTAGCAATTGACAAGTTAACTAACTCACTTACTTCGGGCACATTAGCTACTGGAGATCTTTTCGTAGTATGGGATCTGGATGCGAACGAAAATAAATATATTACCGCTAATGAAATGTCTTCCTACTTTGGAGGTGGAGGTGGTGGTATATATGGAGGTTCTGGAACCATTGCTTCTGCGGCAGTAGCTACATTGACATCTAGTTCTACATTTACTATTGATTATAGTGGCGGAACAGATGCTATTACTATTACCGATACTACAAGTACGATTCGATTAAACGGTTCTGCTATTTATATTGGAGGAGAAGCTTCTACTACTGAGATGAGATTTCTTGAAGCTTCTGGAAATGGATCAGAGTATACAGGATTTAAAGCTCCAGATTCCCTCGGAGCAAATCAGATGTACACGCTACCATCCGATACCCCTAATGATGGCGACGTATTAGAGTGGAATACAGGAGGGACCCTATCTTGGGAAACAAGAGTAACTGGTCCAGGAGCTGTTACTGATAATACCATTGCTTTATTTAATGGTACTTCTGGAAATGCGATAGACAGTTCTGGTGTAACTCTTACAACAGCTACTGATCAATTTACTTTGACTAATGGTAACGCATCACTTATTGTTGACGATAATTCTGGTGGGGCAGGAGCACTTAGGCTGTCTATCAGCGCCACTGGTATCGCTCAAGTTGATGTTGCAGGATCTCCTGATGACATCGTTAGCAGGACAGCCTCTCAAACAATTACTAACAAATTTATAAATCCTAGAGTATACAGTACAGCTAGCGCTTCCTCAGTTTCTATAGATGGTGGTTATGATCACTATCAAGTAACTGCTTTAGCAACTGGCTTAACTATTGATGATACTATTGCTACTACTCCTGCTGCAGGGCAAAGAGTAGTATTAAGAATACAAGATAGTGGTAGTTCTCAATCATTAACCTGGGATCCAGGATTTGTTCCTGTCGGAGTAACGTTACCTACAGCAACTACTTCCGGTAAATTGCATTATTTTGGAATGATCTGGAATAATACAGATTCTGTATTTGATGTAGTTGCTTATTCTGTAGAAGCTTAAATATATTAATATATAAACCATGTCTCTATTCTATACTCTTATTGTACCTTTTCTGGTTTCTTTTTTCTCAATTACAGAAGGCACATGGATTACGGATTGTGAAGTCCAAGATGCGTGTGCGGATGCTTGTAACTATACTGATAGTCCAGTATACGTTAATCAAGATTGTTTAGAGAAAGTTGCTAACCTATCTGATTGGTCAGATCTACAAGGAGATAACTGCGATACAGTATTCCTAAAACCTGGGGATTATACTGGACTTGGCAATCTTGAGTATTCTGATCTTAATTCAAACACGGTAGTACTGTATGGACTAACCTATCCTATGGGTTCCGGTACTACTTCTGCTGTGCGTATTCTTTCCTTCAATGATCCGGATTTCACAGACTCAAAACTTGAGTTTGTTAATATCATCTTCGAGGAAGGAGTAAGCATCGCAGCTCAGCCTACATCTAGCTTTGGTTGGTTTAATGATTCCGACATTACGTTTAACTGCTGCTTATTTGAAGATTATGGATTTTCCTCTACGGATGATCCGCAAAAAGCACAAGCTCCTGACATCGGGTTCTTTAGCTGCTATTTCGATGCTTGTGATGTAGGAATTGCTTTTGGAAATGGCTATGTTAAAAACTGTATCTTCGATGCCTGTGGAGTTGGCATTGATCTCTATGCTGCACATCCAGCTAGTTACGATGCGGTTGGACATACTGTTGAACTTGACTCCCTAGTATTTATTGGCGATGAATCTGAAGCTGTTAATTACGCAGTTATAGATAACAGTGAATATTATGGATACTACGATGAAAATGAAAATTGGGTAGATGCAGATAACATTAGTTATACTGAACTTACTAATTCTTCATTTATTGATATTGAAAAAGGAGTTACTCTAGATGCAGGAGTTGCACATGAATTTAACTACTATTTCTATCATCTATGGTTCTTACCTCTTAACGTTACTCCAAGTACCTATGGAGCTATTGATCATCCTGAACTTACTTGGTCTGGATTTGGAACTAAGTCCAGTACTATTTCAGGTTGCCGATTTGTAGACTTTAGTAATGTTGCTCCTAATAATCTTTCTTGCGATTATCCAGATAGTCAGATTAACATGAGTAGCTCACTATTTGAATACTGCGGATCTGGAGTTTATAACTGGGTAAGTTGTACTGGAAATTACCATAGAAATTCTAGTTCTAATTGTAACTCAAGTGCTTATCCTTCTTCTTACACGTTTTGGTATCCTACCAATACTAATGTGAAGAACTCGGCAAAAACTTCTTATACAATTAACTAATACAAGATAGGGTGTGTTGGCCAAGGCAACTTGGCCTTACATTCTTAACTTCTAAATAATATGGCAACAGAAACATTTACATCATCAGGTAGTTGGTCTAAACCTGCGGGAGTTACATCTGTATTCGTAGAATGCTGGGGAGCTGCTGGAGGAGGAGGTGCATCAAATAATACTTCAAATGGTGGTGGAGGAGGCGGAGGTGGTGCCTATGCCTCTGATACAGTTGCGTATAGTTCTGGAGCATCATCGGTAACTTATGTAGTTGGTACTGGTGGTGCAGGCGGTACTGGCACAAGTGCTGGCATTAGTGGAGGACACACTTATTGGGGAGCATCTTTTGATGTATTTGCAAGAGGTGGATATGGTGGTGGAGGTACTGCAGGTGGAAACGGTAGTTCTGGAGCAGGAGGAGAAGATTCCCTTAGTGCAGGTTCTACAAAATACGCCGGAGGAGCTGGGTCTGCCGGAAACGGTGGAACATACGGAGGCGGCGGTGGCGGCGGTGGAGCTGGATCTACTGGAGCTGGTGGTACGGCTACTAGTACTGCAACTGGCGGAACTGGAACTTCTGAAAATGGGGGTGATGGCGGTAATGGAGGAATTGGAGCAGGAACCACTGGAAATAATTACGGAGGTGGTGGAGGTGGAGGCCGTAGAAGCGGTAGTCCATCATCAGGCCCTGGTGGCGATGGAGCTGGAGGTTATATTAGGATTACATATACACTTCCTACATCGACAGGAAATTTCTTTTTAGTACTTTAAATAGCAATATAATATAATATTTATAAATTATGAAACAGACTAATACTATTAATTTTTCGCAAAACGCGATTGAAACTATTGAACCTACTCTTGAAACTATTAATAAGTTAACTCAAGAGATTCTAAATCTAAATTCTCAATTAGAAGTTTTTATTAAAGGGTTTGCTTCCGCTCAGAATATTCCTGACGGAGCTGTTTTAAAGCTGTCACAAGATGGCAAACAATTGCTTGTCTTCGAGAAAGAAATCGAAGAGCAAGAAGAACCCACAAAATCTAAAACTAAAAAGAAATGAGTTTAAGAAATAATAGATATTTTACTCTCTGGCAAAACTCAGATGATAGAGAACTAATATTGCTAGATGACGTAAAGAACTTGCGCCATCTTGTAACTGCGTTAGATCCAGCTTTAGCAGATGCTGCGTTGGACTACTTTGCAATTCATGACAGATCTTCTGGCCATGCAAAGCAATTTACTATTAATGATCTTGTTACCCTCTTAAGTACACTTGGTGTTGGTGGGGGAGTAATTCAGTATAATACTGGAGATGTAACAATCACAGCTTCTGACACAGGTGTAACAGCTAGTAGAGATGCAGTCAATGGCATCGTTACTATTACTGTTCCAGAAGATGTACACCTTTTCGGAGCCAACGTATATGGTGTTCAAACAGACACAGATTCATCTAACAACCTTAAAATCAAAGTTGTATATACTAATGAAACTGTTGTTAACCAAAATACTAGAACTGCAGATATTCCACAAGTAGAATTTGTCGATCTTACTATTCCTTACGCATCTAATGGCGGAGTAGTATCTGAAACATATCCAGGTGTTTATGCTAAAACATCTGCAAAGGATGTTTCTCTAGTAACCGCAGAACTTGATGGTTCTGATGCAGTGCTCCAAGTTAAAGTAGAGAGCATTGTAGAAACTAACTTTTTAATAAAATTAACATTTTAAGAATGAAACGTATTGTAATATTTATATTAACCATACTGCCATTCTTAGGGTATTCTCAAGTAGAAGAAGACTTTGGGGGAAGATTTATCTTCTACCATGACACACTTATCCCTACTACGGAAAGCTTTTATGTGGAAGGTATTTATGCCCATCCACGTAACGCGTACACCGCAGACTCTGCATCAGTAGGAGATATCATTGTGGATTGCGATTGCAATGCTTTCGTAATTGATACTATTCACTCTGTATTGTCTAACATTCTTTCTCTTACGATTACACCCCAAGATACGTCAGTGAATGATATTCGTTCCTGCACAGGCGGTATTCTTAGAGCTAAATCTCCACCAAATGGAAATTATGCTTTTCCTGCTGGAGTTCCTGATAACATAGCAGATTGTATTCTAAACTTTAACTTATCAAATACCTACGATATCTTATTTAGTACAGATACACTTTATATTGCAGCTGATACACTCTATCTTATAGTAAAAGGAAATACTCAAAAGATACCTCTATCTAGTATTAATGATGGTAATGGTATTTACAGCGGTGATGGGGTCTTAGTGACAGAGACTGATGTTACTCAGAATGCCTTTAAGATCAACTTTAGCTCTGATGTAAATGGCAGCTACGGGGGCAGATTTAGTAACTTAGGAACTGGTGGTACTGGTGTTCAAGGTATTGGGAAAGGATATGGAGTAAGAGCTACTGGATCTAGTATAGCTGATGCTGTTGGATTATGGGCAGAGAATACCTCAGCTTCTGCTTATACCGTACTCATAGCAAATTATTCAACTGCCAATGGTATACTACCAATGATGTCTTTTCAAAGACCTTCTGCCACAACTGCTGCGATAGGAGATGGAACCGGAATTGAATTTCAGGCAAAGAATGGTTTTGGTGGGAATCCAATTTATTTAAAGATTCAAGGATACTTGTCAGATCTATCTAGTGGGGCTGAAGACGGTGTGTTTACTGTTAAACTTATGGAAGAAGGAGCAACAGCTGCTGATAGGCTCACTCTGGCTTCTACAGGAGCATTAACACTTCAAGGATATGCTAATGCTGCGTTAGTAAATGCTGACTCTTCTCTGTATGCTATGACTCTAGACGAAACTGGAGACGTGCATGCAGTAGCTGTAAGTGGACTTGCAGATGGGTTCATCGGAACTACTAATGCTACTCTTACGAGTAATCGTACTATTACTAACGCAGGTTTTAGTTTCATTATGTCTAATAATACTTCTACTACTACTTTCAGAGCAAACAATACTGCAGCTAGTGGTACCGCTATTTATGGTAACTCTACTTTAAGTTATGGAGTTCGTGGTTATTCTGGATCTAATTACGGTGGATATTTTGAAAGTAATGGTGCTAGCAGTGGGGCGTTATATGTGAATAATACTTCAACTGGTACTGGGGCTGTTATTGGTGCTAATTCTGGAATCGCTCTAATTGCAGGATCTACAGGTCAAATAGCTATACGTGCTAGTGAAGACGGATCTACTACTAATACTGTTGTAGATGTGTTTGAAATGGCTACAACCACTAGTGGTACAGCTGCTGATGGCTATGGTATAGGAATGAGATTTACTGCTGAACAAGCTTCTGGATCTAGTACTACGATGGGATCAGTAGATATGTATTGGGAAGATGCTACTAACGTAAACCCGGAACTTAGAATACAAATGCGTGAAGAAGGTTCTGCTGAAACTACTAAGTTAACTTTGGAGTCTACTGGTATTATGACTCTTCAATCTGGTGTACGTGATAATGTACTATCGGAAGTATCTTCTACTACCACTGCTACTTTATACAAAACTCTACCAGTAAACACTACTGGTGGTGGATTTGATATTGATGTTCCAACTGCACCTGTTGCAGGTGATTGGTTTGCTGTAGTTGACTCTCGTGGACAAGCTGGTAGTAATAACATTACCGTAAACTTTACTGGAGCCACCGTAAATTTCCATGGAGCTAGCAACGATTATGTCCTTGTAGCTACCAATGAGTATGCTCGTTTCACCTATGTAAATGCTACAGTAGGTTGGGTTAAATCTAACTAATTATGGCTTTTTTTCAAATCGTCATTGAGGACGAAATTATGGGGATGATCACTCCCCCAAATAAATTCCGTAAACTGATCAACCGTTTTAAGAAATGGCTTTGCTGTAAAGTATGCGGATGTAATAAAGAAAATCAAGAAAACAATGGCTAATCAAGAATCTATCGAACTCGCAGTATTCCTTGCGCACTTTGCAAATGGAATCTATTTTTCTGCACAAGATGGGAAAGTAAATTGGACTGACGCATTTCATTTTGTAAATGCTGTTACTAAAGCTCCAGCAGCCTTCTCCAATATTAAGTTGGTACCCAGTGAAATCGAGTCCTGGGATGCAGTAGAAAAATCTCAGGTAATTTCATATTTTAAATCTAACTTGAAATTTGATAAACCTGACCTCGAGAATAATATTGAAGACATCTTTATGGCAGGTGTAACACTTGCTAAAGCAATCGTAGAACTAATCGAAAAAGAAGAAGATGGCGTGCCCAGTAATCAACCTGAGGTCTGATCTTCTTCTAAATGCCGATGCGGGTGGAACGTGGACGTATAACGGATACTCTGCAACATTTGACGGGGACGATGACAATCTAGCTCAGTTTGTCGGAAGCCCCGCTTCACCTCCCGAGGAAACTGCTTCCTTAATTGGTGATGACCCCACCCTTGATCCAACTGGTCATACGGTGGGGTTTTATTCTTTTACCTACTCGCTCGTCTCTGGAGGTTGTTCAGCCGATAATAATATAGTGTTGCCTATCATGGCAACGTATACAGCAGGAGATGATGTCTCCAAAACTATTTGTCAAGATGATAGATCAATATTTAATCTATTTGATCTCATTGATGACTTTGGAGCAAATGGAGTTGATACAGGAGGAAGTTGGGAACAACTAAATGGGACTCCTAATCCACATCCTGGTTTCTCTAATAATGTAGATCCTACATTAGCAACATTTGACGTATCTGAAATTGATTGGCCTAATGATACGTTTCCCATTCATTTTTATTATACTACTCAAGAGCCAGGAGTAGCAGGATTTACGCGAACAAGATGTCCGCAATGCAGTTCTGATCATTCGTCGGTCTACATAACAATGACTGGTACATCATGTTGCACAGCATCAACCTATTGCTATCAAGGAACAGTTCTAGATGGGACTACTATATATAAAATTACGTACCTAGACGGATCTTTTATAGATAATACTAGTGATGCAATGAATTTCCCGTATACCTTACCTGGGGACAATGCAACATTTGAAGCCGATTTAAATAGTTATTTAACAAATAATGGAGGTGGTACTTGTACTATTATTGCGAGTGATCCAGCCCCAACCTATAACACTGTTTATGTAGATATTCCATGTAAGAGATTAGATGCTCTGTGTACAACGTCTGACTGTTCGTTATACACTCGATTTACAGGAGGAATATGTATTTAACTTTTCTTAATATTACAATGACTGATATTGGAGTCTGGGCGTCGCTATTACCGATCGTAGGATCTGTCATCTTTACCTATGTTCGGTTATCCAGTAGAATGGCACGTATGGAAACTATTCAAGAAGAACAAGCAAAAGTAATTTCCAGAATAGAATTAGATTCAGATGCTCACTACGATAAGGTATCAAAACAAATTGATGATCTAAAGACTAGTGTTGTTTCTGTAGAAAAAGCTATCTTAGAAACATCACTAAGACGTAGTGTAGAATATGATAATCTAACTAAACAATTGGATAATATCGCTTCTAGTGTGCACGCACAGGAAGCACGTATTACTAACCTGGAACTCTTTAATCAACGCATGTATGAGATCCCTATGGAGAATCCTAGACGCCCTAGGAGAAAAGGCAACACGAACTGATATATGGACCCTCTGTGCTATAACGGCGTTTATATGGGCGCTTATTAAATCAGACACAGATATGGTTATATGGTTATTAGGATTTATGTTTGCCGACCTAGGAATTGAAAAATATACAGATGTACAGAAAGTAAAACACTATGCTGAAACTATTAGAGAAGATCAAAGCGACTCACATCATTATCCTAATACTCGTGGGAGTAATAGCAATGTTGTGGATTCGAACCGACTCCTTGAAAAAGGACATGACGGATCTTCTGATGACTAATGACACTCTCGTAACTTATATAAACGAGTTAGGGCAAAGAGTATATGATATACCCGTGCAAGTAATTGATCCCACAGTAATAGGAAAGTTACGCGCTGTTGACTCAACTTATAAGGAACTCGATAGGAGAATACGAGCTTTTGATAAAAAACATAAAGATCTTATGGCTTCAATGGCTCTTGTATTAGAATCAGAAGGAACAGTAAGCTCCACTTACGTTACTAACAACTACTATAGTGAGGACTCCACAGTATATTCTAAAACATTCCATTATGATGATGGGCTGCTGGATGCGTATACTACGATTCCAAACACTTTAGATAGTATAGAAACTTCTTATAAAATTAACTTAGGGAAAATGTATATAGATATCTTTAATAAGCGACGAGGCATTTTAAGCCGTTCTGAGCCGCTTTATGATGTCTATGCTACATTCGATAACCCCAAAGTTAATCTTTTGTCACAGCGCGTCTCTGTGGGTCTTAGACCCGTTCCTGTGGTCAGTATTACTGCTGGAGGAGGATTTGCAATAGTACAACACAACAAACAATTACATTGGGGGCCAAGCCTATACTTAGGAGCAGGAATTCCATTATACACTTTTTATAAACATAAAAGATGATTATTAAAAACTATACCGAGCTAAGGGATGTCTTACATGGATTAAACTACGTTTTCTATGAGGAACCCTTCAAAATGAATATAGTAGGATTACGAAGAATCATTAATACTAACAACTTTGATGATGTCTTATACGTAGCTTTTAAAGATGATTATCAAAATGTCTATTTAGAAGATTACTACATTACTACAGATCCCGGAAGGAGTTCTCTTATGAATCCTAAAAATAGACATGGTACTGCAATTTTGAAAGAAGGACAATACGTAGATACATACGCAATTGATTATCATCGTGGTAACTACCTAGCGTTATGCCAACGTCTTGGACCAGTAACTGTGTATAGAGACATAGATCGTGATGCAGAATTAGATCTAAATAACTCTACTACAGAAACTGGATTCTTTGGTATTAATATACATAAGGCTGGGGTACTTTCTAAACTAGTAGACGGTTGGAGTGCAGGTTGCCAAGTTTTTGCAGATGAGAACGATTTTAAAGCGTTTATGAAACTATGTAAAACACATTCAAAAAGACATGGAAACAAGTTTACATATACTCTGCTTAGCTCCGTGTTATAATATTTTATATTTCACTAATAATTAATTATATTTGTCATGACTCGTGATGAACATGTATATGCCATTCAGAACCTTCTAAACGCAGGTTCCCCATCGGATGATAATAGATATCCTAATCGTCTAGTTTATCATTTCCTGAAAGTGGCTCGGGCACGCCTAGTTAAGCAAAAAGCTGACTCTCACCGATTTATTGCAGAAGATAACTATCAATCTTTATGCATGCCACTAATTAAGACTACCTTCCACGACTGTGACTGTGTTCCTAGTTCGGATTGTTTGATTTTGAGATCGAAGTACAAGATTCCAAAACAATTAATGCCTTACTTTGGTTCCGCACTACAAGTGTATTATTTCGATGGAAAATCCATCGGGCGTATTGCAACTCCTTCAGCTTCAAAGTTAGAGTACTCTCTTGTAGAAAATCCTGTGACATTCTTTTTTCACGATGGCTACATCTTTATAACTGGAACTCTAACTTTGAAAGCTGTTCAAATATATGGAGTATTTGAAGATGTTGACAATTTGTCACAATACACAATTTGCGACGAGTCTGGTGACGATACATCAGTAACTTGCTATAATCCTGAAGAAGACATATTTCCAATGGATGGAGATTTAGTATGGCCTGCTTACAAGATGGTACTAGAAATACTTGCACAAAGTAGAATGCAAATGCCAGAAGATAACGAAAATAATGCTAGATCTACAACAACTGTTCAAGACAAAGAAATTTAAAGACCAAGCATCAATACGTCCTAATGATATGTATGAACTCTTTGAGGACAAGACTAAAGTAACTAAAGAAGAGTACATGCTAATTTCAAAAGTATTTAACTATATCTTAATAGAATATATTATAAATACTGGGGAAGTAATAAGACTTCCAAATAAATTAGGAACTTTAAGTATTCGATCTACTACTCCTAAAAAGAATAGAGCAATTAACTTTAAGCATCTAAAAGAGACAGGAGAAAAGATATACCATAAGAACTACGCTACTGAAGGTAAAATGGTAACGTTCTACTGGGATAGATCAACTCCATATTGTATAGGAATGAATACACGATTCTTTAAATTTAAACCTACCGAAGCTTCTAAATCTAAGTTAGCAAAAGTAGTAACAGAACAATTGACTATTAATAAATATTATCCAAGACCATAATATGAATTACCAATATATTCCAATAGATGCTGTTCTATATGACTTGTCTTTGGATATTGACCCACCTCATTACAATGAACATAAGTTTCGTGAATGGGCTATTAAAGGTTATCGGAAGCTGCAATCAAAGGATAAGTATGCTGAGAAGGTGGCACTTATCCAGGTAGAGGACCATAAAGCCCAACTACCTACAGACGTTAAATTCATCAATCAGATTGCATATAAAGAATACTTAGCATCTGATCAAGATCAGGCGCTACTAGATTTATTGGGCATCGGAGAAACTGAAGCTCAATTTATTAATACTGAGAGTTGGTTGTCAAAACTAAGCCAATCTACTTCGTGGAAACCTATGCGAAGATCTACTAACTCCTTTATTCATACTGCTAATTTAACATATACTATATTTCCTAATTTAGATACGATTGAGGATTGTTGTCATGAATATACTGTTGACCAAGGTCTATGCATGACTACTACATTACGTAACGGATATATATGGTTATCATATTTAGCATATGCTACTGATGACAAATGCCGCATACTTATTCCAGACGATGAAGATCTAAAGGATGCAATAGGACATTATTGTATGTACCGATTCTGGAAATCTAAAGTAATTACAGGAGATAGAATGGCAGTAACCGAAAGAGATTGGAACCTTTCCCAGTATCAAACATTACTAGCAAAAGCTGCTGGTAAATTAAATATGCCAGATAGTGATGGATTTGAAAACATCAGAACTACCACTACTAGGCTCTTACCACGTACTGATTTTGCTAGGAGCTTCTACTCTAAACTTAACCAACAAGAACGACTCCCATGAAACAAGTAGCACCTAATAGATTTAATGTAGGATTAGAAACAGATTCTAATCCAAAGTTTGCCTCAGAAGGAACGTATAGATTTGCTCTAAACTCCGCACTAGAGACAACTGAAGGCGGCATCCCAACTATCACCAATGAGGTAGGGAATGCCGTTTCTGCGTTTCTAGAAGAAGGATACAAAGTAATTGGCGCATGTCTAACTAACACATCTGAGATAGTAATCTTTGCTACCAACGAAGAGATGTCTCAAATAGGTATCCTTAATCCGGAAATTAATACCTACACTACAACAATATCCTCTAGCTGCTTAAACTTTAGTTCTAAGTATCCTATCTCATGTTTATTTAACATACGAAAGGGATGTGAAAGAATGATCTACTTTACAGATAGATATAATAAATATAGAAGTATTAATCTAGATAATCTTTTATCTTATACTTCTGCTCCAACTATTGCTCAGGCAAATAGTGAAGATAATTGGAACTGTGATGAATTTAGTCTCACACCAAATTATCAGGTACCTATTATTGATCTATTAAATGTAGAAGAAGGAGGAGGGCAACTAAAAGTTGGTACTTATCAGTTTGCTATTCAATACATAGATGAAGATGGTAATAACTCTGATTGGTTCAATGTAACTACCCCAGTTCCTGTTACGGTAGGTAATCCAAATGGAGACTGGAGATATATCCAAGGAGGTCTACCTGTTGCTAATACAGCAGAACCAGAAGAAGGTTCTGTACCAACTACTTCAAAGTCTATTCGACTTAGTATTTCTAATCTAGATATTAATTACCCATACTACAGACTAGCGGCTTTACATAGTACTGGCGCTATTGCTAGAGTTACAGAGGTATGGTACTTAGAACCTGTGGCAATTGGGTATGATACACAGGAGTATGTTTATAGAGGTCCAAATACAACAATAGATATTGTTGGGTCTCTTCCAGATATTAACATTAATAATACTCCTATTCACGTAGCTAAAGCTCACGCACAAATTGATCAATCATTGTGGTTAGCTAACTTAGAGGGTACAAAGTATAACTACGCAGACTTTCAAAGAGCTGCATCTAAGATACTTGCTACTCCTATTACCAAGGCTGTCCAAGTGGTTAATGCCTTGAACCCTGGCGATCCTAAATGTCCAAACACTTGGTGGGACAGTCGATCGTTTATGCCAGATGAAGTATATGCATTCGGTATTCAATATCTTTATGCAGACGGATCTTGGTCACCCGTATTCCATATTCCTGGAAGACGTCCATTAAGTAGTGACCTAGGACTTGTTAACACAGTAGAAAGCCAATTCTTAGGTACAGGTGATTTTCCTAGATGGAGAGTTGAAAATACCGGAACAGAAAGCATATTTGCTTATCATGAAACACTAAGTACTACATATCCTGATATACAAGATTGTTCTGGAGAAAGTATATGGGGAGAAGACTATGATGGATATACTCTTGCAGGAGAGAAAATTAGACACCACAGATTTCCGAGCCGCCAAACTACTCCGATATATGATGATGCTACTGACAGTATTAGCATATATGGAGTTAGATTTGATAACGTAGACTATCCTCACAATGATATAGTTGGGCATAGATTCTTAATGGCGGAACGTACTGAATCCAATAAAACAGTACTTGACAATGGATTTGTTGCAGAAATCCATTTTGATGGGGAAGTACTTGATTACAAAGGAGTTGTTCCTCACTCTAACGATCAAACAGGGAAAGCATTTGCATTTCACTCACCTAAAACCTTATTAGAGCAAAGATTCTTAAATGCTGATTATTACGATTTTCATACGAAAGCTGGATCAGCTGCAACACAAGATTCTGTAAATGACGATATTGATATAAAAGGTACAGCAGCTCCTGCAGCTATTTATATGTATGTATCTGCATTTGGTAGTGGTGACTATAATCCAGATGACTGTGTACCAAGACGAATGGCTACTGATAGTAGTATATTCGTTGCTCCACGTTCATCTCAGTCTCAGTTAGGTAGTTTTGAAAGTGCATTAGTAAATAGTTCACATTTTAATACAGCATACTTTGTTCACTATGAAACAGAGTTTCAATTCTTTGGATTTAACCTGCATATAGCAGCAGCAAAAAGAAATGTTGATCCGTATACTAGTTTGTCAAACATAGTATACTATGCTATTCAACCAGGCTACCAGCAAACAACAGATGCTGTAGATATCTTTGGAGGCGACAGCTTTGTTACTAATATGAACTATATAGATACCGCCTATATAAATGCGCTAGATCCAAGTGCTAAACATCTAAAGACTGTTGTAGGAGATTACTTATCTGGAGTGTGGGTAGATAGCGAATTAAACTTTGCATTACGTCACGGAGGTACCGATAGATGTAATACAGTGTTTAACGGAGTCGGCCCCGTATGGGAACACGTAAGAGATAAACTAGTTGATCCAGATCCGGATACAGTTAACCCTATTACTGGACAACCAGCAGTAGATACTAAGTATGTTACACGAGAAGAATTTTGTACTGAGTACTATGCGTACAACAAAGACTTCTCTAAAACTGTCTTTGAGAAACCTGGTGTGTCGTTATCGTATCAATTTGACTACTGCTCTGACTGCTTAAATTCATTTCCTAATAGGATTAGAGTATCACAAAAGAATTATCAAGAAAGTTCTTTAGATAACTACAGAATCTTTAAGGATGGAGATAGAAATGATCTCCCAGGAGTTAGCGGAAATATTAGTTCTTTACTAGTATACCAAGATAATCTCTATGCACTATGCGCTAGAGATATCTATATGATTCCTATTAATGCGCAAACAATTCAGACTTCTGAAAGTCTTGCTTACTTAGGAACTGGTGAAAGACTAGCAATTCCACCAAGAAGATTGTCTAGCACTACCTATCCGTATGGAGGCAGTCAACATCTATTCTCTAATATGGTTACTGAATTCGGTGCCATATATGTAGATGCCTTGTCCAATAAGATTATCATGCTGACTCCTAATGGTATGCAAGAGATCTCTGCACATGGTATGCGGAAGTTCTTTCAACGTAATATGAACTTTGATCTTAATACTCAGTTCTTACAACAGCTTGGAATTTCGTATCCATTTCTAGATAATACAACGTATGAGTATGGACTTGGTTATTATGTAACATATGATCCAGAGTTTAAACGAATTATTATTACCAAGAAAGATTATAGACTACGAGATGATAAAGTACTTCAACTATCTTCCTTAGGAGCCAATGGTCAAATCAATTGGGTAAATGATAAGTTTGTTGTAAATAAAAACTCTATTAGCGTTCCTATTCATTTTACGGATACTAATTACTTTGAAAATAAGAGTTGGACATTATCTTATTATGTTCCCTCCCAACATTGGGCATCATACCATTCATATTTACCAACTATGTTTTTCAATGATGCTACTAGATTTTATTCTGTAAATGGAGACAACAAGATTTGGAGACATGGAGGAACATCTAACTATCAAACATATTACGGATTAAAGAAGGATCATATCTTAGACTTTACAAGTTCGAGCAACCCAGCTATTGCTAGCACTTACACAGTGTTTGATGTTAATTCAAACTTTGTAGATGCAGAAACAGATACTGATGATTTCTTCTTTGACCACGCTATCATCTATAACTCATATCAAAGTTCTGGTAAATTACCTGTAGTAAGAAAGACAAGTTCTTTTATGCCTGCCACCGATCAAGGGTTGATTGCAGCCAAAGCAGAACGTAACTGGAGAATATCAGATTTTAGAGATATGGTAGTAGATTACACTGAACCTCTTTTTACAGATGATTGGGATGATATTCTTAACTATCACTATATTGACAAAATTCCAAATGATTCTGTTATAAGTTCTTCAAAGAACCCTTTTGAACAAGGACGATTTAGAGATCACTATGTTGGATGTCGACTATTCTTTAATCCACGAGAGAACGTTAAAGTAACTACGGATTTAATATCCTCAATAAATAAATTATCATTTCGATGAATAAAAATAATCAAATAGCCCAGGGGATGGCCTCCGTAGGAGCTTTAGCAAAGCCACTAGATCTAGTAGTTCCTGGGTTAGGAACGGGTATTGGGGCTGCCACCCAACTAGGTGCGCTATTGCTTCCAGATACAACGGTACAATATCCAATCAATCCCTATAATGTAAACGCATTTGGAAGTGTTGGTTATTATAATGCAGGCGGAACTTTACCAGGAGGTATAGGAGATCGGCAAATATCACGCGACGCGTTCAAAGTTCAAGGCAATGGTGGTATAGATAATAACTATCGGCAGGTAGAAGGACAACCTGCAATGCTTACACAAAATGAAATTGTAGGGAAGTTAACAAACGGAGAAAACTATGTTTACTCTGATTACTTACGTAATCCTCTTTCCGGTAATACTTTTGCAAAAGACGCAGAGAAACTCAAGAAAGCGCAACATCAAGCAGATGTAAGAGCAGAACTTGGTGATCCTATAGCAAGAAAAACTGTTGCTGCAATTAAACAAGAAAGTGACAAGCTTGCTACAATAAATGATATGGCAATCAAAATGGCACAACAGAATATGCCCGGCAAGACTGCAGAAGAATACTGCAGAGGTGGCAAAATTAAACCAAAGAAGATGGTTCTTGGAGGTGCTACTGAATTACCACAACCTGGACAAATTACACCAGAAATGTCTGGTTGGTGGGGTAACCCATCAGTATCTCAGGTTCCTGTAGTAATGCCTACTCCAGATCCAATTCCTATAGTTCCTCCTTTTAGTACTGTAGCTCCTTACCCAAAACAAGGAGACTTCTGGTATGGCATTGATCCTGCTGCTAGAGCAGGTATTGAAAACGCTGGAAGACAAGTAATGCAAGGAGCTAATAACGTACGAGACTTTAATCATAATCTTTCCCAAGGAATTGTACAAGGATTTACAGATTATTCTACAGCAATTGGTAGAGGACTATACGGTCCAGGATTCCAATTTGGAGATATCGGACCTATCAATTCCATGGCTAGAAACTATGTAGAACGTACTCCACAGAATCCTGGTATGCGTTCCAGAGGAATAGGGGCATCAGCATATGATCCTACCCAAGATCCAAGAATAATGGGATGGCAACAATATAGCCCAACCAATTCTCCCACAACTGTTGCTACTCCTACTGTTACTCCAGAACAACTCGCCGCAGATAAAGCTGCTGCAACTGCTAGTACGTCTAAAGGAGGTAGTAAAGGGAGTAGTAAAGGATCTGTAGGACTTGATTATATCCCAGGTACTGAAGAGCTTACTGCTAGGCCCAATAAAGAAACTCTATCTATAGAGGATGTAAAAGCAGGTAAGACTTTAAATTATACTGATCCTAATTGGAAAGGAGTGAAGACTTCTGACTTCCAATCTTGGCTAGAGAAAAATCACCCAGGGGAATTGCCAAAATTTGGTGTAGATGGTAAATGGGGTAGTGAAACAGAAAGTGCATGGAATAAATATGGTAAAGAATACTTAACGTTTGCAGGATTTTTTGGGGCTCCTCCAGTAGAAATGCTTAAGACAAATGCTCCGCAACAAATTGACCGTACTAAGGAACAAGGAGCAATAGCGCAGGAAGCTGCCAATAAAAAATCAGAGCCTGTAGCAAATGACAATCAAAGTTTCTTTTCAAGTATTCAACCTTATATTGGTGATATCATGCAAGGATTAGCCTTTGCAGGTCAATTTGCAAATATGGGTCCAGCTACATGGGAACAAATCCCAATGATGGATAATAGACAAATTGATCCCACGTATATGCAAGAGCGTATTCGAGCTGCAAGGACTGCTGCAATGCAGCAAGCTGGAACTTCCTATACTTCAAATCAAGCTGCTCAAATGGCTATGATTTCAGATGCTGCTCAACAAGAAACACAAATGCTGCAACAGGTGGCTCAACAAAATAAACAATTGTCAGCCTCTACACAGCAATATAATAATCAAGCTAGAGTACAGCAACAAATTGCTAGAATGCAAGCTCAGGGAGCAAGAGATGCTGCAATGCAGGGTATCTGGGGATCATTTGCAAATGCTGGTCAAGCACTTAATGAACAGTATTCAAACAAAGTTGGACAAGCCGCACTTGCTGCAGCTTATCCTCTTATCTTTGAAGGATTATCCGCAGATATGAAAGAGTTTCTACAAAAGAAAGCAAACAAAACTAACATCTAATGGCATTTAATAGATTTATGACACGCACTCCAATGCAGTTTGATTTCTATAAACAACCATTGGAAGTTATATCTCAAGCGTTACAAGTCAAACAACAAGCTTACGATAAGAACGCAGCCCTAGCGGATCAATTACTTTCTATGTCCATTAATTCAATGGATGCAGATAGAGCTTCAGCTAATGCTTTAACTAGAGGGTATCAACAGACTGTTGATCAAATGGCTGAACAGTATAATGGTGATTACTCTAAAATGGGGCGAGAGCTGATGGGGCTAGCTAGAAAAATTCGTAAAGACTTCACATCTGGAGGAGAAGCTTTTGCATATGAGTACAACAAAAGTTTATATGATAAATGGCTTGACTTCTCACAGAAAGCTTCATTATCTGGACGTGGACCATCAGTACAGCAAGTTAATCTTGGCAATGCGTACATTCTTAACAACTACAAAGGTGCAGGTTACAATAAAGAAACTGGGACCTTTAGCAGTTTACAAACCCCCAATCTTGTAGAGTATCAAGAGATGTCAACATTAGTAGATACCTTTGCCAAGAACGTTGTACCAAATAAAGTAGCTTCTGGTGAATGGGAAGTTAATAATGGGAAAGTATGGTATAAGAATAAAGTAGGTATACAAGAAGTAACTCCAGATAGAATTCAAGCTGCTGTTAGAGAAGGGCTAAGATCTCATCAAGGATGGCAGGCATATGCAAATCAAATGGAACAGTTCGGTGCGCCAATTACAGAAGAGATGTACAATTCTCAAGTTAACCGCGCTATTAATTCCTTTGCTTATCGTTGGAAAGAATCTGATCAAGATATCATGGTTAATCCATTTGCACTTAAAGCATATGAGAAGAGCCTAGAGACTCCAGAACCGCAGCCAATGACTAGCTACTATTCCCCAGCAAGATCAAAAGGCCAACCGACAGAAAGACAAAAAGCAGAAGGTGCCGTAGGAATTCCTACATCCTTTGATGCGTCCGACTTTAATACCTGGAGCTTTAGTGCTGCTCCTGGAGGAAGAATGGGTAGTTTCACAGTTCAACGAAACAAAGATCAATCTTTTGATCAGTATATGAAACGTGCAGATGTAGTAAATAAGTATGGACAATTTGGGCAGAATCTATATGCATCAATGTCTAAGAATCCTGAATGGAATAACATGTCGGAGAAAGAGAAATCTCACGCATTTAGAGACGCATACGGAACTGCTGCTGCAGAATTTAATAGAGTTCAAGATAATATCTATACTCTGAATGATAAGACTCGTCAGAACCTACGAGAGAACTTCTTGCAATCTTCTTTCCCAGCTCAAGCGCAGTATACTGTTGTAGATATGAAAGATGAAACTACCATTTCAGATATCACTGCAAGAGATATGACTAGTATGACTGGGTATAGTGTATCAGATATTCAGGAAGGAGGGGTTGTACAAGGAATTACTAATCCTGCATCTGGATTACCTATGGGTATTGAACTTGGTCTCCCCGATCAAGGGGATAAAAAAGAACGTAGATACCGAGTAGTAATGCAGGGGTACGATGCCCGTGCAGAAGAAACTGGTAACAATCTACAAAAACTATACTATCCATATTATGGCGGAGCAAGTAAGTCTCCTCAAGTTCCGCTAGCTTCTGTAGGTCCATACTTAGTACAAACAGAAGTTCAACCGACCTTTGATCAGAATGGTAAACTTGGGCAACCAATTGAAAAAGTATACTTCCAAGAATATGAAGTAGATGATCAAGGACGTCCAGTATTCGATCACAACAATCAGCTTAAAGTTAAAGATAAACCATTTGAAGTTCCTTACACTCTGCAATCACTAGTAGATTCAGAATTTAGAGCAGCAGGCTTGGATTATCAATCTAATAAACTCAAAGATAGTAAATTTTAATTACTTATGAAGGTAGATGCTTTCACCTACGCACTGATGAACAATATGGATCCGGTAACAGGTGAACCCATTAAAGGCGGGTTCACTGCCGATCAATTGTATGCTCCACGGCCTGCTCAAGCTATGCCAGGATCTGGTGGCCCCTCTAGTTATATGATGGGATATCGTCCAGGTATGAACGCTGATTATGTTCGTTCCGCAAACCAGCCTCTCGGTGCATCCTTCCTTAACGGCTTAACTTCAAATATCGTGGTTGGTACCATCGGTAAGATTGGAGAAGGAGTCGGGATGATTGCTAATATTCCCTCTGCAGTTGCTTCTGGCGACATAGAGAAGCTATTTGATAATTCAATCACTAACTTCTTTGAAAGTATTCAAGAAGATGCTAAAGACGCACTACCAGTTTACCAAGGTAGAACATATCAAACTGGAAATATTCTTGCTCGTATGGGCACAGACGACTTCTGGTTTAACGATGGATTTGATGCTGTATCATTTCTGTTATCTGCATACGTACCTGGTGGGGCAGTATCTAAAGTATCTAAGTTAGCCAAACTAGGTAAACTTGCTACATCAATTAACAACTTGGGCTCTAAAGCAAAGGGCGCTAAGTTAGCCAAACTATTAAAAGAAGTAACTGAAGATCAAGTAGAAAATGCAGTCACACAAGGCGTTTCAACTGCTTATAACACTATTACCGAAGCTGGATTTGAGGCTAAGGATACATTTGATTCTGTATATCAAGAGTATAAGAAAACTATGTCAGACGAAGAAGCGAAGAAAAAAGCTTCTCAAGCTGCTGCTAGAGTTTTCACTGCTAACATGTATGGTCTCTTGGTACCTAACGCTATACAGTCTAGCTTTATGCACGGTAATAATTCTTTTAATCTACGTAAGATTAAGGACGCTGTTCGTAGTGGCAATGGACTTGATGAGATTCTAAATACTAGAGCTAAGATGCTAACTAAACTTGGCGAAGGTATTGCATCTGAAGGTCTATGGGAAGAAAACTTTCAAAATGCCGTGCAACGATATGAGCGTCGTATGTCTGAAGGATGGGTAGGCGATCGTGCAGGAGAGTATACATATGGTATGCTCCTAGGTTTAAAAGGTACAGCTAAGGCTTTTATTCCTGGTTTACCTGCTCCAGAAGCTGGCACGGATGAAGATGAAGCAGCCGCATCAATTGCCCTTGGTGGATTGATTGGTGGTGGTATGGGTATTGGATCTACTATTCTAGAAAATAAGAATCTTAGTAAAGTAATTAAAGGTGCTGAGGTTGATTGGGCAAGAGTTAAAGATGCTAATAAATTTAGTAAGAATTTACTAGTAGATAACTTATCGGTTAACTTAAAGAGTCATGGCATGGTCGATGAAACCGATGCTAATGGTAATCCTACTGGTCGTAAAGTTCCTCAATATGTAGATCCTGATTCAGGTCAAGTATCTATGGATCCACAGAAGATGCAAACTTTTATGTTGCGTCGAGCTAAGGATATGAATCTTGGAGCAGCACAAGTAGATGCTGTATTAGGTAATAGCCAAAGCTTGATGGACTACAATAGAGAAATGGCTCTTATGTCCTATGCTTGGCATTTACGGTCAATTCCTAACTTATCAAAAGAAGATATAGACGATCTAATTAAATACGATGTACAACTTCCTGTATCTAGGGAGTTGGATGGAGTTGTAGATCAGAATTTGCTTTCTCAGAATGTTGATAAGATTCGTGCATACATGCAATTGTATGACGATAGTCTTACGCATACATCTGGCATGTATGATTTCTCTGACACAAATGTTGACAGGGATTTTGGTGCATATATCCGCAGGGCTTATTTCTATGATGCTGGTAAAAAATTGGCTGCGCAACATATGAAAGAAACTGCATCTGATACTATGCGCCCGCAACTTGATCAGATGATTACAGATATTGATTCTTACTTGGCTCGATTCAGAAATAATATTCCTAAGTTTCGTCAAGCTTATGACCTTGAAGTAAAGTCTGCAATTGGTCTTGGTAATCGACTTGTTGATATTGAAGAGGCTTTAAAAGTTGAGGGTATTACTGATGAGGTTAAGCAAGATCTAGAAGCCGAAAAGAAAGTAATTGAATATCAACTAGAGGAACTTCGAGATGTAGATGGATATTTCTATGATACATTTGGTGGACAGCGCGCTACTGAATACGGATCTGCTAGTTTATCTAAGAACGAACCTGCATATCATATGCGCAAACGTGGGGAACAGTTCCGTCCACGTTCAATGGCAGAAAAGTATTACTACAACAGGGCTTTAACTGATCTATTTAATATTGAAGTATCTAGAGATTTTCAAGACAATGTACCTGTAGAAGAAATTTTTGATAAGGCAGCTGTACGCCCAGAATTAAGACTCAACAATGCAAATAGAACTGCGTTAAAGGAAGGATTCATTGCAAAGAAAACTGAGGTTGAAAGCAAAAATGATTCCTTTAATCAAATGAAAGAGTTGCGTGATAATATGCATGCAAGTCTTAATCTTGAATATAATGCAGAACGTCCTGAACTTGTAACTAATGAGGATGAGATGGATGAGTATCAAGCTTTCCTAGATGACAATGTTCATGATATGGAAGCTGCAGGTGATCTCCTCTCTGAAGGATTAGGCGAAAATCCATTTACAGAACAGACTCTACGAGAGAATCCTAATTCTTTTGTGGAATTGTATCGTCGTATGGATAAAGCAATTAAGGACCACGAACTAGCTGTTAAGAAAACACAAGCTGCCCTAGACTCTCTTGAAGAACTTTCTAGAGTATCGAATGAACTTGCTGCAGAAAGTGCTATTTACGATAATCTAACTCCTGAGAAGAGGGGCGAAGTATTCAGAGATAAATTCTTTGAGCAAAAAACTGCAGGTGTACGTAGTGTTATCGCGCAATTCCGTGCGGACAGAGATGGATTCTCTAGGGGTGTAACAGGGGAAATAAATCTTCTTAACCGTTTACGTAAAATTTTTGCCTCTCGTACCGATATTTCTGATACTTTTAAACAGTCAGTACTAGATCGAATTGATGCTTGGTTAATAGTTTTAAATCAGGCATCAGAAGTAGCTAGAGGTAATGCTGCCAAACGCTATGAGATTCAACAAATGTCTGAACGATCATATGCTGAAGGACTACATAATCTGTTTAATAAAGAAGAAATAAAACAATTTCTTATTAATCAGTTTGGACCAGAGATACAAGAGATGTTACGTAAGGTAGCCGAATATGGTGAAAAACCTAATTCAAAAGAAGGTTACGAGGCTATTCTAGAATTTGTTCGTAGGAAACTTACTACGGAGGAACAACGTACTGCATTTATGCAGAAGTTAATGGAAGAGTCCGACAAGGATGGGGCTAAAACAAAAGGTATTATTAAGCCTCTAATGTCAGCAAAACTAGGAAGAGAATTCTTTACCTTAGGTGGTCACTATGATAATCCTAACGGACTACCTGGCATTATGTTTAGAAATCCATTGATGATTCCACATACGATGTTAATGGATAAAGAAGTATTTGGAGAACGTACTTTAGCGGCGTTTGAAGAAGGTAAAGAAATTACTCCTTGGCAACGATATAATCTTGATTTCGATTTCCCAAAACTTGTTTATAGTATAAAGGATTCTGGATACGAAGGAATGGATCAAGCAGAGATCGAAATATTTGATGCACTAGTAGATGCGTATTCTTATGCTAGAGCTTATCATGCTTTGGCTACTATTGCTACTGGTACCACAGATAACATTGAATTATACAAGTATGAAGCCCAGGAATTTAATAAACCTGGATCTCATGCCCCCACCAGTCAGCAAGCAGTATCATTCAGAGAAGCTGTAAGACAACTAAAAAGTCAATTAACTTACCAGCAGTCTGCTGTGTTTGGGATCTATGGCTCAGGTAAAACTGCAATGGTAGCTAGGAAGGTAATGGAATTTTTAATTCCTAATCCTGATACTCGTAAGGGCAAGGTTCTCGCTTTTGCTCAATCAGAAGCTACATCAAAAACAATTGCAGATTCAGTAAATGGTACCCAAACATCTTTTGATGCAGTAGCTAATATGACTATTGAACAATTATCTAACTATGAATATGTTGTAGTAGATGAAGCCTTTACGCTTAACTCTAGCCAGATAGAAGTTTTAGATACTCTTGCTAGACAAAAAATAGTTAAGGTACTATATCTTGGTGACCCATCTCAGAACAAAAGTGAAAGTGTCTCTACTCTACAAGATGGGGTATCTAGAGCACAACCTCTTACCGTAGTACTTAGGACTAATAATCCTGCTATTACTAATTTTGCAAATTTCTTTCAATATAATCCAGCAGAAATAGATTCGGCTACAGCAGAAGCCACCTCTACTCTAGAAGGTAAAACAGAAGCTGATAGTGGCGTATTTGTAACATCTAATAGTCGTCCCGCAGAAGAGCAAATTATTGAAAGAGCAAAGAATCCAAATGGTAAGTCTAAGATGATTATCTCTAATCATAACCTAGAGACTTACCGACAAGCCTTTGCTGGAACCGATGTAAAGGTTCTGTCTCCTAAGGATTCCCAAGGTCAAGAAGCAGATGAAGTATATATTGACCTATCTAAGTCAGGAGAAGCTGTTAACGGTGGGCCATTTGGGTCAGCATTAGCATTTAATACTATGGTAGCTACTGCGGCATCACGGGCAAAAGAAATGCTTGTAGTGGCAAATCGACCTGGCCTTGTAATAGACCAAGCAATTATCGCTGATCTTAATGAGAGCATTCAAGATTTATCTGAAGAGTTTGCTAAGTATGAGCAGGATTATAAAGAATCATTAGATGCTTATAGGGTATTTTATTCTGAATTTACTGGCATAGCTATTGCGGAAACTCCTCAAGCTCCACCAACTACTCCAACTTCTAACCCCGTTCCAGGACCTGCGGATAATACTGAGCCTACTCCACCACCTCCTGCTCCACCTATGGAACCCATGGAAGGTGATGTTAAACTCAAGCATCCACAGAACGATAATCTTATGAAGGTTATGACTGGTACTGGATTTATTGTTAGAACTGTAAGATCCACTGAAGCAGCTACTAACGAAAAATGGACGGTAATGGCTCCAACTCCTAATGGTAAGTTTAGGACTGTAGGCGTATTGTCTGGAGAAGAGATAGCTGCAGGCGGGTTTACAGAGGAACAACGAGCTAGAGCAACTTCTCGTAATCAGCTCTTTAAATTAGATACTGATAGAACTCTTGAATACTCAAAGGACCAGTTCGAGAATTTTATTGTGTCTCCTGTGGAAATTAGAGACGTTAAACCTCTTTGGTTCGAGTTTGGCGAGAACAAGACTACATTAACTGCTGATGGAGTTCAATGGTTAATGAGAGATTTCTTTCAACAAGAGGGTGTACCTGTACAGGGTAATGTAGATGCAAACATCCGTATTTATCGTCGTCCTAGTGAATTTCCTAATACTAGGTTTACGCCCGATATAGGCGTACCTTATATTGTATTATCTGGTTTTCAAGTTCCAGAAGATAGACAATATAGTTTCCCACGAAACTTGCATATTCCAATCAGTGCTCCAAAATTAAGTACTGACCATGAAGTATTTAAAACTGCTCAGAAGTTTAAAACTGCTTTTGATACATTTTGTGGTATTGTCAATAAGGATCCAGTACAGTATTTTAACTCGGAACCTTTTGAGAATTTAATGGATAAATTTAGCAAGTTATATACTGTAGATGTACTTCGTAGAGAAGGAGATCAAATTGTTAAAGTAGAAGATTTTGATGAGAAGATACAGGTGCTACTTCGTAACTATCGTTACCCAGAAACAGCTGTAGCTCCACTCTTTGAAATGCTTAAACTACTATATGCTCCACATGAATCGCGTCGTAGGTTTACTGCTCAGGAATTAGAAGATTGGAAGCAAGCTAATCCAGAGCAAGCGAAAGACGCAGTTTTTACTGAAGTTAAGTTTGGCAAAGCTAAAAGTAATGAAGTTGCCATAGAGGAAGATAAGAAACTTTGGGAAATTACTTATCGTAATTATAATAGAGATGGTACATATGAGATGACTGATGTTACCAAAACTATCTTGGGACAAAGTGCTGGGCCTATGTCTGAAGCTTGGGCAGATCTTGCATCTTCTAATAATGATATTGGAGGATATTTCCCTAGAGCTCTGGTTGCGGTTAACCCATCTAATAAAACCATTACTAAGTTTAAACCTAAAAGTTTCTTTGGGTCGAAGCAATCACATGCTAGAGCTTTTCAATGGATGAAAGATACACTTCGTACTTTTGAACAAACGCTATCTGAGAGCATTAAGCTAATCGAGGAGAATGATCCTTTTAATGCAGATCTCGAAGCTAACAAAAAGTTACGTACTGCCATTGATAGTATCATTAGATATGACTATGATTCACACGAACTAGAAAAAGTTATTGGGCACCTAGAAATGCTAACAGGTACTGGTCCCTATGCTGAAGACGGTCCTGTACACCCTGCTTTCAAAATTTATGAAAAAGATCCTCTAACTGGGGATAAGCGGGAGATTACTCCTAGAGAAGGTATTCAAGGTATGAGTACTTTTGCAGTACCCTACTCTGCTCTGGAGGCAATTGCTTCTCCTACCAATTATGGATTAGCAGGAGAACATAATTCTCTTTATCTTAACTTTGATCTGCAGAAAGATGGTACTGTTAGATATGATATGGGCAGTAAAGTAATAAATACTACTACTAATAACGCATTTAACAGCGCTAAGGTAACAACTAAAGTTAAACGTATTACTCCAACTGCTGTTACTATTAATCTAAGTGGTGCAAGAGCGCAGGCTCAGCAAACACCTGAACAAACAGCACGTACTACTCCACAACCAACTCCCGAAACAACTGAGGAATCTGAGCAACTAATTGCTACTCTTGCCCAGATAAGTAACAAAACTCCTGAGCAAATCAGAGATCAGGTGGTAACTCACTTTGGATCTGCAACTTCTCGCGATGCCATTCGATTCCTAAAGAATACGATTGCTCGTAGAAATATGATGTTTGGTAGTTCAGAAGAAGACGTAGATGAGTTTAATCAGAAGAAAACTGTATTTGCTGACACAGTTCCTGGTAAACTTCAAACTATCGAATGGGCTAAAGCAACTTTAAAGAAGATCTTACCCGGCCTTGATATAGATCAGCAGGTTCAATTCCTTGATACTCTGCAAATGTCTATTCTAGAAAAACCAAATGAAGATATTCTAGGGCAGGTACATAAGGCTATTATGCGTCTAAAGAAAGACGAGAATGGCCGTATTCACGATCAAGTTGTTTACCACGAAGCTTTCCACATGGCCTGGAATTATCTCTTCTCTGAGAGGCTTAAAACACGTCTACGCGAAGCTTTCAGGGCAGTTTACGGAAGAGAAATGACTGATAAACAAGTTACTGAAGGACTTGCAGAATTGTATCAACGCTTTGATACTCGCTTTGAAAAGAGAAAAACTTGGGTACGTAAGTTAATTGATGCTGTACGTGGATTCTTTGATACTATGTACAAGCACAAAGAATTTATTAATGATGTATTCTTTAACTTGGATGAAGGTAAGTACTCCGGTGCTGTACGTGTTAAAGTAAAAGAAGGTGCACCCGATAACATTTCTTTTATCAAGGATAACTTTGGTACTCGTGGTAATTATCTACAGGCCGTACGAAAGATCAAAGATAGGATTGAACACTACAAATTAAATGGTAAGGATAATCTTCCTATGACTCGGGATGAAATCTTTGAACAGATTTACAGAGAACTCGAGATTGAGATGGAAGACGCGCGCATTGATATGGAAATGCAGCGTAAAGACATTCTTACTGAATTTGGTGTTAAGAATCTTGGGCAACTTCGAGAAAGATTACTAGGACTTAAGGCGCTTTTAGAGAAGGGAGATCTAAACATTTTTGAAGAACAAAAGGTTGTTGATGATATTCTAAAGATCGAACAAGCATTTGTTCCCTATAACTCTGCTAAGAATGCACATATCTTATTTACTACTCTGACAGGAGTGAATAAGCATAGTAAGAAGTATGTGTTCTATGAAATAGTAGAAAATCTTTATCCTTCTTATAAAGCAGAAGATGCGTATCAGTTTGAACTTGATACCTTAACAGAAGAAGATACAGCTGAGTTTACTCAAGAAGATGTTGAAGCTCTTGATATTGATGGAGATGCAAGTGTAAGTGAATTACAGGAAGCATTTGAAGGTCTTAAAGCAGAAACAATAGATCATGCTAAAGTTAATTGGTCTAGTAAACAAAGTTTGGCACTTAAAGATATCTTTGCTTTCATTCCTCTATTACAAGAAGATTCAAACGAACCTGAGATAATTGATGGAATTCGCTCCATGATCCATCCAAAAATTGCCTATGTTAGAGGATTACAACTTTTGTTGCAACTAGATCTTAATGGGTCTAATTTGCTTGACCAAATTGTATACCTACAAAAGCATGAGGAACTCAATCGTTGGGATAGATCAATTCTACATGCAATCACTGAGTTATTTGGTAAGCTTGCTGATATTGAAGAACGTCATGACTCATATAGTATAGTTGCTAAATCATACCCACTAGACAGCAGAGTAGAGTATTACTTCTTCAATGATCGTAGAGGAGGAACAGATGCGCATGCCACTACTTATGAAGATGCAAAAGAACTAGTAGCTAAAGATCCAGAACGTTATAAGCTTGTATCTGCTGGGGATAAAACTCTATCTTCTTTATACGCAAAGGCAGTAGAAGAAATTCCTAGTTTAACGAGGGAAGAATTCTCAAATATCTTCTATAATCGCGAAGCTATTAACTCTATTGCTAACTTACAATCTTTCATGGGATCTCTTAAAGATACCACATATAAGATGAGTATTAAGAGTACTAGAGGAAAGACTAGAACACTAAGTATGGTAGATGCACGTGGAGGAGATTCACATGTAAACACTCGTTCAGTTTTAAAGGAAGCTATTCGGGCTGCTGCTAACAATACTACCACTCCGTTATTCCAAAAGAGTAGAGAGATTAGTTCTATTATTGGGCAGTTAGAAAGTAATATTGAAGATGCAAGAATTGCAGGGATAAAAGAATTACTAAGTCTTTTAGGGCTTAAGGATAACTATCCTATTATTAATAGTAAACTTCTTACTCGTAATGCTAAGTCGATTAGCTCCTTCTTAAAGACTATCCTTGCTGTAGGAGAATTACCAACTCATACAGTTGTTACTTACGCTAGTGGACGAGAAGAATTAGATGAACGTTACGATATAGATGCCTGGTTGCTTAAGAACAACAGTGCTCTTACGGCTTTGAGTAAAGTGGTTGCAGAGGAAAATAAGATTCCTAAGTCAACTATGATTACGTCAGTTAAAAAACAACGTATCTATAAACATACTCTTTCTAATCCTATCTATAATATTACTCAAAAGATTATTAATGTTCAGGAAAGACTCCTTAAAGGCGTTGATCCAGAATCTAGTTTAGTTAAACTTCCTGAATACTTAGAACTACAGTCTAATAAAAATCCTTTCTTAATGAAGAAGGGCAATGGATTTATGTCTCGTATTTATTCTCTATTTGAGTTAGACGGACATAAAGATAGATTTGGTTCAGGTAGAGAAAATGGTTCTGAAGTACTAGCATTCGATAAGAAAAAGCTTCATACTACTTTATTCTCATCTGGATTTTTGTCCAACTTAGAAGGAGGTGTGTATCAGCAATTATTCTATCAGCAAGCAGATAAGCCGCGTCCTATTGGTGCTACTATCAGTATTCTTAATTCGAAAGAAATAAAGGAATTCATTCCTATTCTGGAAGAGAATATCAAATTCTTTATGGATGAAGATCGTGCAAATCGTTTCCGAATTCACTCTAAGTCCTACAGCACTAGTAACCTGGTTAATGGAACTCTCTTAGAGAAAGCCATGAAACATCCTAAAGGCTTCGAGCAAGGCTTTAAAGAATTGATTGCTGAAGAGGCATTTAAACTGGCTAATGATTTAATTGAAGCTAGAGTAGATACAGTAGGTACGGAAGCTCAAGCAACAGGTCTTGTTGATAAATTTGATACTTCTGAAATGCTGCAGTTACTCAACACTGTATTGGACAAACGTGGTATTGCGCCTATTAAAAGTATATCACAACTAGCTGAAAGATCAGTTGATTCTACTGGTAAGTATGTAAATACAGTTGAAATGCTTATGCCATATGCATACGCATACTTAATGAATCACTACATCAATAGCTACTTTATGAATCAACTTGTTGCTGGATCTTCACAATTCTACGGATCCGGTGGCACAGTTCTAAAACGTATGACTGGGGCTGCTGGTCCTGGGCATATAGGCTGGACTCACCCACGCTTTGGAACAAAATCTACTTTTAAAGTTATTGTTGTAGGTGATGAATCGACTACAGCGGATCAAATGTTTGATCATGTTAAAGCAGCTCTATCTGGTAAGTATACAGAAGAAGAGATAGCAGCTTTGCGTCACTTCTTTGGTAATGAATCTACGGATAGAACTGATGGTCAAGTATTTATTACTCCTGCGCGACTACGAGATCTTCAAAAAGGGTATGGTCGAGAATTTAGACTATCTAATATTCTTAAACCTAAATACTTTGGCCCGCGTATTGAAGAGCTTGTATATGGAGAAGGAGCAGATCAAACACGTGAAAGAGTATCTATTCCAACATATATTAAACCTTCGGCAGTAGTACTCTCAGATGAATTGCTTTATCAACCTGGTACTAAGACTCCTCGTCCTGGTATGGAGAAATTGGCAAGCATTCGTCAAGCAATGGAAAGAGATGGTATTGATGAATTAGCATTTGGTTCTGCAGTGAAAGTAGGAAATCCAAAAGAGAAACATAGCTTAGATGAATTTATTGCTAATCCTTCTCAAAAGGGTATTATGAATCTAAGTAGTGAACACTACGGGATACAGTTAAATCCACGTGCTAAAGTAGATTCTTCTGCAGCCTTGTTTACCCAGTTGACTTACTTCTTGAATATTTATTCCTCTTCTGAAGACAAGAACAATATTGCACGAGCTGAAGCTGTGTACTCTGCTATTGCTTTTCTCTTCGAGAAAGGAGGCAAGTTATTTGAACGAGATACTGATAACTTTAAGACTCTGTTACAAAAAGCTTTCTCCGAGAAATCAGATGAACTAGTATTTGCAGATCTTATAGAAGCAGGAATTCAACCTAATTCCCCCATCTTTGAACAAAAAGCTCTCATTAAGTTGGCTTCATTGATGGAGAAACTAGCTATTAAAATTAGATTACCTGGTGGTAAACTTGTTCTTCAATCTGATGTAGGAGTAAACAATCCACAAACAGGTCAACCACTAAAGTTTACAAAGGAGAATGGAAAGCTTGTAGCAGAAGTAATTGTTCCTCGTGGCCTATTTCCAGAAGATCTTGCTAAGAGAATTGAAGCAGGTGATACACTATTTGAGAATCCTACCTTACTTGGATTCCGTATTCCTTCAACTGAACTTCACTCGGCTGTAGCTATGAAGGTAGTTGGTTTCTATGATAATGAGGCTAATACAAACATGGTTATTGCTCCTGAGCTTCTAGTAGCACTACACGGTTCAGACTTTGACGTAGACTCGCTTTTCTTTGCTAAACGTCCTATCGCTAAGCAAGATGTTAAAGCGTCTTCTAAAGCCTCTATAAACGCTTTATTTGACATAGCTGTTAAATTAGACGAATTAGTTGAGAATGACGCTTTTAAAGGTCACCCCGCAAGTCATAAGATCTACGACGCTCTTAATAAAATTCGTAAGAACTTTGGATCAAATGACAATAAACTTACCACAGATGACTACAATGATATTAGTAGTCCTCGTGCATTAGTAGAGATTGAACAGGATTTTTTAAAATTTGCTCAGCAATATAGATTAGATCCAACATCTATTGGTGCTAGAAAAGAATACGCAAAATTAGCAGGACTAGCCTGGCTAGAAAAGAAAACAGTTAGACCTACTATTTCAGAGTATGATCGCAGCCTATCCCCAGATCCTAAAGTAATTCTCAACTCTAGAAGATGGCAAATTGCTTCTGCAGATACTTATGCACTCTTTGATGTTAAACGTCAAATCTATAACTTAAGTAAAGATTCAGATGTACTAGATGTATTTCCAGCTATCCAGAATCTTGTTACAGAATTGTTTACAAGCATTCAAAAGGAGAAGCTAGCCCCCGCTGAGACTTTTATTAAGAAAGGCGAAATCATAGGATTTAAATTAGGAGAGGATGGTATATACAGATTTGATCCCGAATTCGATACAGAATTATCTAATAAAATTAGAGAAGTAAAACTTCTTGCAGATCAAGCAAAAGAATTTAAACTTTCTAAACTTTATAGCATTCTTAATCGTCAATATAAAGATCTACTAGGAGTTAAAGAAGAATACTATAAGGGAGCTATTATTGATACCTTCTTGGAAACCATTTCTGATGCTGAAAGAAATGAATTGCGTATGATGCGTCCTATCTCAAAATCTTTCCTTGTAGGTAAGAAAGCAGGTAGTAAAACTGAATACGCAGAAGATTCTGCAATCTATTCGGTAGCCAAACATGGACTCGTAAACAAAGAAGATGTAGACCTTTCTAACTATAACGATGTTTATACTGCCTTTAAGTCTGTTGCTGATATGCAACGACTCACTGGGATCTTTGCGAGCTCAATTAAAGTACTTGCATATATTGGTCGTTCTGGTGTAAGTGAAGGTACAGAAAAACTTATTGTTAATCTTAATAAGAAAGTCAACAAGTTAGAAAAATTTGTTAACTCTCTCAGTGAATCGGCTACTCCCACACAACTTGCGCAAGTAGCTGAAATGCAAGAAGAGATTCGTCTTGCTCAGGCAAATCTAAAAGATGTACTGAAAATTGAACGCAGAGAACAGATCGGTAATTCTGCACCACGTATTGCAACTAATTTGAGATTTAACTACACAGTTAACGGAGAAGTTCATCATATTGCTAGTATGAATGAGTTCGTTCTCGGTACTAATCAGAATGTTTCTATATATGATGTGTTAGATGCTCTTGTTAATATCGCTATTGATAATATCAAGGATCAGGAGTTGTTTGCGCTGCAGGCAACAGCTGAGACAGGTACCATATATTCTGCGCTTATATCCCTTGGATTGCCTACTGGTGATATCATTGCAATGATGTATCATCCTAGCATGCAAGATTTGCTAGGAATGAATCGCAATGATTCTAAAATGCGCCTAGAGAATATGTTGCCAGAATACCTATCCAAAGTAGGTGAATATATTGAAAGTCAATTTGGTCCTCTAGATACTCTGTTGGACGGTAAGACTATTGGTATTACTGAGTTAGATGAAATGCTAACTAGTGATAAATTTAAAGCTCTTAAAACAGTCTTTACTGAAGATCGTAAACGTCAAATTAAGTATATTGAGAACTTAGACCAGCTTGATCAACGAGAAGCTTTAATGCTGTATCAATATATGCATATCATGAATACTGGTAAGAAGCTAGGAGATGATATCTCTACTCTTTCTAAATTCATGGGTATTCTTAGAGGCATGCCGATTAGTTTCGAAGGTATTCAAACCATTGAACAGGCGATTGAGAAGCTAGGTGCGATTATTCAAAATGCTGAAGATAGCAAAGAATTAGACTCAATTGACAAACTTACTATGATGGAGGCTTCCGAAGAGCTAAAGACTCTGGGAAGTGTTATGTATACTAAAAAGAAAGAATCTGGATATAAGATAGCTGGTTTCATGTCTAGAAACCCCCACATCCTTGCAGCGTATAGAAGACTTCTTCAACTTAAAGCTACTATTCAAAAGAACTTCCCACTATATAGTGAGAAGGTAGTAAGCTTCATGAAAGATCTGTTTGGTAAAGATACTAAGTTAGGTGGTATTGAAGAACAAGGTATACTAAGAAAAGAACTTAGAAAGTACTTACTTACTCAACTTATTGATAGAGATTTCTATAAAGAGAAATATTACACTACTTACGCATCTAGAAAAACAGGAAAGTCAAATCGTATAGAACTCTATGGAGTAGACGCTTGGAGTGAAAGATTTATTGATTCTGTTCGTAGAGTTAAGGAGTACGATCAACTACTGGCTAAACAACAGAATAGGGCACCAAACGCCTTCTTAGATGCCTTGTATATGGAGAGTGGTAAGCTTCGTTTCAACTTTGATGTTGAGATGGATCGTGCTATGATTGAAGAACTGCGACAAGGATTTAAACAACTTCGCTATTTTACTTTTAAAGATGGTTATAAGCAATATAATCCTAAGCAGCCTGGTAATGTAGAACTTTCTTTAAACAAAGATCCAAAAACTCTAAGTGATTTTGATCTAGAATATAATGCAACGGAGTTCCAAAAAGATTTCTTGTTTTATCTAGCTCTTGTAGATGGACTTAGATTTGCTAACAACAACTATTCGGTAGCAGTTACACCCAGAATTGTCCGTGTACTCACTGATAAGTTAGATGACATGGAGAAGAAGTTTAGAGATGATGCTGAGTTTAGAGACAAACTAGCTTATCACATTAAGATTGAACTTCTCCGAGAAAACGCAGGACTTGTTTCTACCTACATTAATCAAGATGATAATGAAAATTATCTTATTCGATCAGAAAGAACTGAAGGAGATGAAGAACTAAAAGATGAACAAGGTAAGACTGTTGAGCAACCACTAAATGGTGTTGCTACGATTAACGGTAGACGTATCTTTTATGATAAGGCTTATAATAATCCATATGAAACAACTTCTGAAAGAGAAACCAAGGAAGATGAACTAGACCGCAGATTTCCTGCTTTTATTTCTTCTGGATATGATAGTAATGCACAAGTATATATGCGTATTACTAGTCCTACTGATGATGTAATTGCTTATACTTCTGTTGGTAGAGCTTCTGAAACATACACCCGTATTCCTGACATTTCTAAAATGGAAGATGTTAAACAGAACTTTGAACCAACAGTACCTACTCAATATGTTGCAGACGTATCTCAGAATACTATGCAAACGTATAAAAACTTTGACTATCTATTACCAGGAGAACCTATTCGACTTGTTGGCTTTGCAGACAAGAGTCGTCTTGCTCCTCGTTACGTAGTTATTAAAAACGTAGAAAAGATTTATGAGAAGTTTGGCGTTAAAGAGGAAGTACATTTTCGAGGATATAAGTATACATTTGAAGATTACGTAGTTCCTAGTACTTTTAGGCAAATTACTGATTTGGCAGATGTTACTCCAGGTACAGCTATGACTTCTTTAGATCTGGTAAACAGTCTTCTAAATACTACAACTATTACAGATTATGAGCGAAGTGTCCTGGAATCCTTCCAAGCTAAATATACTAAGGAGGGACGTAAGAATACTCCGATAGTATTATTTATAGATAAATTACCAGAAGGGTCAGGAGCACAGTACAATGTGGGATTTGGTTATGTAAATATAAAAGCAAATAAAGTAATTGCACGAGAGATAATACATGAATTAACTCATGCAGAAACTCATATGTTAATAGTTGCAGATTACCTAGCAACTGAACCTATGACAGGATTAGCTTTGAGATTAACCAATCCAGAATTTAGAAATGTAGAAGCAGAGTTTTCAACTAAGTATAATTTCGAACTAACCACATTTACAACAGAACTTACTAATCTGCAGGTAGAAGCCGCTAAAGCATATAGAGCTCAATTTAATAGTGGACTTGAGAGTGACGATGAATTCTCTGCCTTCGTAGAGGATTATCATAGTGACTTACTTATACATGAAGGCATACCTTATGGCTTATCTGATCCACACGAAATGCTAGCAGAGTTTGTTTCTAATGAGCAGTTTAGGGAGTTAACCAAGCTAATTAAAATTACTCCGAAAGAAACATTGTATGATCGAATTATAAATCTCATCTCACGTTTTATTCTTGGTAAGCAACAAATTAGTTTATATGATGTCTTAGATGGGCTAATGCGCGAAGGTGTGTTTAATAATATGTATATTCGTACTGAATCATTACGAAATACTAGAGGTGATTATAAAATTATTTATACTAGTCAACGAGAAAAATTAAATCTTTTTACTCCACCTACAGATATAGAAGTTGATGAATTTATTAAGTGGATGAACTCAGTAGGCTATCAATTACCTATAGAAAAATTATCAGACGCAAGCCCAGAGTTTAAAGATATACTAATGAATAGAATAGAGGTAAGTCATAACCGATATGGTACAGATGCTCGGATGGACGCAGACAAACAAACAGCTGCACAGTATTCTGTAAATCCAAATAACGAAGCAAAGTACCAGAAAGTTAATGCCCCTGGTCTAGATCTTGCACGTGTGTCGGATGATATTGAAGGTTGGATGAGCTTCTTTAAACGTAACCCAAAATCTACTACGACTATTGAGGAGAAAGCAGATCGCATCTGGGGAAATATTGATCCTATGACTCAGAAGTTTACTCGACATGGATGGATCAATCGTCCAGATTGGGTAGCTAAAGAGGCTGAGATAGAAGCCCGAGGTAAAAACCGCGGACGATTGGTGCACTCACTTATGGAATTGTATTCTAAGACAGAAGCAGATCCAGAGTTGGAAGCTAGAATTGAGCAATTGCTGGATATAACTGGTTATGACAGGGAAAAATTTAAATGGGTTCAACAGAAGTTAGATTCTATTTATCGTAACGCTGACATTAATACCAGAGACGATGTAGATCCAGACCAAAAGGATAAGATAGGTAGTGAGGTAACAGTTGCCAACGACATCTTAGGCTTAGCTGGTACAATTGACATGCTAATTTATCACGCAGATGGTACTTTAGGCATCAAAGATATCAAAGCTGGTTATTCATTATTTAATAGTTCTACTACGGATATCATGATGTTTGGTGAGCAGCCTAGTGCTCCAGACCTAATCTATGATACATGGTTTAATCATGCAAAGCTTCAAGTAATGACGTATGCTTTCTTATACAAATCTACTCATCCTGAAGCTAAGTTTAAAGATTTAGATGTATTGTGGATGCCAGATAAAGATTCTGTAGATGAGAATACTTTCAGAAATATGGTTAACCCTGAGCCGTATCTTAACATGATTCATTTGATGCTTAAGGAAAAGATGCCAGAGAAATACCAAGCTCTTAAAGATTCTATGTCTGCAGAAGATTGGAAGAAACTTTGGGATCCTAAAGAATATAAAGCAGGGGTAGGAAAATCACTTAGAGATGCGCATACAGTTAGTCCAGATCTTCCTATTGACCAACAAATTAAAGCTAAAATTGAGAAAATTAGGACTATCATACTTACTGATCTTAATCCTAACACTTATTCAAAGGCCATATTCACTGGGAAAGACGCAGAAAGAAAAACAAAATTAGTTTCAAAACTGATGAAGGAAGTTTTGGAATTGCAGAAACAAGCTACTGATCTTGATATACAGACTGTAAATGAAGATATCAGCGGGTTCCAAAACTGGTTATTTACTTCTGCTACTACCAGTAATCCTTATATTCAAGTGTGGGATGAGTTATTCATGGCACGTAGAGATGAATTTAATAAGCAATACGAGCAGTATAGGAATAAATTCTTGTCACTTCTTGATCCTATTAAGAATGATTACTTACGACGTCATCCAGGTAAAGCAACATTAGATGCATTAACTAGAGGAGGAGCTAATCATATTAGTTCTAGAGATTTATTTAGCTTTGCATATATTCCTGTAAAAGATGAAGGAGGTGATGTAATAGATTATCAACTTCGTCATACAGATGCACATTTCCAAGAACTGATTGATGACAATACTAACTTTGGGCATATCAATGCTACTAATATTCATATCTATAAGAACTTCTTAAACTTTGTGAATGATAGTTATGCAAGATTCTTTGTAGATCAGAACGGAACTAAAGCTCTAGCCAATAGAACTGCTACTTATTATAAAGGTAAAGGAGCTATTGACAAACCAATTAGTAATATTGAACTGTACAATGGTAAACGTGCTAAATTACATAAAGAGAATCTAAATAGGGATAAAGAATTATTTGAATACAAACGAGGATTTATGCCTAAGGTTCCACCTCTGTTATCAGAGTTTGGGTTATTAACCAAAGGAGCTAAACTAGAAGGATCTAAGCAGGCTTCTGCACAAAATTGGTGGAAGACTTGGTACCATAGAAACTTGACTTTCTCAGAAGAACATGCGTTTGAAGGCTTCGATAAGAAAGCTATGGCAGAAGGACTACCTATGAAGTACCTAAATAATAAACGAGACTTTGCTAGCAATCCTGATCTGTTTTCTTTAAATCTTGAACATCAATTTGATAGATTTATGAGAGCCTATCTGTGGAAGGAACAAATGGATGATGTATTTGCATATGGACAAGGCATCCGCATAATGCTCAATGCTCAGAAGGATAATGTTCCTGACAGAACAATTGAGTTTATGAAGAGAGAACTTGATCTCAAGCTCCGAGGGAGACCTGCTGGGTATGGCAAGAGTGAGAAGTTTATTTCAAAGAATAGATATAATGTTAGTTTGATTAAAGTACTTTCTAAGATTAAGTATTTATCTGGATTTCCTCTTATGGGTCTTAACTATATAGGAGGTACAGCTAACGCTATCTTTACTGGTCTACTTACTTTAAAGCACGCTGCACAAAATCAATCGTTTAAAGGAAAAAGCTTAGATGGATTGAATGGTAGTGAATGGGATTTCGGACTTAAAGATTTAGCAAAGGCTTGGCCAGAAGTACTAAAGATTATGAAAGCTGGTATGGTAGATGGCAATGTACGAAACTCTAAAGCCTATTTAATGGCTAAGAAGTTTGGTTACTTCCCAAATAGCTTCGACTGGTCTACTGCTCATAACAACTTAATCACAGATGGTAACAGAGTGTTTAATTCTGAATCAATGTTCTTATTCTATTCTCTACCTGAAGAAATGATCGCTTTAACTATCATGACTGCACAGTTAATGAGTATGAAAGTTAAAACAGGTCCCTTTGCAGGACAATCAGTATGGGATCTATACGAAATGGTAGATATAACTGATGAGAATGGTAATACTTACAAGGAAATTAAGTGGAAAGAAGATCCTAACACAGGTAAAGCATATGTGCGGGCTGTTGTTAATGTCTCTGCAGATCCTAATAATCCTGAGTATCAAGAACTTACGGAATTAGATGGCAAAGAAGTTAGACGTCTATACAACGCATATGATAGGATGCACGGTGGTTATCGCAAGATAGATAACACAATGTTTCAAAATACGATCTGGGGAACTCTTGCTATTCACTTACGTAGATTCCTACCACACGTTTTACGTCAGGCTTTAACTTCTGCTGGCAAGCGTTCCGCAATGGGCTTTTATAAAGTAACTGGAGCGTTAGAAGACGGAACCGAAACGGTAGAATGGGTATCCAAAGTAATGGAAGGACGTTGGGCTGTTACAGGAAAGATCCTACTTAGACTCTTGGCAAAAGTTGCAAATATAGATAATATTCCTAAAGATGCTGAAGGATTTGCAGGTATGCTAAGAAGGAAATTAGGTAATCTTGAGATGTACGACATGGATAAACTAGATGCAGGACAATTAGAGGCATTTAGAGATGCATGGGTAACTTTAATGATACTAGCGGTTGGTATGACCATACCATTCTTTATGGGTGGAGATGGGGATGACGATGATCCAATGAATAGATTTGTTACTAGAATCTTCAATGATTTAACACAGATGTATAATATCTATGAACTTGGTAAAAACGTAGTTACATGGAATCCTGTATCACTTAATAAGTTACATGACTTCCAAGCCGATACTGCTAAAGTACTATTTTCACTAATGTTCTGGGCAGCAGGAGATGAAGAAAAAGCATTTACACCTGATGGTCGATTAGAAGGATTAAATCGACTAATGAAAGACTTACCTGTTACATCAATGATTCGAAAAACAGAAGACTTTATGACCTCAGATATCTTCAATGAATAAGAGGTAATCCGGCTTGGAAAAAAAAATTAGGGGAGACTGTCTTACGACGGCCTCCCCTTTTTTATTTGGTCTATTTTTTAGACCCCAAAGTACGATTTAAAGCGTTCTACCAACCAGTTACCGAGTGGCACTGGGTCCATCTCACTACCATCTGGATTAATCTCACGCGCATCAAAGCAATTAATGAATGCACGTAAAAGATAGAACGCCACTATCCCAAAAATGATTACTTGGAACATGACTGTAATATATTGAAAAGATTAGAAATCTTCGCCTATAATTCGGTCTCCATACAGAGATTTTTCCCAATGTAACGCCATAATTCTTTCGTAAACGAGCTTAGCTCTGCTATAATCCACATGCCAAAAAGTAAATAACTGTAAGGCATTTGGAGGAAGAGCTGTCGATAGAGTATCTAACTCATAGGATAAGTCCTCATGGTTATAAAGGATACGGTAACGTTGAGCATTCTTACGAAACCATAACCAATAGATCCTCCACACGATTTTTAAGAACAGCTTAGCAGCCATTATTCCAAAGAGATTGTCTGTAGTTACTATCGAAGCAACCCGTTTCCAACCTTCTATTTCTTCTGGCACCGCTGTAATTCGATTTGCCAGCCCAAAACGTCTTCCACGAAACTTATTATTGGTACCAAGTCCCTCTGTAGGTTCGTATGGGACACAGTATTCAACTCGGTGAGTTTCCCAAAATTCATTGTAGGCCA